ATTTCTGTTTTTGCTTCTGGGCAAACAATATTGCTTGCAGCAGCATCTGGCGCACTTAACACTAGCCTTGGAGTTGCTGAATCTGACATTGTTATTGTCTCAGGTATTGCAGAAGCTGGAGGTGGCGGTGGTGCTACTGCTTCTCAATTAACAGGAGTGTCTGGTATTGCTGATACTGCTTCAGGGATATCAGTGTTTGCTTCTGGTCAGACTATTTTAAATACTTCAAATAACACAATAGTATCAGGAATATCAGTACATTCTGTTAGTGGTAGTGTAACCTACAACTCAACAGCTAGTGGCAATATTAGTGGCATAAATACCATGCTTTTAGTAGATCAAGCTGCTTACAATTCACTTAACAAAGATTCAAACACACTTTACTTTATACCGGAGTAATATAATGCCAGATTACAGTAAAACACGCATACAGTTTCGCAGAGGGACTGCCGCAGAATTTGCTTCTGCTAATCCAGTGCTAGCGTCTGGAGAACCAGCATTTGCAGTAAATACTAATACCTTAAAAATAGGCGATGGAGAAACTGCTTATTCTAGTCTTTCTGCTGTTGCTGGAGGTGGAGGTGGGATTAGCAATGTTGTAGAAGATACAACTCCACAGCTTGGTGGTAATTTAGATCTTAATTCTAAAGACATAACCGGAGAAGGTGATATACTAAGCACTGGAAGTGGTAACTTCGATCAAGGAGTTTTTGTAAGCGGTGATCCTGCTGTAAAATCTAGTGCATCGTCTGCGCTTGCTTCTGGTAGTTTGAATGTTAGTGGTGTAACTAATATGGTAATCACAGATTTAGCTGGCTACTCAGGCATAGCAGTGCCAGATGACAATACAATATATTTTATAGTCTAAGGGTATAAAAATGTCAAATCAACAAGAAGGCAGGAAAGGGTTGTCAAACATAGCTCTTTACTATGTTGGTGATAGAAAAATAAATCAGATTAAAAAGGGAACTAAAGTAATATACCCATCAGAAGGTTAAGAATATGGCTGGAAAGGTAAGCTTATCCGATATAGCTTCATATTATGTAGGCAATGTCGCAATAGCTAAAATTTACAAAGGCACTAAAGTAATATATCCAGAATCGTAACTTAGTAAAGGAGAATAATAATGGCAGTCGTATCAACTACAGATGTAGTAACAAATCCAAACACTTCTTCAGAAGCAACTAAAGAAGCAACAGTCGTAGTAACATGTCTAGCAACTGGTGAGCATAAAACTATTGATGCAACATTAGATGTTAGTCCAAGTTACACTGTAATTGAAGCTAGACTAACTAGTAGATTTGATGACATTGCATACTATAATGCAGTAGATGGAGGCACTCCATGATAAAGGAATCAAGACTAAATTTCATATTTATTCTTGTAGTAGCTTTTGCTTCATACATGGCGTTCAATCAAAAGTCTGCAAACATAGATGGTGGAACTCCATATAGTTGTAATACAGAAGATATTACAAACATGTACGCAGACTACATTCAAAAATGGAAACAAGAGGTCAATATTGCATTTAATGAAGCTGAAGAAGAAATTATAGATATTGATACTCCAGATATTGTTGGTCCAGATCCAGATCCAAAAAAATGTATTTGTGGTGGATCGGGATGGATCAAACAAGGCGATGGTCATAAAACAAAATGCCCTTATCATGGAACAGGGATGGGTGATATTATAGAAAAAAATGGATTAATTTTACATAGACATTAAGATTGGAGATATGATGGAAGTAGAAATGATACTAAGAATATCAGCTGTTGTTATTGCTGCTATGTTATTATTTGGAAATGTAGATATATCATATTGGAAAAATAAATTTACAGCACTCTTTAAAAGAAAACCAAGACCAGTTATTGATGAGATAGAAGTAGAAAACGATAAAGCTTTCCTAGATATTGTAGATCTGTGGTATTCTCTGAGAAATAAATGCTCAGACCAAGAACTAACTCAGGCTGTAGAAAAATTGGACGAGGTATTTCCATTATTGAATGCGGAGAATGAAGATGCTTAAAAAGATTGTAATAATTACACTTTTAGCTTACGGTGTATTTGGAGGCGGTTTGTTGGATATTCTAGACAAACTGCCTAAACCAGATCCTAAACCTAATCCACCAGCTAAAATATTAAACATTGACACGCCTAGTCAAGATGTAATTGATAGAGTAAAATTATTTTCCGACATAGTAACTGATCCTACTGATAAAGCTAAACTGGCGATTTTTAATTATGAATTTGCAACTAGAGTGTTGTCTTATGACATAACATCTCAGCAGACAAATGATGTCTATACACTTGCTGGTAAGAAATTTTTTAAAAAAGCACTAGTAGATAAGTATGAAGGTCTAGCAGAAAACATCGTAGATCTTCTAACAGAATGTATAGGGGAAGAAAATCACACACTCTCACAAAAGGAGAAGGAATCACTTCATGAGTATTTCTTAGCGGTAGCTTGGGTTCTAATACAGAAAGGTTAAGTATATGTCACCTAGAGAAATATATGAAAATATATCTAATTTATTTAACGGAGAAGGTATTGTAGTCAAAGGATTTAAGATTACATCAAAAACCCCAACTGTTGCTACTGTAAGATATGATAATGAAATTGCACATATTACATTTGGCGAGAATCAACCTAAAGCAGAAATTACAAAAATAATTACAATTTATGCATACATTGAAAAAATAGTTTTTGGGCCAGAAGGTGGATCAATTAAGTTAAGAAACTTTCCAGACTTTAGTTTTAGTTATGCAGAAGAATTATCTACAACTTGTGCCACGTTTGACAACTCTGATATTTGCAATGAAATAGAAGTAAAATATTGTAAAAAATCTTACAAAGATATTGCTAAAAAGTGCTTGCAATATTCAGAAGAATGGGCTACAATGTCTATGTGTAATGGTATAACTTTTGATAATGCCGATTATTTTGATAGATGGAGACTTAAGGATCAGTGCTATAACTTTGTATATGAAAATGCAGTCGAAGAGGCAGAAGAAAAATACGGATCAATTATATTGACATGGATTTTCTTGTATGTCATCTTACCAACTATCATAAGATGGATTGTAAATAGATTTTTAGATAAATTATTTGATACTTAAAGAAAACACGGAGCTAGTAAATGTCACTCAAGTCACTGATGAGTTATACGTTCGTATCTAAATATGCGAGGTGGGATGAAAAAAAATTAAGAAGAGAAACATGGGGCGAATCAGTAGATAGAGTAAGGCAAATGATGGTTGATAAGTATGGAGATACGCCAGAAGTATCTAAGGCCATTGACCAAGCTTATGGTGACATGAAAAAGAAAAAGATCCTTGGCTCACAAAGAGCTTTACAGTTTGGTGGATCTCCAGTATTTAAACACAATGCTAGAATATATAATTGTATTGCGTCGTATATTGATAGAGTAAGATTCTTTCAAGAATGTATGTATTTACTATTATGTGGATGTGGTACTGGATTCTCTGTACAAAAACATCACATAGCCAAACTCCCTAATCTAATTAAAGAGAAAACAGGTCAGAAAAAATATGTAATTAAGGACTCCATAGAGGGATGGTCAGATGCTGTAGGTGTTCTTGTCTCTAGTTATTTTAAGGGGTGTGACTTATTCCCAGAATACAGCGGTAAGAACGTGATGTTTGATTATTCAGAAATCAGACCAGCAGGTGCATACCTCAAATCCAGTGGTGGAAAAGCACCCGGACCAGACCCTCTTAAAAATGCCTTGACACATATTAAAAAGGTTTTAGACTTGGCAGTTAAGAATGGTCAAAAAAAGATTACTCCAATCCAAGCATATGATATAGTAATGTATAGTGCAGACGCAGTAATCAGCGGAGGGGTTCGTCGTAGTGCTACGATCTGCGTATTTTCTGGTGATGATGAAGAGATGGCAAAAGCTAAAACTGGTAATTGGTTTACAGAAAATCCACAACGTGGAAGATCTAACAATTCTGCGCTATTGTTACGAGGCGAAACAACTAAAGAACAATTCGCCACATTGATGGAGTCAGTTAAAGAGTTTGGAGAACCCGGATTCGTGTGGTCTGATTCTACAGAACTGATTGTAAACCCTTGCGTAGAAATTGGCATGTGGCCTGTTGATGAACAAACTGGTGAAACTGGTTGGCAAGCATGTAATCTTTCTACAATTAACTGTGCCAAAGTAACCACAAAGAAAGAATTCTACAAAGCCTGTGAATCTGCTGCAATTATTGGCACACTACAAGCTGGATTTGCTAGTTTCCCATACCTTGGGGAAGTGTCAGAAAGAATTATTAGTCGTGAAGCTTTGCTTGGCGTATCAATGACAGGAGTTATGGAACAGCATGAAATATGTCTTGATCCAGAAGTGCAAAAGAAAGGTGCAGAGATAGTAAAAGAAACTAATGCTAAATTAGCAAAATGTATTGGCATTAATCAAGCGGCTCGTACAACTTGTGTTAAACCAGAAGGTACATCTAGTTGCATCCTTGGCACATCTTCTGGCATTCACCCACATCACGCTAAGAGATACATCCGTAGAGTCCAAGCAAATAAAATGGAGCCTATATACCAGTATTTTAAAACTATCAATCCTAGAGCGTGTGAAGAGTCTGTATGGTCTAATAATGACTCAGATGATGTAGTTTCTTTTTGCGTAGAAGTTCCAGACGGTGCAAAAATTAAAAATCAAGTTGGTGCTGTTGATTTACTTGAATATGTCAAGAGTACACAACGTAATTGGGTTATTACTGGCACGAATCCAAAACAATGTACCCAGCCTTGGTTAACACATAATGTATCTAATACTATAAATGTTAAGCCAGATGAATGGGAAGATGTAACAGATTTTATTTATAAGCATCGTAAATATTTTTGTGGTGTTTCCCTGCTTCCAATTGCTGGTGATAAAGATTATGCACAAGCACCTTTCACAACTGTGTATTTACCTAGTGAGCAAATACAGCATTATGGAGATGCAGCGATGTTTGTAAGTGGTCTAATAGAAGTTGGACTATCTTTGTATGAAGATAACTTATGGGCAGCATGTGATAGCTTACTTGGTGTTGGTCAAAAAGTAAAGGGTAAAGAAAAGATTGCATACAAAGAACGATGCCAAAAATTTTCTGATAAATACATGGATGGCGATCTAAAAAGATTGACATACTGTATGAAAGATGTATATAATTGGCATGAATGGTTAGATATTCAGCGTGAGTATAAAGAAGTTGACTATACAAATGTAATCGAAGAACAAAACAATGTAAATCCAGTACAGGAAGTAGCCTGCGCTGGAGGTAAATGTGATATTATTTAGGAGGTTATAATGGTTTTTGTGCATTTTAAATTGTTGAACGGAGTAGCAACCAAACCAACTAAGGCTCACCGTGGTGACGCTGGCTATGATTTGTACTCATCTGAGGATACAGTCATTGTTGGCAGACAACGTACAACTATAAAAACGGGAGTCTCTTTAGATATGTCAGAGGGTATGGCTGGATTAATCTGGCCTCGTTCTGGCCTTTCTGTTAAAAAGGGACTAGATGTTTTAGCTGGAGTCGTGGACTCTGGCTATAGGGGAGAGATCATGGTTTGTTTATACAATACTTCTGACGAAGATGTAGAAATAAATTGTGGGGATAGAATCGCGCAGATTATATTCCAAGAGGTTCCTCTAGTTTCTCTAATAGAATCAGAAAAATTAGAGACCTCGCAACGAGGGAGTAATGGTTTTGGCAGCACAGGCATTTAATAATAGAAAAAAGCGTAAAGAACAAAAAGCAAGCAAACCAAACGTTCTGGAGGCTAAGACTGAAAACCAAAAAGATTATATAAGATCAATAGTAGAAAACGACGTTGTTTTCTGTACTGGACCTTCTGGTAGTGGTAAATCATTTATCGCTGCTGGAATTGCAGCACAAAAGATTTTAAAAGACGAGATAGACATGATCATTGTAACTCGTCCTTTAGTTTGTGCAGGTAAAGATATTGGATCTTTGCCGGGAGAACTGAATGAGAAAATTAAACCTTATCTACAACCTATGGAAGAAAATCTACGTTACTTTCTAGGTAGAGATAAGTTTGGTTATTATTTCAATCAGCGTAGGATAAGATTTGAGCCGTTAGAAACAATGCGTGGATCTACGTTTCATGATTCTTACATGATTTTAGATGAAGCGCAAAACTGTACACTAGAACAAATTAAAATGTTTGTTACACGTATGGGTAGACATTCTAAAGCTCTTATAAATGGTGATAATAAACAGACAGATATCTATAAATATACTGGATTAGATACCTGTATGCAAAAATTATCCAATGTTACTGGGGTCGGAATCTCTAAATTAGAGTATCATGATATACAGAGGAATGGAATTATTGGGGCAGTATTGTACGCACTGGAGAGTTAATGTTATACGATTATGGATGCCACGAATGTGGTGAGACTCTAAAGGATGTCAAACAATCTATTCATGATGAAGCACTAACACTATGCCCATCGTGTGGTAAACATTCCTTAGAAAGAGTACCATATGGTGGGCTAGGTTCTTTTATGAAGCATGGATCTAATACTATTGGTAGTCAAGCTGATAAGAACTGGTCTAACATGGGTCATTATCAAAAATCAGAAATTGAGTCTAAACGCAAGAGAGATCCTGCGGCAGAAAAGAAAAGGCAAGAGCGAAAAGAAATTAATAAAATGACAGCAAAGCAAAAGGAAAGGTATATAAAAACAGGTGAAAAATGAAATACGTTGAAAAATACTCTGTAAAAGATGACAAAAAAGAAACTGACAATAAGCAATATAATTCTTATGGAGAAACAGTGTCAACAGGAGAAGAGAAGATTTATGCAGAATACAAAGCTATAACTCTATCAGACAGTGTTCAAAAAAAGTTTTTTGTGCTTACATCTAATGGAAGTCTATTTGACCCAAGAGGAACAGATAGCCATAGAATAAATACCATTCGTACAGAACTAAAGTCAACATCAAAACAAACATTTGATTATTATTTACAATATCTTAAAACTAAAAATACTTTATACATGCGTAGAGCAGAGAGGAGTTTTATCAATGGCTAAAAAAGGACCAATTAGTAAGATAGAAGCATTCTATATTGAAAGCAAGCAACGAGATCTGACTTTGGCAGAAATTGCAGTTGATCTAGATAGGTCAGTATCTTCAATTGAAAAGTATCTCAAGAAATCTGTAGCTGAAGCGCCCAGACAAACTGGTGTTAAAGTTGGCGATCAATTTGCTAGAAATGACAGAGGTAGCGTTGTAATGACAGAAAATGCTTCACAGATGTCAGACGAAAAAAGAAAGAGTTCTGTTAGAAAACCTCAACATTGTGTAACTAAGATTAAGAAGGACTAATGAGCTATATTTTTGGTAAAGATCAATGGCTAATACGTTATCGCAAACCAGAGAACAGAAGGAAGATCTGGATTTATGTAGTGACCTCTGATGGTCAAGACATATTTATGGATGACTACAAGCACTGGTTAACATTCCAAGATTATATTGATAAGAATAATTTACAAATTAAAAAGATTGGTCTACAATTCAAGTCAACAGTAGTACAGCATGACGTTGAAGATGCTGAAGCAGTGTATGTTATAAAATCTGTAAAAGGAGAATTACATGCAGAAACTCTTCAGTGCTACACTTTGGGCTTGTTAAAAGATGGAAAAGTTAGTAAAACATTTTACATACTACCTTCCTTGGTACGTGATATAAGATGTGTTGACGATTTTGAAGGTTGTTTTAAAGAGGCTTTTGTATACAATGTCAGACAGAGCGAAACCATTTAGTCAGAAGTATCAAAAGCAATGGTCTGAAACACATAAGTACAAACATATTCACACTGGTGAGTATTGTACATTTGAATCATACCTTGCTGAATATTTGATTATCAGATGGACAGAAGCTTTCAAGATGGAAAAACCATCTTATAAATTCTGGACAGTGGGTGATAAATATCATGACATGTTTATGAGAAACATGAAAGCTGCAAAAGGATTGCAAAAAAAGTTTAAAGAGAGTATAATCTTAGAGGCTATCAAGTCAGATCACTTCAAGAAAATATATCACATAGGATTAAAAGCGTATGGACCAAGAGGGTGGAAATATAATCAAGTAGCTGTGCAAGCTATTAAGAACTATAACAAAGAGGTAAAGGATGCTGAAAAGCTAGCAAATAAATCCAAGCAAACAAAAAAAATAGTTGAAGAAAAGAAAGAAGTCAAAAGAAGAAAACAAGTATATTCAAAAAGTAAAAAATCATTAAACAAATTGAGGGATCTATGAGCAAGTTAAAAAAGAAAAAGATAGCAAACAAATTTGATACCGATGTTGTAAGTAATTCAATTGTTAGCAAGTATGGCGATGTTGTTTGCACTGGCACAGATGTACTAGAAACTATCAATAGATTAGAGGTTATTGGTGTTTCCCCTGCGTTGGATATTGCGCTTGGCGGTGGCTTGAGGGAAGGTTCTGTTGTTGTAATGACAGGCGATCCCAAGTCAGGCAAAACAACAACAGCATTACACTTTGCAGCAAAGTGTCAAGCCAAAGGAAAGCGTGTGATTTACCTAAATACTGAAGGTAGATTATCAAAACAAAACTTTGATGGTATTAAGGGTCTAGACCCTGAAGGTATTCTAATTGTGCAATCTACAGATGATAAGATTTTATCAGCAGAAGAATTTTTAAACATTACAGAGTATTATATTAATAATGATCCGGGTTGCTTGATCATTGCAGATTCGTTGTCCAACATGGTTCCATCAGTAGAGCTAGATGGTGAAGTGCGTACAGGTGTGCGTAACGCATTACCTCGATTGCTATCTATGTTTTTCAAGCGTATCAGTGGTTCGCTAATGAAGAACAAGACTATTCTCATAGCTGTAACTCATAATATTGCAAATACTGGTGGATCACCATATGCTCCAGCAAAGATGGCAGACTGTGGCAACATGCTACAGTATCAGGCTGGCACTAATATGGTAATCACACACCGTGGGCGTTGGCAAGTACCAAAAGATACTGGGCCTCACGTTGGTCAAATTGCCAACTGGAATATCAAAACATCTTGTGCTGGCGGTACTCCCAACAGCACAGCAGAAAGTTGGATTAGATACGGAATTGGTCTAGATGAAGTCCAAGAAGTAGTTCAAATTGCTTGTGAGTTTAGACTAATAAAAGCCGCTGGAGCTTGGTACACAATACAGTGTGCTGTTGATAACTTAGAAGATCCGGTAGTACAGAACATACTATCTGCCAATAAAATTTCTGATAAACCAGAAGATATAGAAAGATTTTTTAAATTTCAAGGTGCTAATAATTTAGCGACATTTCTTAATGATAATCCAGACATTGCGACATTTGTATACGACAAAATAAAGGAATTATTTTGAATATAGAAACTATACTAAATATATGTGCTGGAATTATACTTGCAAAAATTCTAATAGGAGTTGTTAATGAAGGTTACTGGTATAAATGGCAAAGAATACGCTTGGAACTTAACAAGCTATTCCGTAGACGCAAACGACAAACGCAAGCGGTCAAAGTTCCACGTTCGCGCAAGAGAACTCTTGAAGACTATCTTCCATAGCTACAGGATACTAGAAGAAGTTAAATTACCGGGAAGTACTGAATCGCACAGAAAAGGTGTACTATATTTAGATTTTTATATACCACAGATTATGATGGCTATAGAGGTTCATGGTCAACAACATTATGAATACACACCATTCTTCCACAAGAATAAAGCAGACTTTGCACTTGCGCAAGCCAAAGATGATGATAAGATTAGATGGTGCGAATTAAATAAAATTGATATAATAGTATTAAAGCACTCTGACACAGACGAGCAATGGAGAGATCAAATTGAAAACGGTTAATGAGCAGTTGGCTGACTTGAAGGCTATGGTTGATGAATTTCTAGGTGGCAATAACACTAGATTTGCTAACTTTAAAGAAGAATTTTTACTAGCTGCTGACTTATCCCAAGAACAGATTAGAGCTTTGACTAAGGACGAATTGTTTGAAAATGGATACATTTTATATAGTTATGCTTCATACATACAGGACGAAATGAACATGCAAAAAATTGCACTAGATTGGTGCAATGATAAGCTAGATAAGATGGTAGCTAAGAATATAAATGAATTTAACCCATATACTAAACACGACATGCGTAGACAGTTGATTGTCATGAATGACGAGTTCGCAAACGCTGTAGATCACTACAGACAGATCGCTCACGCAAGAGTGCAATCATTAGAGGGTAAGGTATACGAACTAAAAAGAAAAGCAGATATATTATTAGAGAAAGGTAAAAGATCATGAATCTAAAAAGTTTTGTTGATGGTTTAGACAATTCGGAAAGAGAAGAGTTACTAGATATTCTTACAGGACGTATGGATCAGTCTACAACAATGCCACCACACATTGCTAAGGAGTTTGAGGAAGAAGTTGAAAAACCTCAAAGAGCGCAAGAAGATTTTACAATGCACAAGAATAAAAGTAATAACGGTGTTAAAAATAAGAGAAGAGAACCAGTAAAAGCTAGAGCAAATACTTGGACAGATACTGGAGAACACAAAGAAGTAGCAACTCCAAATGTGCAAAGGACTCCTAGAAATAGGCCATCGCCCAAAAAGAAAGATGTTCGATGTAATACTTGTGGCAAAACGTTTAAGGTAAATGCTAGTATTGTGTATGGTGAATACTACAGGTGCGAAAGGTGCGTGGGGTCACGATAAGTATTATGATAAAACGAATAGATTCTAGCCACAATATAGATGAGTACTTTGATTGTGTTAAGGATTTAATGAGAAGTAATGCTAGGCCAGATGATGATAAAGAAGCTTTGTCTAAAATCATGTATCCTACAAATAATTATCATGTATATGTTTATATTTATTATGGTAAAATAATTGCTACAAGCGCTATAATGTATGAGTACAAAATACGATACACACGACCAAAGGCTTATATTGAAGACGTTGCTGTACACCCAAAGCATAGAGGTAAAGGTCTAGGTAAAAAAATGGTGGAACACTGCCTGTCTTGTGCTAAAAAAAGAAACTGTTATAAGGTAGTATTGAGTTGTGATGACAATGTTGTAGGTTTTTATGAAAACCTTGGGTTCAAAAAAGAAATAAACTTTATGGTTAAATAGTATGGAAAAGTTGTTAGATGTTGGTGCAGAACGAGCAGTGCTAGCTGGATTACTCCAGCATGGCATAGATGGATATGTTGGAATATCTGATTTGATTACTTCTGAAACGTTTGGGAATACGAATAATCAAATTATATACAACTGTATAGAAAAGATTATTGCTGATGATAAATCTGTGGACATAGCATCTATATTATCTGCCGCAGAGCAGCTTAATCATTCAGACATTATTAATACTAAGCAAGAATTGAAATATATAAAATCTCTGATGGTCTTTCCAGTAAACAGAGACAATATTTTTAATTTTGCAATACAGATGAAAAAGTTTGAATTTGCTAGAAAAATTAAGAAACTTACTAGTAAAGTTCACAAAGATATGGATGATGTCACTGGTTCTGAAACAATCAATGAAATCATACAGAAATTAGAAGATCCTGTAACAGACTTTCTAAGGGAAGATGATGGCGGTGAGAATCCAGAAAAAATTGGCTCAGGAGCAGAAGATTATGTCAAATTTCTCGAAGAAAATAAATGCGATATCATTGGTATACCCACGGGATTCGCTAGATATGACGAAGCCATTGGGGGTGGTCTTAGACGAAAATGCGTTGACCTTGTATCTGCAAGACCAAAAGTTGGTAAGTCAGTATTCGCTGATAATGTTGCCCTTAACGTATCTTCACTAGACATTCCAGTTTTAGTTTTAGATACTGAGATGTCCAAGGAAGATCATCTGAATAGATTAATTGCAAACATAAGCGGCGTTCCCATAAACGAAGTAGCAACTGGAAAATTTGTAGAAGATCCCTACAAGCAGCAAAAGGTTCAAGAAGCGGTACAAAAATTATCTGACATACCATATAGTTATGTAAGTGTCGCTGGCAAACCATTTGAACAAATTCTAAATATTATTAAAAGGTGGATAGTACAAGAAGTAAAAACTGATGATTCTGGAAAAACAAATGATTGCGTGGTCATCTATGACTATCTTAAGCTGATGTCATCTTCATCTATTACAAACAATATTCAAGAATATCAAGCATTAGGATTCCAGATTACCTCTCTTCATAATTTATGCGTTAAGCTAGACATACCATGTCTATCTTTCGTGCAATTAAATAGAGATGGAATCACAAAAGAAAGCACGGACGCTGTAAGTGGTTCTGACCGCTTGATATGGCTGTGTACATCTTTTAGTATATTCAAAACAAAATCTACAGAAGAATTAGCTGAAGATGGACCAAACGCAGGAAACAGAAAGCTTGTACCCATTGTTTCTCGTCATGGTGCTGGTATGGATGATGGAGATTACATCAATATGCAGATGCAAGGCGCACACGCAAAACTGATAGAGCTACAATCCAGAAATGAATTTAAGAATCAACCAGTAGGCGATACTGGGCTAATCAACAATGACTCTATGAAAAAACTAGCAAATGAACTTAAAACAGATCAAGAAGATGCTGAATGAAAATGCACATCTAGTTTTTGCAGAACTAGGCATGAAGTGTGAAACATTCTCAGACAATATATACTCTACGTGTCCAGTGCATGAGGGCAGCGATAATCCAAGAGCTTTCTCATTTTCTCCACAAAAAGGTATATGGAAGTGTTGGACGAGGGACTGTCAATCTGAATGTGGAAACGATCTGTTTGGTCTTATCGCTGGAGCTTTATCTGCACAGGAAGGCAGAACAGTTGAATTTAAAGAAGCTTTAGCTTGGGCGTGTAAGATTTTAAATGTAAAACAAACGTATACCCGTGGAACTCCTAGTCCAGTAGAAGAATTAGAAGATCCGTTCCAACAAATGATAAATATTATGAGTACCATGCCCGCTCCACATGAACATAAAACAGTGGAGATGGATGTAAATATCGAGATACCATCACAGTATTTTGTGGAGAGAAACTATAATAAAAGAACTATGAAACACTTTGGGATTGGCGATTGTTATTCTAAGTGCAAATTAAATGAAAGGGCGATAATTCCTATACATGACGAAAGTGGAAAACGATTAATTGGATTGATAGGAAGATCTACTAGAGACTACAGAATACCCAAATTTTTATTTTATCCTACTGGTTTTGACAAAAGATACTGTTTATACAACTACCACAGGGCAATCAAAAAAGCAATAGAAACCTCTTGCCTCTATATAGTTGAAGGACAAGGCGATGTCTGGAAACTATACGAAGCGGGAGTTCACAATGCTGTGAGCATCTTTGGTAAAACTGTATCAAGTCAACAACAACAAAAACTAATGAGTATACCAGTAACACATTTAATTATACTTACTGACAATGATCAAGCAGGAAGAGAGTCTAAGGTTCAAATAAAAAGGGATCTTGGAAGAATGTTCAAGCTTACTTTTCCAAAGCTAGCTCATAAAGATGTTGGAGATATGAAGGTAAAAGATATTAAATTAAACATTTTATCTAATCTAAAGGGTACTTACTAATGGTAAAGATTATAGGAATATCAGGAAGAAAACAGGCTGGTAAGAATACAGTCGCTAACTATATAAATGGCGATATACTAAAAACACACGGTATGGTAGATGATTTTTCAATAAATACTAATGGCGAATTAGAAATAAACACAACTGACTCAAACGGTCACAAAGATTGGGGCGTGTTTGATGTAACCAGAAAAGATAATTCATTTCTTGAGTATGCAGAAAAAGAACTTTGGCCTTACGTAAAGCTGTATCATTTTGCAGATTCTCTCAAAGAAATTGCTATAAATTTGTTTGATATCAACGCTGTAAAAGTTTATGGAACAGACGATCAAAAAAACACAATGACAAAAATAAAATGGCAAAATATGCCTGAGTATAATGGTGATAAATCAGGTAATATGACTATAAGGGAGTTTCTTCAGCATTTTGGAACAAATGTCATGAGAAAAATAAAAAACGACATATGGGTGTCTGATACCATAAAAAGGATTCTTTTTGAAGATTCTGAGGTAGCAATTATACCAGACGTTAGATTTCCAAATGAGGTAGATACAATACAGGAAAATGGTGGAATTGTAGTTAGATTAACTAGAGATGTATATACTGATAAACACAAATGTGAAGCATCTTTAGATCAAGAAAACTTTAATTGGGATAAGTTTGATTACATTGTTGATAATAATAATTGTAATATAGATAGTCTGTGTGAGTCACTGGAACAAATTAAACACATATGGAGTAATTAAATGTTAGTAACCTACATAAGATCATCTAGTTATAATAATTATGCATACTGTCAAATGCAATACTTTATAACATACAATCTTGGGCATCAATCTAAGAGTGGCAAGAAAGCAGACATGGGTACAATGGTACACAAGGTCATGGAAGTTTTAGCTGGATTGAAAAAGTACGAGCAAGACAAACCAAAGGTTAAATTTTTAAAAGTAGATGACGACGCTATTGGTAAGTTTAAGTGTAGAAAAGAAGAACTGCATACTGATGAATTAGTAAATCAATTAATTGATCTCAGCATAGATTCCTATGAAGCAAAGTCTCCCCACAGTTTTAGCAAAACGGATAGATCAGAAATAGCAAAAACCGCTTGGTGCTTTTTAACTCACAGCGATTGTCAATTCGATCCTAGACTAAGGGATATTCACTATCCAGAACCGCACTTTGATATACCTATTGAAGAAGATTGGGCTAAATTTGAGTATGAAATAGATGGCAAAAAGGTTACTGGTAGATTAGCAATCAAAGGCACAATTGACCTTGTAACTAAGATTAATGATGATACAATAGAGGTTGTCGATTGGAAAACAGGCAGGAGAATGGATTGGGCTACGGGGGAAGTCAAAGATTACGAGAAATTAGAGAATGATCCACAGTTATTATTATACTATTATGCAATCTCTAAACTATATCCTGAATTTCCTAACAGAATCATGAGTATTTTCTTTTATAAAGACAAGGATGGTAATCCTGACCCGTCGCCTTTCAGTATATGCTTCTCACCGGAAGATGAAGAAAGATTCTTAGAAATGCTAAAAAATAGAGTAAATGAAATTAGACAAAATATGCTGCCTGAACCCCTAGATCCTAACAGAAAACACTGGAAATGCACTGCTTTATGTCATTTTTGCAAGAACAATTGGCCCGGAACTGACGAAAAAATGTGTATTTATATAGAGAAGTACTTGAAAAAACATGGAATGGAGAAAACTGTTGCTGATTGCAGCAGGGAAGGTTTTGATATAGGATTTTACGAAGCACCGGGATAAAGGATATGATAAAAAAAGATAATAAATTACTGACGATAGGAATGGCTACCTACGATGATTATGACGGTTTGTATTTTTCAATACAGAGTTTACAGTTATATCATCCAATCGCTAGAAGTGATGATGTAGAAATACTAGTTATCGACAATAATCCAGACAGTGAACACGGAAAAGCGACTAAGAATTTAGTAGAAGGATGGATAAAAAACGGACGATATATACCATTTACAGCAAGAAAAACAACAGCTTGTAGAAATGAGATTTTCAGGAATGCAAGGGGCAGATATACAATATCTATGGATTCTCATGTTCTGTTCATGAAAAATTCATTAGAATCCTTGATACAGTATTACGGAATGAATCCTAATTGTAAAGACATAGTTCAAGGACCACTAATTTATGATGACTTAAAACTGGCTTCAACTCATTTCAAAAAAGATTGGGGTGGTGACATGTATGGTAAATGGGCTACAGATAAAGAAGGTTTAGCGACTAATAAGCCTTTCCCCATACCAATGCAAGGATTAGGTGTATTCTCTTGTGAGACGCATAATTGGAGAGGTTTTAATAAATATTTTAGAGGATTTGGTGGAGAAGAAGGATATATTCATGAAAAATTTAGAATGATGGGCGGCAGGGCCATATGTTTACCGCAATTTAAGTGGCTTCACAGATTTGGAAGACCCGGAGGTGTTCCTTATCCACTAAAAATAGAAGATAGAATATGGAACTATTTTATAGGATGGTTAGAACTGTATCAGGATGAAAATCATCAAATGATACAAGACATTTATAATTATTTTAAAACTCGTATTCCTGTGCAGACTTTAGACAATATTCTAAATGAAGCTAAAGAAAAAATGTTAATTTAAGGAGAATAAAATGCCCACACCTAAACGTGGAAAAGAAGAAGATCGCAATAAATTCATGTCCAGATGTATGCGTGATCCTAACATGAAAGAAGATTACAAGGAAGGCAATCAAAGAGTTGCTGTATGCCTAAATCAAGCTACAGAGGGTATGGATTTGATTCAAAAAGCAGACTTTGAGAAACAAGTTAAAGAATATGGATATGCGGAAGAACTTGATGAAAACAATTTTTACGTTCCAGCAGAAGCTGAATACGAAGATTTTGGGGAACCAGAAGAAGAATGGGACATTTCGATAGCAAAACCGGGACTTTGGGAAAATATTCGCAGAAAAAAAGAACGTGAAGGCAAGAACTATAAGCCAGCTAGAACTGAAAAAGAAGGTAGGCCCACACAAGAGCAACTTAAAAGAGCGCAATCAGAACCAAGCGAAAAGCAAAAAAAAGCTCTTGATAAAAACAAAGATGGCAAGATCAGCAAGGAAGATTTTGAATTGCTACGTAAAGGTAAAAGTTCGTACAAGTATGAAGATCCAAAAACAGGACAAGTATTTACCTATACAAGAAGAGGTAACTATAAAAATGGAGATACGCCCTTAATATATAAAGGTGAAGCAGCGGAATATCAGGGTAGAAAAGTTAAACTTGGTAAGCCATTCCTCACTCCAGACGGTCCTAAAAAAAGAAGCGTATATGTAAAGAATGATAAAGGTAACGTAGTCAAGGTAAACTTTGGCGATCCTAATATGGAAATTAAAAAGGATAATCCTGCAAGAAGGAAGTCTTTCAGGGCTAGACATAACTGCGATAACCCCGGACCACGCTGGAAAGCACGATACTGGTCCTGCAAAGCTTGGTAAGGAGTAAAAAATGAAATACATTAACGATATAGACAAACAAATATGTAAATCTGACGAGGGCAATATGGCTAAGGGCCAGCTTATGAAAATCTCTAAGCAGGCTGGAGAGCTAGCTGAAAAAATACAAAGTGGTATGAATTTAGACGCTTGGGTACAAGACAAGATATCTAAAGCAGAACATTTTATTGAAGCGGCATATGACTTCATGATGTACAGCGAAACAGAAGCGTCACAAACACAAGCAGACAAGCCGGGACCAAAAGATCCTAGAAGAACTCCTGCGCCTAAGAAAGATCAGAAAAAGGGCAGTAAGAAAAACAAGCCTGATAGTGCTAAAGATGATAAAGGTAAGATTAGCTTTAATCAAAGCACTACAAAAAGGCTACAGCAAAAAGTAAAAGAACATAACGCAAAGGGTAAGGGTAGCAAGGCAACGCTTGGTATGCTCAAGGCAGTGTACAGAAGAGGTGCTGGTGCATACTCTACTTCTCATGCGCCTAAAATGAGTAGAGATGGTTGGGCTATGGCTAGAGTAAACGCCTTTCTTACGCTACTCAGAACAGGTAGACCCTCTAACTCAGGTTATAAACAAGACAATGACTTGTTGCCCAAGGGACATCCGAGAAGTTCAAAATGACACTAAAGAAAAAATGGATCGAGCATTTAAGTGAAAATCATATGACCTACTGGGAACATTGGAAGTTTGCAGTGAGTCATGGGCTAACATGTGTAAAAGCTGGAATATACTTGTGTATACATGGCTTTTTCCCTTGTTGGTACAGAAAAGCCGGAACTAAACTAGTGCATAAATTAGAACAAGATTTTACTGAGAGAGAAAATGAGCTTAATAAATAAAGTATCTGCGATTATTGATAACAAAGTTCCACTGAAAGATCTTACATATTCTCAACCATTTGTGTATGAATCAGGACAGGGTATACTTAGTATAAATTGGAAAAATATTCTACCAAAACCACCTGCTAATGACAGCATAACCACCAAAAAAGAACTAGATTTGGTCATTGAAGCAGCAGCTAATAGAAGTAATAAAGCTACTGAACTAGTATATAAAGTAGACGATGACCCTTTGCATTTATTCTACGATTTTCTAGAAAAGAAGAAATTAGAATATAATAGAAGTCTGTTTGACGAATACTATAATATATTAGAGTCTTACATGTATGCTACAAAATATCATTACAATAGACCTAGACCAGAGCAAATTGCACCTTATTACAATCAAGAAGTCAAAGTTATATATACATCTACGCATCAAACTCCAGCATATCCTAGTGGTCACACAGCGTATGCAGCCTTAGCAGCACATATGTTATCTAAGAAATTTCCAGAATATAAAAAACAATTTTTCGACTTGGCAAAACAGGCTGGAACTGCTAGAATATTACAGGGGGTTCACTTTCCCTCTGATAATGTCGCTGGAATAACTCTCGCAAAATTTATATTTAAAGAGATTGAAAGGAAGGTCCAAGATGTCTCAAAAAGAACCAAAACGTATCCCTCTGACTACACCCGGACAACCTAAGCGTATAAAAGAACCTAAAAGAAGGCCGTTGCGACCAAAGAAATAATTGATTTAGGACTTCACAAGGAAACGAAATGAACGTTGTACCCATACCACCTTCGTATAACGAAGATCAATCTCTATCACTAAAAGATACAGAATTTTACATTAAATTTCTAGAAGTAAATCATTGCCAAGCAGTGATGACTACCGCTGGAACCTCCCAGTTTAATCTACTGTCTATAGAGGAAATCAAGGAATTAAACTCATGTGTGTGTGATTTTTCTGGTAAAAAGATTATTGGTTTACCACCTTTATCTCTTGTAAAAGTAATTGAATTTGTGAAATCCTGCACAGAGTCGGAAGATTCGCACTGGATGGCATTGTACCCAGACAGATACTACGACGATGATTCTATTGTTGAATATTTTCTAAGGATTAGAGAGCATACTAACAAAGCTATTTATGTTCACGGTATGTTTACTAGATCTGGATACGGAGGTACTTGGAATTACACCGCTGATGTTTTGAATAAACTGTGGGATCAAGGCATTATATGTGGAATTAAAGAAGAACATAGCGACCTTGCCAAAGCATTCAATGTTCTAAATAAATGCCCTAAAAATCTAGATGTAATCGTAGCTGGAGGCAGTATGAGAAGACATCAGTTTTTAAAGAACGCTGGAGCAAACTCTTTTCTTGCTGGCATTGGTAATATATTTCCTAGCATAGAACAGAAATATTGTGATGGTGTTGATATTGATAAATGCTTGCAAAAAGAAAGTACGTTGTTTAGTACATTCGGAAAGTATGGTTGGCACAGATCTCTAAGAATAGGTCTTGCTCTATCTAATCTTTGTTGTTATAATGATAGAATGCCATATCCAAAGAGAGACACAGAAGTTGTCAACGCAATAAAGAAAGTTTTGGAGAAGATATCAAATGTATAAAACTTGGATATTGGGACCATGCTCTATAGAGTCGGAAGCATTGTTTTTCGAGTGTCTTGCTGAAATCAACTCAATTATGGATACTAGAACTGTTCATAGAGAATCTGATGATACATGGTACATGAAAGCTAGTTTTGATAAGGCAAATAGGACATCCTTACATGGTGGTCGTGGTCCGGGTCTGGAAGAAGCTTTAAAAATATGGGCTGCTGCAAAAGAGAAATACCCAAAAGTTAAATTTACAACAGATGTGCATGAGTGCCATCAAGTAGAAAAACTAAAGGGTGTTATTGATGTAGTGCAAATACCAGCATTTTTGTCGCGTCAGACTGATCTTATTGTAGAGTGTGCTAAACACTTTGATGTTGTCAATATTAAAAAAGGTCAATGGCTTGGTCCAAATAACCTTAAAGCTTCTGTAGATAAGATTAAAGAAACAAACGATAAGTGTCAAGCTTGGGTTTGTGACAGAGGATCAAACTTTGGTTATCATGATTTGTTTGTAAACTTTGGAATTGTAGACGAACTCAAAAAGTGTTATGACAAAGTAATCCTTGATTGCACACATTCAACCCAAAGATCCAGAGAAGTGTATGGCGTACAAGGCGATCCAGTATTAGCTGAGAGATACTTTTTAGCTGCTGATATTTTTAATTACGATGGAGTTTTTGCAGAGGTTCATCCTAGACCAAAAGAGTCTGTGTCAGATGGAGAATGTCTTATTGATCTTGAACGACTTCGTTCTTTAGTTATAGAGGCTAAATCTATTAAAAGATTGAGAGAAAAATTACGATGATAATGCAAACTCTTTTACACACCAATCCTATAGAGGACATGAAAGATGTACTAGTAGAAGACGGTGTTTTTAAGATTGATAATTACATTTCTGATACAACTCTACAAGAATTATACGACGATGTGCTACAAAGATGCACTACTGAGGCCGGTCATTATGAGTTTGGAAGAAACTACAGGGGTGGAGACTTATCAACATATAATAAGTCAAATATAATTCATAGAGTATACAATGCGGAATGGATGAGAAAACTACATGATTTGTACACTGGTAGGCCACAGACATATGGAATGAACGTATTTGCTACGCATGATTATAAATACGATGGAGAGCTAGCTAGAAATGGTTGGCTACACTTCGATAGACATTGGAGGCTAAAGTTTTTTCTGTACCTTACCGATATAGACGTTAGTTCAGGTGCATTTAGTTGTTCAGTTGGTTCTAGATTTGCTGGATCAGTGCTTAGAGAAAAAGCTTGGCAGCAACCTAAATATGAAGACGTAAAAAATAGGATAGAGCTAGATTATCCAGATTTAATTGATAAATATCCAGCAGAACCAGTTGAGGGCAAAGCTGGAACTTTAATAGTATTTGATACGGACACTTTCCATAAGGGTGGCAAGTGCGAAGATGGAAAAGAAAGACTAATCGTGAGGTTGCATTGTGGATAAAGTTAAATTTCTTGATTTAGGCAAACAACCTATAGCAAATAGATTTTTAAGTAAAGATGATTTTGAGAATGAATTTTTCTATAATCTTCAAGTTGGCGTAGACAAAGAAACAATGCTAGTTACACACATGAACTATGTAGATGCACCACTTATGTTCAATGACAACTATGCATATAGGGGTTCAATGTCAAAGACTATGGTTAATCATTTTCAGAGTTTTAGTTCATTGATCAGAACATCCTTAAAACCTGAAGCAAAGATTTTAGAAATAGGTAGCAATGACGGAGTGTTCCTAAAAAATTGGCATACAGATAATACTATTGCTGTAGAGCCTTGTGGTAACTTTGCAAAAGAAACAAATGATTTAGGATATAAAACATATGATGAATTTTGGACAGAGGATTTAGCAGAAAGAATAGTAGAAGAACACGGTCAGATGGACTTTATTTTTTCAGCTAATTGTATGTGTCACATACCAGATTTAGACCAAACTTTTAACGCTATAGTAAAAGTCATGGATCATAATGGTATATTTGTGTTTGAAGACCCATCATTATTACAAATGATTTGTTTAAATTCATATGATCAAATATACGATGAACACCCACATGTATTTTCAATAACATCTTTAGATAGAATATTAAGAAAACATGGACTATTTATAATTAAAGTAGAAAATACTACAGTGCATGGTGGATCAAATAGAGTATGGGTTCAGAAAAAACATGCAAATAGGGATAGAACAGTAGAAGATAATCTCAATGCAGAAAGAGTAATGGGGCTTTGTGATATGTCTACTTATGATAAATTCGCTGAGTCTGTAGACAAGTCAAAAAATGATTTAGTAAATCTGTTGAAAAGATGTAAAGCTGATGGTAATAAAGTTATATCATACGGCGCAACTTCAAAATCAACTACTGTATTTAATTACTGCAATATTGGAACTAATCTTATTGACTATATTACAGACACTACCCCTGAAAAACAAGGACTTTATTCTCCCGGTATGCACATACCAATTATACCACCGGAGCAGGGAGTTGATAAAACAGTAGACTTTGCTTATTTAGGTGCTTGGAATTTTGCTCAAGAAATACAAGAAAAAGAAAAGAACTTTCATGGGAAATTTATAACACATGTACCTACAGTAAGGATATTATGAATTATCACGAAGACGATAGGGGTCAAAGATTATTTGATCTGTTTCCAGAACTTAATGGTCAAGTAAATATTACCTATGTAAACTCAACAAGCCATGTTGTAGCTTGGCATAGACACGAAATACAAACTGATTATTGGTTTTGCCCAAAGGGTTCTTTTAAGGTTGGTTTAGGATATGAAAGAGATGATGGTACGGTAGATGTAGATGTAGTTTGGCATTATATATCAGACAAGAACCATCGTGTCCTTGAAATACCTCCGGGCGTGTGGCACGGATATAAAGCTTTACAACCAGAATCAATTATGTTATACTACCTTACAGAAAAATATAATTTTGCAGATGAAGAAAAAGTTTTACCCGGAGCGTTCCACGAAGATTGGAACACAATAAGTCAATGAAGACTAAATATGGACTACCAACAGTTCAAGATATAAAGATTATTAGCTTTCCACTCAATATTACTACGTTGGGTAACGGTCAAAATGCTGGTCATCTAGTGGCAATTAATATGCCTGAATTGCCTTTTATTCCTAAAAGGATGTTTCATGTGTCAAATGTTCAGCATAGATTTGATCGAGGTAGACATGCACATTATGATACTACTCAATTGATAACGTGTGTAAGCGGTAGCGTTAAGCTAACTTTGAAAGATGGAATAGGTGGCGTTGTGTCTTTCAATCTATCACAACCTCAAACTGCCATCCTTGTACCTAGAATGATATGGGATGAAGTGAATTACGCTGACTCTCAATCTACTTTATTGGTTTTTAGTGACACAGAGTACGATCCAGAAGATTACATTATCAGTTGGGATAAATATATAAATGAATATAATAAAACCTCATGAAAACTTTGATGCTTGGTATATTGACAATTTTGTACCATCAAGCGGATTAGTTAGAGCAGCAGCAGAAAGTTTTGATAGACTAGCACCTGAGTGGTGGGTCTCATATGGCGATGAAGGACAGATAGGTAAATGTTCTCCCGCATCTATACAGTCAATTACCCATGAGTGCTTAGTGGTAATGGACTACATAGCGACACATTTTGACACCACTGCGATAAATAAGAAAGACAAAACTTTCCCAGATTTAACTGGTTACGGTGGTGGTATGATGGTGACACCAAATAAAAATGGTGAAGGAGGGTTTCTTGGTATGCACATAGATGCTCAAACTCACAAGCTTCACACAAACTGGAAGAGAGAATACAGTGTAGTTCTTGGTTTATCAGAAGACTATGATTCTTCGTTCGATCTAAGATTGCACAATGGAGAGCAACATTGCAGATTACCTTACAAATTCAATAGACTAAATATATTTAAGTTTCATGAAAACTCTTGGCATGGATTTCCAGAGATTACAAAAGGTAAAGACAGGAAAACTATTGGCCTAATGTATTGGTCTATAACAGATGAGGAAATGTCTTTTACTAAAGCTAGATTTAATAGGGAACTAAATTTTAATGAATGATGTTTGCTTACTAGTCACAGTTAGGACAAGAAGAGATAATATACCAAAACTATGTGGTTACTACAAAGACTTTCCTTGTAGAAAAATATTATCAGATAATTACGACACACCATATGAAGATATCGAACTAATTAAAGAGTGTGGATTTGAGTATATACATAGTGATCCTAGCAAATGGTGGTGGGATATCCTAGCAGATATTTCTTTAAGTATTGAACAAAAGTACATGATACAAGTAGCAGACGATGATAGAATATTAAAATCAGGTCTGATAAAAAGTTTAGATTTGTTAAGACAAAATGAAGATATGGTCACATGCGATGGTGGTCAACTAGGATTTAATGTGGCACATAATCCAGATATTTCAAGAGTTACTGTAAAAAACTTAGGAAGTGGTTCGTATTACAAACAAAATACAATGAACCCTGATTCGCGGCAACGATTAATAAATTTTTATTTTCATAATTACTATGATATCATACATTCAGTTCATAAAACTGAAGTACATGCTAGAGTATATGATTTCTTAAGAAGTAGTGGCGCAAGGAAATCCCTAAACGCAGAGGGGAATTTTTTCACAATTATGGCTCTAGATGCAGGCAAAAAGGGTTCTGTTGCTCCATATGCAATGTTAGTTAGAAATACAAACACAAAAGACAGAGAAATAGAAATGGGTCATGAAAGGAAGTTGTATGAATTACTTGGTTGGAATTTAGATTCAGAATTTACTGAGAAAAAACAAAATTTGGTAGAATTATCTGAAATTGTTCTAAAAGATACTTTACTTTTAGATAAAGATCAAAATACTGTAGATAAAATTGATTTTCTACATGGACTGACAACTGCCTATATTAAATTCTGGAGAAGAGATATACATAGTAAGAGATTTACTCCGTGTCCTGATAGACGTTTAGATTTCAACGAATATATGCACGAAAGTCAAGTTACAGAAATATCTAACTGTATAAGGAATATGAAGTGAGATTACTAGTATCTGGTGGGAATGGCAAATTTTGCAATAAACTTATACAAAAAAATAAAGATCATGAAATATTTGCGCCTGATAGATATGACATGGATATTACTAATATTAATTCTGTAAAAAGCAATATTAGTAAATTCAAACCAGATATATTTTTACACGCAGCAGCACTGACTAGACCAATGGTTAACCATGTAGACAGGCCACACATAAGTATAAAAACTAATATTATTGGTACTGGAAATGTCTGTTTAGCTTGCATGGAAAGTAATCTAAAACTAGTCTATATTTCTACTGATTATGTATATCCCGGCACGAAAGGTGATTATAGAGAAGATGATCCCCTTTTACCAGTAAATGAGTACGCTTGGTCTAAATTGGGTGGAGAATGTGCTGTGCATTTATACAAAAATTCACTTATAATTAGGACTTGTATGACAGAAAAACCCTTTGTGCATACCCACGCATTAGTAGATTGTAAAAAAAGCATGATTTATATTGACGATGCAGCAGAAATATGCTTGAAAATTTTAGGCCAAACGGGTATCATTAATTTAGGCGGGTCTCCTACTTCTCCTTACGAATTTGTAAAAAAAGATAATAAAGACATAGGGAAGATATATATGGAAGACGTATCAGATGTTGATATGGCTGAAGATAGTACGATGAATATAGACAAGCTAAAAAAGGCATTGACATGAAAAAATTAAATTTAGGATGTGCATGTCGATTTTTAGAAGGATATATCAATATAGATATGGATTCTATTGAGGACATAAAGCACAGATATCCAAACGTAAATATAAATGATAACATAGAATTTATTCAAGCAAATGTATTAGAATTGCCATTCGACGATGAATCAATTGATGAGGTTAGGTGTGACGCATTAGTAGAACATTTTTCATTCAAAGAAGAATCATTGTTTTTTAATGAAGTCAATAGAGTTTTAAAATCAGGGGGTAATTTTAATTTCTCTACTCCCGATTTTGATGAGACAATTAGAAAATGGACACAGGCTAAAGATGATTGGAAAGAATTTTTTAGAAACGATGAAGAGGCTATCAGGAATGAACATTGGTTTGGCAATAATTCCTATTCTACAGAAAATAAGTGGGGCTATTTAACAGCTTGCATCTTTGGCACACAAAATGGAGTGGGACAATTCCACAAGAACGCATATACTGAAGATAAAATTATAGCTATTTGCAAAGCAATGGATTTTACTCCACCAAAAATTACCCGATTTATATGGAAAAAAGATAGAGATATAATGCTTCAAGCAGAGACCTTTAAGAAATGAATTTAGAAGATTGCTTATGTGTTCTTATACCACTTAAAGGTAGGGAAACAGAAACGCACAGAATAATAAAGTACTTTCAAAAGGTAAAGCTACCTTTTAAAATCCTATTTGCTGATGGTGGCGATAGGGACTTATCTTACGATATAGACAGAACTAATCTAGATATAGAATATTTTTACAATGGTCCAGATAGAACCATACATGATTTCATGCGCAAGATGCGTATAGCGTTTGATAAAATTGAACAACCGCTTACAATAATGGTAGATAATGATGATTTTATTTCCGTGTCTGGAATGATAGATGCAATTAAATATCTAGAAAAACATGATGAATTTTCTAGTTATAGAGAGAATGTTTTTTCCTGTAACAGTTTTGTGCCATTGTATGAATCAACATCTATTGATGATGACGATTTATTTTCCAGAATTTTTTCCGCTATGAATAATAGAACTGTATCATGGCATGATGTAACAAGAACCCACTACAATAAAATATTGTTTAGAATATTAGATCAATGCAATGTCAACGATCTACAGATGACTTTTTCTTCTCATATGTTTTGGTCTGAAATTTATGGAAAGTCTTACAAAGGCTTTGATAAAAACTACTACTACCATGTTCTTAGTAATAGCTTAGTGCAAAACAGAGGAATATTCACTAAATACAACCAATGGATGTTTGACAAAAAATTTGAAAACTCTTTTTCTATTATATTAAGCGCTGCATCTCAAGCTATAGCTACGGTTCATGACGCAACCATTCTCGAAATAAAGGATAGACTTGGTGGATTTTATCTAATAGATTTAGCGAAAAGGAACAACATTTCAATTTCAGAACTTAATCTCATGAAATATATTAATCAATCCAATAAATACGATGATATTTGTAAGAGGTTGGTAAAACCAGTTCATGATGCGCCCCTATCTTTTAAAATAACTAATAATTATACTAATGAAATTACGCCACATGAAGAACTTAGCATAGTAAGGGCATTAATATGAAACAAGTTATTAATTGGATGCCAGAATCTGATCCATACACAAAAAAGGGCGAAATTGAAGTTCACTCTATTATACATGATATCATGTCAAAAGATGGTCATCATAAATTTAAAAGTAAACAAAATAGAATAAACATATTAGAACAAGCAGAGAAAGTGATAGATAAACGTATATCTGGTAACGTTTTGGATATAGGATGTGGTAATGGATATGCGTCTATATTCCTAGCTAAAAATAGACCAATAGACGTTGTACACAGCATGGAATGTAACATGCCTGCAATTGACGGTCTAGTAAGAAACCATTTTATTCAAGCGGGGATAGATGATAACAAATACGATCTAGTCTTGGGCAGCTTTAACAATATTAAGATGAAGCAATTTTATAATTATGTAGTATCTTTAGGCGCTTTGCATCATTCATCAAACTTACTTAAAACTGTATCTGAAATTTACTCGTCATTGCAATGTGGTGGATACTTGATAGCCCACGAACCATACATGAGTAGTTTTACTCCAAATAAAAAGTATTTACAAAAAGATAGCACTTCAAAAAAAGTACAAGGATTAGTGGATTGGAAAGAGTCTAACAGAGATGACCACTTCTTTAGAGAATGCGAATGGCTTACAGCGTTTCATCACGCAGGATTTAATATTGTTTGTTTTGAGCGCGAGAGTAAAGATGATGATATACTAAATGCAATCATAGTATTACAAAAACCACACAAAGAGCTAGAATACATCCCACATAAATGGTAAGGAGACAATAATGAAAGGCATAATATTAGCTGGTGGAACAGGTAGCCGTTTGTACCCACTAACAAAAGTGACTAATAAACACCTTTTGCCCATAGGCTCATTCCCTATGATTCATTATCCCATAATTAGCATGACAAATGCAGGAATTAAAGATATTATGATTATCAGTGGAACTGGTCATGTTGGCAATATGATTAATTTTTTAGGAAGTGGAAGTGGATACGACTGTGATTTTACTTTTAAGGTGCAAGATAGACCAGATGGAATAGCTGGTGCATTAAAGCTTTGCAAAAATTTTGTTGGGAACGATAGTTGTCTTGTCATACTTGGTGACAATATTTTTGAAAGAGATCTATCTAAGGATGTAAAAGAGTTTAAATCTGACATGAAATTATTTTTCAAACAAGTACCAGATCCAGAAAGATTTGGCGTAGCAGTTTTGAACAAAGAAGACAAATTAGTTAAGATTGAAGAAAAGCCTAAAAAACCAAAAAGTAATCTTGCATGTATGGGCGTATACATGTATAATAGTATGGTGTTTGATTGTCTAAATAAAATTAAAAAATCACCTAGAGGTGAATATGAAATTACAACAGTTAATAATTGTATGTTGAGAAAATACGAATCAGAATTTAGTATTATAGATGGTTTTTGCGTGGATGCAGGAACTATGGAGTCTTATCACGGAACAAGCAGGTTAATGTATGAGCAAGAATAATGTACTGATAACGGGCTGTGCTGGTTTTATAGGTAGTCACTATCTAGACCTACTATTACAGAACGGTCACAAAGTTATAGGCGTGGACAGCATGACCTATGCCAGTAAACTTTCTAACTTTGAACATCACATGACTGATAAAAACTTTGAATTTCACAAAGCAGATATTTGTAGAACAATGTTCATGATTGCTTTATGTGAAATACATGAGATTGATTATATAATAAATTTTGCCGCTGAAACACATGTGGATAATTCCATATTAGGTGGTGATTGTTTTATTAACTCCAATGTCTCAGGCGTTAAATCCTTGATGGAAGTTTGCAAACGATTAGAGATTCCCATATGTCACATATCTACAGATGAAGTATACGGACCAATAAAACAAGGATCGTTTAGTGAATATGCTAATTTATCTCCAAAAAATTATTATTCAGCTACCAAAGCTGCTGCTGAACATATAGTGTCTGCTTATGCAAACACATTTAAAGTGCCTTACACTATGGTAAGAATGAGCAATAATTACGGCCCAAGACAACATGACGAAAAGTTTTTGCCAACAATACTAAGATCTATAAAGCAAGGCACTAAGATACCATTATATGGAGATGGAAAACAAGTAAGAGATTGGATTTTCGTAAAAGATTCTGTGAATATAATATACAAAATATTAGAAGAGTATGACAGATTTGAAGAAATACCATTTAGTAATCAGGTTTATAATGTAAGTTTACGTGATGAAAAACAAAACAAAGATGTCATACAAAGTGTTCTTTCACTTATGAATCTAGAGTGGGACGATCATGTGCGATACGTGGAAGATAGACTTGGACATGATGTGCGATACAGTATTCACAATGAGAAGATAGGTGATATAATTGAAAGCATTGATACTACTAGTTTTGAAAATGGACTAAGAAGGACAATCCAATACTATGAATAAATTAGCAGTTATTCCCGCTAGAGCAGGATCTACTAGACTTAAAAATAAGAATACTTACCCACTGTTGGGCGAACCTCTGATAAGGTGGGTGACAAAATCAGTAATTTGTTCTAAACGTTTTGATAAAGTCTTAATATCTACAGATAGTGATGAAATATTCAATTGTGTAGAAGATTTAGAAGTAGAAAGACATGAAAGACCTGAAGAACATGCAACAACAAAATCAACAGTCTTAGACGCGATGATAGATTTAATGGAAAACTACGAAACGCATGATGTATTTTCTTACTTTTTACCAACGTGTCCATTTATCACTTCTGAACAGGTGGCTTCTGGCGTTGACATGTTAGAAAAATATAGGTGCGATTCAGTTATTAGTATGACAGAAATGCAAGACACTGTACAATTAGCCTGCCTAATGAGTCAAGATAGGGTGCTTCCAGTTTTTGACAATCTTGAAGCTGGTCTTACTAACAGTAAATTTATTAAAAAATACTACAAACCTTCAGGCGCATTTTACATGGGATTCTGGGACTCAATACTAAAATATAGAAACTTTTTTGTAGGAGATACAAGAGGTGTACTTATACCAACAGATAATTCAGTTGATATAAATAATATTGAAGACATACATTACGCTGAAACGATAGGAGCAAAGAATGGTTATTTATGTTGATATAGATAATACGATTTGTAAAACTAATAGTTCTGCTGAGTATGATAAAGCAGTGCCAATTAATTCAAGAATTGAAAAAATCAACAAGCTTTATGACGCTGGACACACTATAATATATTGGACAGCTAGAGGAACTAAAACAGGAAAGAATTGGAAAGACTTAACAGTGAGACAATTTAGAGAATGGGGCGTAAGGTGTCACGAATTACATTTTAAAAAGCCAGTGTACGATCTGTTTATTGATGATAAAAATATAGAGTCTAATACTTATTTTGAAGACGTAGATTGATAGGAGAAAACATTGAACTGGTTTCCATTGAAGAACTTTACGCATTATAGTTTACTAAGAGGATTCTCTAAGCCACACGAACTTGCAAAGATTTGTGCTGACAATGATTATCCAGCATGTGGTATTACAGACTACAAATCTATATCAGGCGCTGTGTCTTTTCACCAAGCTTGTAAAAAAGTTGGAATCAAGCCAATCATAGGATGCTCATTTGATAACACGACTGTATACGCAAAAAACAAAGATGGATGGCACGATCTAATACAAATGGTATCAATGACTGACGAAAATGGCAACATGCCAACAGATATTGCTAAAGATATTATTAGTAGAAATAACCTAGTAGCACTACCAAAATCTAAAGATAAAATAAAACCTTCGTATTATGTAAAAAAAGAACAAGCTGGATTACATAGAGTTTTATTATGTTCTGCCCTAAAAACAACACTGCCCAAAATCCAAACTCAAATACGTAAAAAAGAATTAGACAAAGATATACTAGAGTACTTCAATAAAGATGATAAATGTGTCACTGAAGGTGAGGTGACTAAAGAATTAGAATACATATACAATTCTTGTGAAGAATACGATATACTAAGCCCACCAATGTTGCCTACCTTTGTTTGTCCTAATGGTATGTCACAAGAAGAATATCTAACAAATATGGCTAGAAAGGGATATACTGAATTATTAAAACCAAAGGTTGGTAAAGACAAAGAAAAGCAAAAAGTTTATGGTGACAGATTTCAGAAAGAGTTAGAGGTAATCAGAAATGCAGACCTGTTTGGCTACTTCTTGATTGTTCAAGATATTATCAGACATATAGAAAAAGATATGGGTTGTTTAGCTGGACCGGGGAGAGGATCTGCTGCTGGTTGTCTGATATCATATCTTATTGGAATCACTAAGATTGATCCAGTAGAACATGATTTGCTATTTGAAAGATTTTATAATGCGGGTCGTAATGCTGGTGGTAACGTTTCTTTGCCCGATATTGACATGGACGTTCCGGGCAAGAGAAGAGATGATGTCATAGACTATCTCAAGGAAACATATGGTAAAGAACATGTTAGTCAAATGATTACGTTTGGAAGACTACAGGGACGTAGTGCTATTAAAGAAGTTTTAAGAATTAATGATGCTTGTTCCTTTAGCGAAATGAACACTATAACTAAAAGTGTTCCAAATGAAGCAGAAATATCTGACCAACTGGTAGAAATGGACGATGAAGATAGATCAATTATTAAATGGTCTCTCATGAATCGTGCAGACGAACTAAGAGATTTTTGTCATATAACAGACGATGGAAAGCTTGAAGGTGACTACGCAGAGTATTTCCAGCAAGCAATAGAAATAGAGGGAACTTTTAAAACGCAGGGTAAACATGCTGCTGGTGTTGTCATATCAAAAGACAAGCTGAAGAATGTTTGCCCAATGGTAGAACAGAAAGGATCTATTGAAAAGATAGCAGGTTTAGAAATGTCTGATCTAGAAGCGCTAGGTCATGTAAAATTTGACGTTCTAGGAATCAATCTTCTAGATAAACTCATGAAAATTAAGGAATTAACTAATGGCTAATAGAGACTTTATTGTATTTGACTTTGAAACAGGAAGTCGTAATCCTCATAAAACACAACCCACGCAAATTGCTGCTTTGGCTTTAGATGGTCGTAATCTTGCTATGAAAGGTACATTCAACAGTGAAATTAGACCTATCTTAAACGACGAAGCCGCTATTGCTGCTGGGTTAGATCCAATTGAAGACGGAGCATTAAAAGTTACAGGAAAAAATAGAAAAGATCTAGCGAAGGCTCCAACTCTAAAATCAGTTTGGAAAAAGTTTTGCACATTTGTAGATAAGTATAATTGGAAAAAAGATCCATTTTATAATCCTATACCTGTTGGATATAATATTATAGGATTTGACATGGTTATAATCAACAGGTTATGTAAAGAGTATGGACCATTTGACGATGCTAGACAACAGCAAAAAATATTTAGCAGAGTTCACAAATGTGACGTTATGGATAACATGCATATGTGGACAGAGGGTGATCCTAGCATCAGATCTATCAGCATGGATACGTTGCGTGAACGCATGGGACTGTCGAAAGAAAATGCACATGATGCGTTGCAAGATGTTAAGGATACGACTAATATATTTATAAAGCTACTAAAGACTCATCGCGCAGTTTACCAAGAAATACAACTAGACAAGGCTTTTGCTAATGGAAACCTCTACGTTAAGTAAAGTATGCAAGACCTGTGGTATAAAAAAGTCAAACGATGAGTTTGTAAAGGCTGATGGTCAACATCGCTCAACGAGAAACAGATGCAAAGATTGTCATAAAGCACAAGCAAACATACGAAAGAAGTTAAGAAAAGAAAACCCACCGCCAAAAAGTGGGAAATGTCCAATATGTCAAAAGCATACAGAGGATTGGGTTTTAGATCATTGCCATGTTAATGAAAGTTTTAGAGGATATATCTGTAGATACTGTAACTCTGGGATAGGATTGTTAGGCGACGATGTAGACGGTGTGGTCAACGCATTGAATTATTTAATTGAAAGAAGATAATGAAATACAACGACGAAAAAACTTGGCAGTTGTTTGAGGAAGGCAAAACAAAAGGTGTCTTCCAGTTAGAGAGTAATCTTGGTAAGTCTTGGTCTAAGAAATTAGCACCAAGTAATATAGAAGAATTGTCAGCACTTATTGCGATTATTCGTCCGGGCTGTTTAAAAGCATATGTTGATGGAAAATCTATGAGCCAACATTTTATTGATCGTAAGCATGGTCGTGAAGAAGTCACGTACCTACATGAATCTCTAGAAGAAATTTTAGCACCAACGTATGGCGTTCTTGTGTATCAAGAGCAGTCCATGCGTATTGCGCAAAAAATAGCAGGATTTGATCTACAAGAAGCAGATGAGCTTCGTAAAGCCATTGGAAAGAAAAAGGCTGACCTAATGGCTAAAGTTAAAAAGAAATTTATAGCTGGTGCAAAAAAGGTTGGTATAGTCAACAAGGAAGAAGCAGAAGAAATATTTGGATGGATTCAAGCATCTTCTAGGTACGCATTTAACAAATCACATAGTATATCATATGCTGTTTGTTCATATTGGAGCGCGTATGAGAAAGCTCATCATCCAGAAGAATTTTTCTTATCATATTTGTACTATGCAAATGAAAAACAAGACCCACATCAAGAAGTATATGAATTATTTTCTGAGGCAAAGTTATTCGATATTCAAGCAAGAACACCAAGTCTTGCAAATTTTGATACAAAGTTTAATGCTAAAAAGGGTAAAATATATTTTGGTATAAAGGATATTAAATCACTTACAGGTAAAACTGGAGACAGAGTTGTTGACTCAGTAAAAGAAGTAGAAGAAGAACTAGGAAAACCAATGACTAAGTTCACATGGGTTGAAATACTCTTGTTCTTTGCTCCCAAAATTACTTCAACAGCTTTTAAAGCGCTTGCTTCTATAGGATTTTTTAGGGACTTTAAGGATAAAATATCTAGAAATAAAGCTCTATACGACTATGATATATACAGATTACTAACCAAGGCAGAGCAAAAATGGATACAAACAAATTACCAAACAAAGAAATGGAAAACTTTTATAGCCTGCTTAGAGGATTTAGCACCAACAAAAAAGAATGGTGGTGGAACCCACAAAATCGAAAGATCGCAAGCTGTTGAGAATGAGATACAGTTATTACTAGACCCTCCATACGCCTTAGATGACGACCCAAACTGGATTATAGATCAAGAAACTAGATTTCTAGGATGCCCAGTATCAATGACTAAGGTAGAGGTTGCAGATACTTCAGCAGCTAATACCACTTGCAAAGATATCATAAATGGTAAGAAAGGCAAAGATATATGTGTAGTGGGCAACATTCAAAGAATGGCAGACTATACTATCAGCAAGGGTGACTCAAAGGGGAAGCTCATGTCATTTCTAACCATAGAGGATGACACATGCATTTTAGATAGTGTTGTAGTATTTCCAAAAATTAGACAGAAATATAAATATATATTATACGAAGGTAATAATCTGATATTTTGCGGCTCTGTTGCCAAACACGAAACATCTCTAATAGTCGATAAAATTTATGAAATTTAATTGGTTTTTTTAACTGTACAAGCTAATATACTAAGATAGGAGAGAATATGAACAATTGTTGTTTTACTGGATACCTTGTAGAAAACCCTAGAACGTCAGTGGTCGGAGATGTCGTACTAGCTGAGTTTACTGTGGTCGTATATAATTATAGAAGAACAAAAAGCACTGGAGAAAAGAGTAGGATACCCACTTACTTAAATTGCGAAGCTTGGCACACAGGCGCTGAAACTATCGAAAGATTTGCAACAGAAGGAACAAAAATTACAATAAACGCTTCAGCAAAAAATAGATCTAAAGATGATGAGTCTGTTGTTTTCAGAATAAACGAATTTGACATATGCAGTCAAGACTATAACGAAGAATAGGACAAGATGAGAAAGAAAAGAATATTATTCTGCACAGAGGCGACATTTCTAAACACTGGCTATGCCACCTACACTAGAGAAATGCTTAAGTACTTACACAGTACAGATAAATATGAGTTGGCAGAATTAGCAGCTTACGGAGAACCAAATGATCAAAGAGCAAAGGGCATACCTTGGAAATTTTATGGAATTATGCCAACAAATAATGCAGAGACAAATGAATACAATGCTAAACCCACTAACCAGTTTGGTGAATTTAGATTTGAAGAAATATGTTTAGATTTTAAACCAGATATTGTCTGTGACATCAGGGACTTTTGGATGCTTGACTTTGCAGAAAGGTCTCCATACCGCAAGTTTTTTAAATGGTGTATCATGCCAACAGTTGATGCAAGACCACAGGCTAGACAGTGGATTGCAACATACTCTTCAGCAGACGCTTGTTTAACATATTCCGATTGGGCTGGGGATGTACTTAAACAACAAGCTGGAGATCATATCAATTATTTAGGTTCAGCCCCACCTTCTGCACATCCAGCATATGAACCTAAAGACAAAATTGCACTACGGAAAGCTTTTGGTATAAATGAAAATGCTAAAATCATTGGCACAGTTATGCGCAATCAACGTAGAAAATTATACCCAGATTTATTTAAAGCATTTAGATTACTATTAGACAGTGTAGATAATCCAGAAGAATATTTCTTATATTGTCATACAAGCTATCCAGATCTTGGGTGGGAACTACCAGAATTGATACAAGAAAACAACATCGCCTCTCACGTTTTATTTACATATGTTTGTAGAGAAACGCAACAGCCTTTTGCATCTTTGTTTAGAGGTGCTTCTGCTCAATCTCCCTACACTGGTAAATGGGGATCAACACTATCTAATGTGAGACAAGGCTTAAGTTATGAACATTTAGCAAGTGTAATTAATTTATTTGATTTATATGTTCAGTATGCAAATTGTGAAGGTTTTGGATTACCGCAAGTAGAAGCAGCAGCATGTGCAGTGCCAGTAATGGGTACTGATTACTCTGCTATGGAAAGTGTTCTCAGGCAACTGGATGGTACGCCCATTAAACCCAAAGCGCTCTATAAAGAGCTAGAAACTGGTTGTCTGAGAGCCGTTCCAGATAATGAACTGGCAGCAAAATTGTTTAAAGAATTTTTTGAATTACCAAAAACTGTTAGATCTAAAAAAGGTTTTGATACTAGACAGAAATTTTTAGATCTTTTTCAATGGGATAAATCTGGCAAAGTGTGGGAAAGCTATTTTGATAGTGTAGAAATTAGACCTGATACTGAGACTTGGCTATCGCCAGTTGACATACAAAATCCAGAACCAAAACCAACTATATCACCAGAAACTAAGCACAATGATTTAGCACAATGGCTAATTGTAAATGTTCTAAAAGAACCAGATAAAATTGGAAAGTATTTAGAATCTAGATTAACAAGAGATTTAATGTATGAATGTATGTCTGCATCAACAGCTGGTATGTACTTTAATGAATTTTCTGCTGCTTTTGACGGAAAGAATCAAAGACATCCATTTAATTTTGACATTGCTTATAATGAGATGGCTAACATACGTTTAAGAAAAAACAAATGGGAACAAAAAAGAGCGGAGGTATTTGGGATAGAATGAAAGTTTTATACATAGGACATTTTAGAGAGGCTGGTGGTTGGTCTAATGCTGCTATAGATTTTGCATTAGCGTTAGATAAAGTTGGTGTTGACGTTGTTTGTAGAGATATAAAATTAACTGACAAACAATCTGAACTACCAGATAGAATAAAAGAATTAGAACAAAAAACATTAGACAATGTAGATTATTGTATTCAAAATGTTTTACCACACCATCTTGTAGCAACGGACAAATTTAAAAAGAATATTGCGTATTTTTTTAGTGAGACAGCATCCATAACTAGCTCTTGGATAGACAATCTAAATTTGATGGACGCAGTGTGGGTTCCTAATGAAACTAATCGTGATGCATTACTTGACAGTAAAATTGAAACTAATGTAGATGTCATACCTGTGCCATGTGATCTATCTAAATTTGCAAAACAATATGATAAATTAGACATGTTAGAGGTAAATGATCAATTTAAATTTTATACAATGTGTGATTTAAATAGTCGCAAAAATATAGAATCTATCATAAAGTGTTTTCACAGTGAGTTTTGCAATGGAGAACAAGTAGCATTAGTTTTAAAGATTAATAAATATGGATTGTCTCCAGATCAAGTAGGATTAGAATTTGAAAATATATCAAAAAATATAAAGGAACGAATGAGAATCGGCCCTGTTTCAAGTCTTGCAAAAGAAGTTATCATACCTACTTATCTATCAAATGATCAAATGGCGCAGTTGCATAAAACTTGCGATTGCTACATCAATCTTTCTCATGGAGAAGCTTGGTCTATACCAGCTTTTGACGCGATGGCCTTTGGTAATACACCTATATGTGGCAAAGAAGGTGGACCAAGACAATTTATAAATAAGGGCGATAAAAATACAGGATGTCTCGTAAATGGTGTGTACGATGTATGTTTCCATATGGACCCAGCTTTTGATTTTCTCTTTACAGGTAGAGAAGAATGGTTTCACCCAAGTGAATCAGAAGCAAAAAAAGCAATGAGATACTACTACGAAAACAGAGACAAAATTGACAAATCAACTGGCTTGAAACAAGCAGAAAAATTTAATTATGAAGTTATTGGAAATAAGATAAAAGAGGTATTACAGTTTTGAGTAATCACAAAATTAAAAAAATAATACAAGCATGTAATTCTCCTAAAAAGGAAAAGTATAACATTCTTACATTTCCTACGCATGAAAGATATGAAACTCAACTGTGTAAAACAGGTCATAACTTTTATTCGTTTAGCATGGATGGTCAAAAAGAGTGGAACGCCGAACAAACTAAACCTCCAGCAAACTACTACATACTGCCTAAAAATGAATTACCAGCATTCACAGAAATAGATATGGTATTAGTGCAGAGCAAGTTCTGGCAGTTTCAAATTGCTGCTCAAATATTAGAAACTTTGCCGGTTCCAATGATTGTTCTTGAACATACTTTACCAACACCACGAACCCATAATCCTGAACAAATTGATCAAATGAGACAAATGACAGGTCACGTAAATATATTCATATCTAAATTCTCTCAACAACAGTGGAATATAAATTCTATCAACAATTATGTTCTTCATCATGGTATTGACTCAGAAACTTTTAAACCTTTAGATATACCAAAAGAGAATCACATCCTTACAGTTGCTAACGATTTTAAGAACAGAGATTTTTGTTTAAATTACGCAGGTTGGGAAAGAATTACTAATGGTATGAACGTAAGATTAGTGGGATCAAAGAATGGTGAGGGATCAATAGTGTGCGACAGCGCAGAAGATATGGTTAAAGAATACAATAAATGCAAAATATACTTAAATACAACTACGCTTAGTCCAATACCAATGTCTTTGTTGGAAGCAATGGCTTGCGGTTGCGCCGTAGTGTCAACAGCAACATGTATGATTCCAGAGATTATTAAGAATGGTGAAAATGGATTCATATCGAATGACGAGTCAGAAATAAAAAACATGATAGATACTCTACAAAATAATGATGAACTAAGAAAAACTATGGGAGAAAATGCTAGAAGCACCATCACAAAGCACTTTTCTGAAACAGCATTTATAAATAATTGGAATGAAGTATTCAAACAAGTTTATGAGGTTAGTCAAATATGAAAATACAAATTACGGAAGGTCAGGGCAAGAATGTAGAAGGTTATAATAATATACATATAACACATTCTGCTGGATCATTACCACAAATAGTTGATCATTCTTGTGAGGAAGTAGTTTTAAATAACTCTCTAAGCAAACTTGCTAGACAAGAAAGTCTAGAGGTGCTACAGCTAGCCTGTAGCAGATTAAGACTAGGTGGTAAAATAGCCATATACGATGTAGATGTTAAGTCTCTTTGCAGAAAGTACGTTAACAAAGAAATTGATCAAACTGAAATGAGTAAAGAATTGCTTGATCTAACAAACTGTATAGAAATCAATGAAGTAAGAAATATACTAAAGCAACACGGAATTGTTCTAGAATCTTGTGGTATCAAAGGTTATCAATACGAAATCATAGGTCATAGAAAAAATACTTGATATGAATAAACAAAAGTGTATTACCTCTACACGACACACTGATGAGTCCATATCCAAAGAAATGGTGTCCATCATTTTCCTGTGTGATACTCCGGGTTATAGAATGAAGTCCTATGGCCCTATGCCTTTGATACCAATGCAAAAAAATAAATTAATAGATTTACAAGTTAGCAATATTAAGAAGGCATTTCAAAACTTCGAGATAATTCTGTGTGTAGGATATGATGCAGATAAAGTTTGTAAATATGTCAGGGGTAGATTTAAGAATGCGAATCTAAGAATTGTAGAAAATCAAAACTATCATAAATCAAATTCTTGCGAAGGAGTAAGACTTTGTTTAAATAATATAGTTAATGACAAAATTATAATAGTTGATGGTAGCTTGCTAGTGCATCCAGACACATTGAGATCAATACACAGTAAAAAATCTTGCATCATGACTGAACAAAAGTTTTATGAAAATTTAGAGATAGGCGTGAATGTGGGTGAAGAAGGCATTATAGAGCATTTTGGATTTGGTGCGCATCGCCCTTGGTCTGAAATAGTATATTTAAATAATAACGACATAATTGAAAATCTTAGAAGAATTATATCTGGTATAAATTACAAACAAAAATTTTTATTTGAAGGATTAAATGAACTAATAAAAACTAAAAAACATATGATACAAGTGATTGAAAACACACACCCCATCAAAAAAATAAACAATATAAAAACATACCATAAGCTAAGGGAAATAATATGAGAATTATCATAGATAATTATAGCGATGCGTATACTACCCAACCAATGCAATTTCATAGACAGTTTTTAGAACAAGGGATTGAAAGTAGTATGCTTGACATGTCTAATGTTAGTGTTTATGACGCTATGGATACTTTGAAGCCAGATGTATTAATTACGTCTGGAATGAAACTAACCAACTCTATAGTTCAATATCTCAGCGAAGACAAAGGTAAAAAATTAGTATTAAACATAGACAATCTACAGAAAGACCAAGTGCAGCAAATTGCTGGTCTTTTAAAACAAAACAGCATATCAACAATATGTTTTATAACTTCAGACTACTCACTTCCACAAAAGATAGATAAAATAAATGTGGTAAAACTGTTGCCATCTGTGGACACATACATGATTCAAGGATTAGACTTTGATTACAATATAGAGATTGGATTAGTCATAGACAATTTGATAGATGATATTGGCTATCCCAATACTTTTCATGTTATATCTGCAAATCCAGACCTAGTTAACAAAACTGATATTAGCCTGAACTGCTTGGGTTTACGTTCTATATACAGTAAGTATAACAACATTGTCATAAAAGATCTAAAAAATGTAAACCAAATACTATTTGACGCTTTAGCTTTTGGCAATAAGGTATACTACGACAATAAAGAAGACAATGGACTAGGCGAAAAACTAAAATCTATTTTTAAGATTGACTTAGAACTAAATTACAACAATGAAAACAAAACGCAAGATTTTAGTGAAATTAAAAAGATTATCATGGAAAAGCATACTGATAGTAGAAGAACTAAAAGTCTTCTGTCACAGATAACAGGAAACTTTAAAGAGGCAAATAATGATTAATTTAGGAATATATATTAAAGACTTGTCTAACACACCTTTGCTACAGGCTGTACAGTCAGAAATAGCAAAAGCTAAGAGTGACGGTGACGTATCCGATGTAAGTATCTTTTTTGATGACATAGGACCAATTAACTTTAAAATAGACGCAGGTATTTTTAATTCAACAGATTTGTGGCATTTCAACGGACACTTAATAACAACTTGTTTAGAAACATTAATTAAATCTACAAGCATTGTGAATAATATGAATCTGTATTACTGTTTTGATTTACGATCTGCCTATGATACTTTATCTATGATTAGAGCAGTAAATAAACATGATATATCTACAATAGCATTTGATAATGATAGTGCTATGAATTTTTACAGACTAACTGGAAGAAAACCTAAAGCTATATGTGATAAGTTTTCTGGAGTTGTCAAAACAATTATGGGTTAGAATTATGGAAGAAAATAAAATAGTCAAAGAATATAATGCTGGTAAGAGTACATACGAAATAGCTAAAGAATATAATACTTACGCAAATAAAGTAAGGCGTATATTAATAAAGCATGGCGTGGCGATAAAGTCAAAAAGTGATGCTCAAAAGAATGCGCTTAAAAATGGAACTGCAAAAATTCCAACACAGGGTCAAAAGAGGACAAAAGAAGAAAGACTAAAAATCAGCAAAGGATTGCAGGAGAGATGGACGAATATTAGTGATGAAGAATACGAAAAACATGTAGAACAAGCAAAGAAAAGATGGTCTAAGCTTACAGCGTTAGAAAAGAAAAATATGGCTAGTGCAGCATCGTCCGCTATACGCAAAGCAGGTAAAGAAGGGTCTAAATTAGAAAAATTCCTGAAAGAAGAACTGACTAGGAGTGGTCACAAGGTAGAGGCTCATAAGAAAAATTTGATTCCTAATGAAAGACTAGAAATTGATCTATACTTTTCAAAGCTAAAAACGGTAATAGAAATAGATGGACCATCGCACTTCCTACCCGTTTGGGGGGAAGAAAAGCTACAGAAACAGATAAAATCTGATAAAATTAAAACAGGGTTGATTTTAAGCAAAGGCTTTGCTATAATTAGAGTGAAGCACTTATCTGATTCACTATCCCTGTCAAAGCAGGAGGATTTGAAAAACAGGCTATTGTCAATACTTGAAGACATTGAAACAAGATTTCCGATAAAATCTAAGAGGTATATTGAAATTGAAACGTGAAAGGACTAAAATGTTAGAAACAGAAGAAAACCTTTTTGAAGGAGTAGAAGAATTGAGTACACCATCAAACACAGATACGTCTGTAAAAAATGTAGTTTTAGAAGATGCTCCATCTATGCTCTCACCAGAGTGGCATGATTACGCCATGACGCTATTTCAGGAGGATGAGCTAATGAACGGGCATCCTCTCGTAACGGGCCTTAGAAGGGTATCTGAGCTTGTTTTAGGGCCAATGACGTTTAGTGGTCCAACTTGGGTAAAACCTACAGATCGTGACGACCATCATGGAAGGGCCACAGTCATATTTACAATAGAATTTGCCAATGGTTTAAGATGCTCAGAGGTAGCAGATTCTTGGGAAGGCAATACAGACGACATGTTTTGCGCATTCGCTGTAGCTATTGCTAGCACAAGAGCAGAAGCTAGGGCGTTGCGTAAAGTCCTTAAGATCAAGGGCGTTGCAGCAGAAGAACTTACAAAGAAAGATACAGCAAAAATTGTGCGAGATCTATCAAAACAAAACAGCAGTAGTGCTGGAGAATTTGATGATTCTAGCAGAATGAGTGATGCACAATACAATTTTATTGATGTAAAGTGCAAACAGCTGAATGTGGATGGAGGAAAGTTATTCAAGGATGTGTTTAAGGTAGATCAAAATCGCAAGATTTCTAAGAAAGTGGCAAGTGATATTATTGGAGTTCTCAATAATTATCAACAAGATAAAAGTACTATACCCAGCGAATTAGTGGGTTATAACCAAGAGTGGAGAAATTAAATGAAGCTTACATATACAACAGGAAATAAGAGGATCACAGCAGAATTTGAGGCAGATACTCACAGAGAGTTGTTTACTCAAATTTCTAAGTTTCAAGAAGTGTTTGAGGAAACTAAGTGTGGCAAATGTGGTTCTGAAAATCTTAGATTTGTAGTAAGGACTGTAGACGACAATGAATATTACGAACTAAGATGCACTGACTGTGGAGCTAAACTTGCATTTGGCTCAATGAAGAAGGGTGGAGGTCTATTCCCTAAACGTAAGGATGGAGACACTTGGCTACCTGATGGTGGTTGGCAGAAGTGGAATCCAAAGAAAAAGGCTATGGAGTAAAAAGAAGGGGGTAGCGAAAGCTACCCCTTTTTTTATGTCAAATACTCTACTGTAAAATAGAGTCCATATTGAGTCTTACTTCCAACAATATCTGGCTCAGAACTTAGAGCCACATACCAATCATGAAAAGTAGAAGAATGTGTGCTAGATTGATTTGTTGTATATCCAAGACCTGTATCCGTGTCATTTGCACTAGTATTTTTACCGCTAGGTCCGGGTGAATTAGTGAACGTCATATCTGTCATTGCGATACCAGAACCAAAAGTTTGCCAAGTATTTTCTGTTCTCCCTCTAAAATCGAGTTGATTTTTAGTTTGGTCTGTAGCAGGATGTCTAGCTTCGTAAACATATGTGGTTACGCCGTATGCATTATTATCTATATCAGATCTATCAAAAATACGTAATTTACAATTTTGTACTTTATAAGATGTATCTGACTCAAATCTAATATTTAGTGGGCATAGGTAATTAGGTAGATTATTAAGATTAATTGCTGTAGCACCATTTACTGATACTGTCGATCCACCGTCTTGATACGCTGTATTGTTGAGCTGTGCGGCCTCTGTCGTGCCATCAGCGCTAGTAACAAACGTTGTAGTTTGTACATTATCAACAGGAACGGAAGCACCAAAAGAGCTACCATAGAAGCCTATACCGCTACCCGCTGTATGATCAATCAAAGTCTCTGTATCTGTGCCTTTTATATTGGCATAAAATTTAATATCTGGCATGGAAAAACTCCTATAAAATGGTGTCTACGTATTATTATACACGAAAATTAGCTAACAGTAAGGTCTACGTATTGAACTCTATCATAGCCCTGTATGCCATCCTCCTCGAAAGTTGTATGGGTAATGTCATTTCTAAAGAAATAGAAGCAATCATATGCTCCGTCAGAATTTGGTGTAACTTCTACCTGAGTTTGTTTAATTGTTTGTACAGCTTCTGTCCCCGGCCCATTTGCGTTGGTGCTAGGCCCATCTGTTAGCCTGTAAAAGCCATGATATCTGGGTGCGTATAAGATATCGACTTTTTCATAAACAATACCTTGTTTGGCGACTATTGTGGCAGAACTGCCATTCTCGTTGGTAATTGAAAACTCAAATCCCGGTTGAAACTTGGTTCCTCCTCTAAAATCTTCTGGCATAAATCCCTCGCCTCTCATTTCATTTTGTGTTCCATCTGGAGCTGGTTCTAGGGCAAACCTTGGTTTGGTAGCCGCTCCGTTTGCACCCGGAGTTACTGTAACCTTAACGCCATTTGGTCCTTGAAATACTTCATCACCAGCGAAAGATTCGCCAGCAATAGGATCTCCTCTTATTTCTATGCCTTCATCAGAGATAAACGTATTATCAAGAATTTCTAGAGAATCAAGTCCAATTACACGTTTTTTAGAAACAAAACCACCTCTTGTATTAATCCCGTCAGTATCAAGAAACTCACCACCAGTGAGTAACTGACCTCTAGCAACAGTGTCTACATTCCAGTATTCCACTGGACGAACTAATTCAATACCGCTTCCTATCACAGCACCCGCACTAAGATCTCTTCCGCTGCTGTATCCTGTTGGAACTCGAAAATCAGTATTGTAAGCTGCTTCATCTATGAGTACTATTCTTCCTTCTACATCTTCAGCTGTTGTTTGTTGAGCGTAATTTATTGCACCCGCACTTGCTTGACCAGCTTCGACTGAACCATCGTCTGATTGAAATACTTTAAAATATAATTCAGTGGTTGTAGCAACAGTGCCTTTAGTTCCACCTGCAAAATGTAAAACAGCGAAAAAAGGAGCAATAAAAACTGTCTGTTCGCGTGGGTGATAGTCAAAAACCCTAACGTACAAAGCCGTATCACCAAATTGACTTAAATCTGGATCTGAAGTTCCAACACCCCAAGATGAAGATCTTTGACCAAGCCTATTCCCACCGCTTGAAAAGAGACCAACCACTGATCTCATAAATGACTGAACTGCACTTTGAGCAACATTAGTGTCAGCAGCTGAGAATGCACCAAAAAATCCACCAGCAGAAAAATTAATAGTCCCACCACTACTTCTACCCACTGTATTTTTAGCTGTGATGATTCCATAAACTTCAGCCCCATCACCGTCATCACCATATCCAGCTGTTGATGAAAAAGCACCTATGGCATGAGCGGTTTGCTTGATTGCACCCGGATGATGATTATAAAGATCATAAGCAACAGTTGTGTAACCTCCACCTGTCGGCTCTCCGACATATGGATTACCTCTGGTTAGAGCATCCCCTAATCCCATGTTTGCCGGAATTGGAACCACGGGTGGAAAAGGTATGATAATCTCTGTCCTGCCTGCATATTCATTTCTCATCCTACGAAATTGTCTTGGTCCGTAAGTAAGATTAGGTGCGCCTTCATATGGCTTTTGCGAGTCCGGCCCTTCAGTTGATAAGTCATCCATAGCAGCCATCGCACTTGTCAAGGCTGTAAATTGAACTTTAGAAGGGTTCAACGGCGGTAGACTATTTGTCGCTCCGTTTTCAAAATATCTATAATTATAATGCCCACCATTAAGTACATTAGTAAAGTCATTATTATTTACAGCTAGAGCAATATCATAATAACTTTCAACTGGTGATTCAAAAGAATTAACAGCTATTTCAGCAGGAATTTGTCTTCTATCACGTACATCATTTAGATTAGAAGCAGCTACACCCACAGCCGTTTCTACAGCAGCAGTTGCAGATGTAACTTGTTTTATAGCTCCAGCATCATCTGCTACAAAAGTTTTTCTATGACCGTTAGGAAACACCGGCCCCCAAAAGAATGGATATTCACTGTTAAGGTAAAATCCCTCAAATTGACCCGTACTGACCTGTATGTTAGGTGGAGGTAATGACAAATTAATAGCTATATAATCAGCACCCAATTTATATTGATCAAAAATACTACTTTGAATTATTCTACTGTTAATAGTAAAGTTGCTTGCATCAATATATGTTGGAGCCTCTGAAAAATTTGGATTACCTTTCTGATAATATCTACTTCTTACAGTCTCTTCAATGTCTAAAAATCCCAAAGGTCCAAAAGCTCGGTGTTGAGCATTCTCTTCATAGTCATTCATAAAATACGTTGCGGCACTAGCTATGAACTTAGCAAACTGCCAATTGGATCTAATAACATTTTCTTCAGGAACTGGCTCTGGCTTTTCTCCCATATCGCCAACAATCCATTCGCCACCAATCCAATGACAAAAAACTCTTTCCCCAGCGGCATATTCTCTTGGACCTCTATTTATAACTCTAATTTTTTCTGGTGTTACATTTCCATCACAGTCAACCATATTAGGTCCAAACATATGTGGATTTCCTTGCTCAATAGAAAGAGGCATGGCTAAAGCACTAGTATATCCTGATTCATTTTTAGAATTACTCGTATCATAATAACTACTAGAACTAATCGAATCAGCTTGATCACTAGTCAGCTCATTAGCATTAATGTCAGCAGAGTCTAGAGCTTCTAATAACTTAGCTATCAGGCTGGATGGATACTCCCAAGTACCAGTGGTTTGATCATAGTAAAATCTAGTTGGAGCAACAACAGCATCGCCGGGACGAACATCATCGCTAGGCTTACTTTGTTTGTAGTTTCCCATGCCAGCATTTCTAGTAGCCGACAAGGAATAAGGAGTGCCAGCTGGAGTTTTTGGAACATCAGCAAAAACAGGTACACCTTGGTTTGCAATTACTCTCTCTCTTTTTAATTGTCCAGCATCTCCAATTCTTACTGTAAATGTGCCAGTGGTTGCACTTTCCTCTAAAGAATTTTGTATCTGTCTTATCTTTCTTAGTTGCGCTGGTGGCTGATCTGTGTCTGTGTCATCAATATTATCTTCATACCATAGAAGAATATTTTCTAATTCACTAATACTTATACTGGCATCTTCATATTTTTTAGTTGAATTATTAAATCTTTGATATTCAAAATTACCAACTCCACCGACTGCACTCATAATACCTTCTAAAGTAAAATCTGATATAGCTTCATAGCCATTATCTGTTAAGCCAGTATTTATGTTTTGTTGATGAAATGTATTTCCTTGTATCGTGTCTAAATCAAACAAAGTAAATGATGCAAGACCACCCCAAGTAAGTGCTTCATTATCAGTCGTAAAAACGTGTTGTGCTTTTTTGTTAGCTTGAAATTGTCCTCTAAACAGCGCCATCATTTCCTCCTTTATTTTGAGATTGTCCCCAAGTTGCAATTTTTGAACTTGGTATACCATCTTCTTTAAAATATAAATCCCTAGATGCTCTTTGACTTGGCATCTCTTGTGATGTCATATTGGGATGTCCCGGTTCTAAAGATGTGGGAACTCTACCTTGCCCCACTGTGTTTGAAGCAGTATTGTATCCTGCCTGATTCATAAGCCCAAAATTTCCTTGAAATTCCTGAGCTGCGTCATTTAGCTGCTCATCTGAAAGTATTGATCCTTTAACTTCAACATTCGTTGAATTAACAATATTACTACTATTTCCAAAATTATCTGGACCGGCCTGAAAACCTCCCGGCCTGTAGTTCTCTAATTGTGGCATGATAGTAATTATTTCATGTCTTGGTGCATTTCTAGAAGATTGGTCTCCCCCACCAGCAGAATTAATTGACCTTAAAGCACCTCCTAGAGAATTATAAAGAGCGGTTATGTTTACGTTGCCAGACTGTCCTTTACCAAAGCCTTTTCTCAGCTGTGCATTTCTCTCGTCTTGAATTCTTTGCTGCTGCCTTGTTATTCTTGCAATATTTCCTTCTCTTTGTTTTTGTAATTTTCCAAACTTCATTGTGTATAAAGAAAGTTGATATTCTGTATTAATTCCATTTGCTCCAACATTAACAGTAATATTAGATACCAAAGGACCATTTGCAGAAATAGCTCTACCTAGAAAAACACCACCGAAAGGAACACCAGCAACCTGAAATGCACCGCGACCAGATGTTAATAAAGCTCCAGTTGTTAATCCAGCTTTAATGTTTCCAGCTGCATTCATGCCAGCGTATCCATTAAAGTTCCAAGGCGCTAAATTTTCGTCCTGACTAAATTCTATTTTTCCTCCACCATTTTGAGTTGCCCAAGGTCCATAAGTCCTGTCTCTGGATAAGAATGGGATAGCCACAACGTCTGGATAAACCGGAGAACCGGGAACGAATTGCTTACTTACTTCAGTGAAACCTTGATTTTCTCTTACCTTATTTATAGCTTGAATAAGACCTTCGCCCAAAGGTGGAGTTGCGTATTCTCTTGTTAAATTAGTTGGTGTGCCTCTAAGGGCTGGTCTATTAAAACCACATAAACCTCTCACAACATCTGCTCCAAGAAAATGCTTTATAAGTAAAGTATTACCAGCTTGCAGTGGGCCATCTCTAAGTCTAGAATCTATAGATGGTTCTGCCCTATTAGGCAAAGTTATCAAACAGTAAATATGATTTGTATCTGGGAAAAATACAGTAATACCATTTTCAGTAGTAGCGTCATAGTGAACGACATCACATGCAGCACCAGCTCTCTGCAATGGGATTGGCTGTGCATATGAATATCCAATTGCATTCTCATATTCACAAGTATCAGGATTAAATATTTTCTTTTCAGGAGATATGGTCCAATTAAAATTAACATGTTGCCCATAAACTTTAAGTTTTTGCTGTGAAGTTTGGGGAGCCATATAAAATTCTTCATCCACAGTGGCTTTTACAAAAGCTACTTGTGCTGCTAAATTACTACCCGGAGCTAGAGCCTCTTGCCCATCACTTAAATTATCCAAACTATAGCTAAGATCAGGAACTGAAAAGCCAGCCTGATTAACTTGAAGACTAATTGTATCTGGACTAAATGATTTAAATAACAAATGTTGAGAATGATCAAATCTAACGTATGCAGATGTTCTGTTGTTTCCAAGATCAAATAATGTAAAATCTGCTGGAGCCAAACCTTGGAAGATATGCAAAGCTTGATCTCCATCTCCACCATTATTGTTTAATAAGTCAGACTCATAATAACCACCTTGAGTCGATGGAGTATAGTTAAATTCAAACTGCTTAGTAAGTGGGTTAAAATTATGTTCCAATGCTCCTACATAATCACCCGCATCTCCTAAAATTGCATCTTGCACATCAGGTCTTTGATATCCACCTGTAGTAATGTTTCTAGGTGGAAAACCAAAAGGTCCATTTGCAATATTTCCTCTATTATCTCTCGTTATAGTTTTATCATAGTATAGATTAACTTTTTGAGGAACTTTAACCAAAAACTTTTTACCTAAACACTCTTCAGCTACGCCTTTAACAAAATCAAAAACTTTTTTAGCATTTTCAAATCCTTGTTTTTCTAATGTTTGTGACACGCGAATGACATTTGCTAGTCTTCCTCTCTTATTTTGATTTACACGTTTCAATCCTTTTATCAAACGTTCCTTTTCTATAGTTGACAAGTCAGTTCCGAGTTGGTCTTCTAAAGTGCCATCTTTAATATCTTCAATAATCATTCCCATAGTTTCTGCTTCTTGTTCAACAGCTTGAACAGCAGCATTACCAATAGATAGTGCAGAAGATGATGGCAAACCTATTGCCGTAGCTCTACCATAATATAGAGGATATCCATAATTAGGATTACAACCTACATTGCTTCCGTCGTTGGGCCAAACAGATCTGGGAACAGTAACTGCATAATTATTAGAAATTCTAGGATGATGTTGAACTGCTAGGCCAATTGGAGGTGTTGCCTGAAGCGCTGCTCCTTCTTCTACATCATTTGCTTCAGTACTTTCCATATAAACATTATCATAATCAATTAAAAATTCTGACCACCTTTTAAAACCAGCTAAAGCAGATCTAAGCTCTAACTCAGTTGTCACATAGAAATTTCCAACGCCTATAGCATTTAAAGAAGTGGCATCTAACATAATCTGTTGATATGCTCCAATACCCTTCGGTAAAGCAACAATTTTTGAATTTTTAGAATCAGCACCTACTTTTCTAGGAAGTGTTCCAAAGTAAGGTAGGATCTGATACGATAGCGATTCTTCTAAAGTGTACCTTTTTGCCCAAGCTGGATTTCTATCAGAATAACCATGAAAATAATACATCTCTACTTCATTAGCGCCAACGACAAATTTATCGGTAGTAACAGTAGTTAATTCTTTTCCAAGACTTTTTGACGTTATATTGGTTCCTGTTGGAAGTGCATCTAGGTAATCTTGAAGTGCGTTAGCGCTTTGAGCTTGTGATCTATCTATTCCATCAACCCTTATTATGCCATGTAAAGCACCATCGCCAGTTTGATTAGCGAATCTTTGTTCTAAAAAGTTAGATGCAGGGTGATTAGTTATGGGCAACAGGGTAACAAACAGTTCTGTATTTGAAACCTCACAAACTTCTAAACATAAATCAAGCAAAGTCATTTGATCATAATCAATAAAATATAAATCATCTAATGCTGGCAGTCCAGAAAGGTCTACCATGTAATTATAGCCTCTAAACTTTATAAATCCCCCAAAACCAGCTTCATCATAAAGTGCAGGAATATCTCCAAAAAAACCTGTAAGAGCATTGATTGCCTGAACAACTCTGAAGAATGGTATACCTTGTGGGCATCTCCTAGAAAAACCAGTGCCTGTTATTGGAAAACCTTTAACTCCACCTCCAAATTCTAGAGATTGTTGGACATTAAGAGCTAGTTCTCCGAACATATCACTTCCACCCGGAAAAAGACTCTTTGTGAAAAGACCAAATGGTAGAAAATCGTCAGGCGTATTAAACTCTAAAAATCCGTATATATTAAGTAAATTATCGTTATTAAATGTAGAGCCAGCATAACTATTTAAAATAAGAGAAACATTCGATAAAACTTCTCTGGGGTCTGTTAACTGACAAGAAATACTTGGATTACCACCAATGTCTCTCGACTCGTTAATAGCCTGTAGAATACCGCCAAAACAAAAATGATTGTTACCACCAGCAACTTCATTTCCATAGATATTATTAAATACATTTATGTATGAAGTTGGTATATCGCTTTGCTTGTCACCAAATAAGAAGAAAAGAGGAGCGCCCGGACTTGGTGGATCAAAATTATCACCTACTAACACTTCGCCAGTAACTGGATCTTCATGTTCAAAATATTCATCAGGAGTTAAGTTTACACTAAGAGTAGATGGACTATCACCAAAGCCTGCTGTGCAAGTAAAATCCTTAATCGTTGTGTTTAAAAAAGTTTGTTGTTCATAAGCTGGCACGAGCGTGGTAGATGGTTGAAAATACTTTTTAAGTTTTTCACCATTTCCAGTGTTACCATCACTTCCTCTAAATAAACTAGACATTTTTATCGCTCCTTAATTTATATCCTACAGTTCCTTCGTTTGTAGGAAAAATACCAAGTACAGCATTTGACGTTGCTGAAGCTGGCCCACGATTGGTTGATATTGCGCTAACTTCAGTAACTACACCACCAATTACTTCGTGAGCAGCAAGTAATCCGTAATACGAGCTGTTTGCTTCACCAGAACTAACTATACCATCATCAAAAATATTAGTGCCTTTAAAACCACCGTTTAAACCTCTGTTGTATCTGCTATTTACACTGTGTGCAGGATCATCAAAATAATTACCTTTTGATGGATAAGCTAAAAGACCGCTTGGGCTAGGTAATGACATAATTATACACCTTAATCAGATAATTCATAAGTCCAACTACAGTTCAAGCTATAAGCGCCTGTTTTTGGATTCCAAGTTTCTTGAGGAGCATTCACAAAGTATTTCCTTACATTACTTTCTTGTGATGGAGATAAATCATTTACTATTCTTGATATTTCAGTAGCAAAAGGCGCAACTAAACTGGGCTTGGTTAGAAGTAAGTCAGATCTACTATCACCATAACCAAGTCTGCTAGGATCAACTACGAACTCGATACTTAAACTTCTAGTAAATTCAGTTCTAGTTCCCATGCCCTGAAGTATAGGTCCAGTACCTCTACCTATAATTGGTATCACACTAAATACATCTCCGGGGTACGTATCATTGATAGTAATATTTTCAGTTAATACTCCATCAAAAATATTAACTGGTCTATTGTCAAAACTTATGTTATAACTAACAGTACCCTCATCAGGATTAAATGCTGCACTAACTGATTTTGGTTGACTATTCATGCTGTGTTCTGTAGCACCGTTCGCCCTTGTGTACAAATGAGAAGCAGTGCCAAAATCGCCATTATTAGACAAACTTAGCCATTCAGTTCTAGCATTATCATCTGCATTACTACCTGTGCCATCAGTTGTTGTGTCAAATCCACGTATGTTTCCATCTATAGAAACTTCAGTAAATCCTCCTGTACTAGAAGATGTATTTACAGTAAAGGACTCATGATGCTTGTTGCCAGAAGGTCCAATAAGCCAAGTATCTGAAATAGTATAACTACCAGCAGCTACATCAATACTTTGTGACCTTCTATGTTTATAAGAAGCATAGCCTTCTAGTTCTAGTAGACCAGCTTCTAAACCACCGTCTGGATAAGCAGCAGCAGAAGTAGCATCATAACCCGCATTGGTAAGATATGTTTTAGCGTTGTACCATGCCGCACATGAACCAGCAGGATCACCAGTAGTAGAATCATCTACATCAGCATTTTCTCTGCCAACCGCAGTAACGTTTCTCGTCACTGTGTAATACTTTATATTTTCCCCATAAGTATTATCTTGTTCTACACTGTAATCTTCGCCAAAAGATTCTATTTTACCTGCACCACCATCACCACAAGCTTCAGCGGTAGCGTCTCTACTATAAGCTATTAGATTTACTGTGTAGGGTGCGTGGTTAATGTATACACCCTCTCCAAAACTTATATCCAAAAGTCTACATTGAAATTCTTGATTTCCAACTTCTAGCTTTACCCACTCTTTATCAACAAAGTGACTTTCAATACCCTGCTGCGAACTAAGTATAACATTTAATCTAGAAGAAGGGACTTCTGCTTCATCTGAGCCTCCACCAGATATATCAACAACAAAACCAGTTAATGTTATATTATATACTTTAGTAAACCTAGCCGTTTTATTTCTGTCTTGGGATACAGATATGCTGACAAACGGTGCTGGTATTATGTCGCTACCTTCAACTTTTACTACTGATGCCATGATTATTTCCTTTGTATGCTATTATGGACTTGGCGTTGTCGTAACACCACTAGAATATAAATTAAAACCAGATCCAGAGAATACTCCAGAAACCATATCTGGAATGTTGCTAGCATATAGTCCCAATCCACTACTTAATACACGCCCTTCAGCTACTTCTGCGAATAAATTCATGGAACCACTAGCTACTGGAGGTCTTCCACTGGTGTATAGAGTGAAGTTTCTATTATCAATTGGAACTCCTCTGAACCTTTGTCCTGTTATTTCTTTTATAAATGGTCTGTGGACAACAAAGCCTCTTTGTGAAGGATCTTGACCAGATACTTCTAAGAATATCTCTCCCTCATTATTTGTATACAAAACTCCACTTGTTTCATGCTCTGTATTTAATCCACCGCTATTGTGAACTTCAAGATATATAAAATCACTAACGTTAGATGTTTGAGATCTATCTATGCCAGAATCACTATATATTCTAGCTTGTAAGAATATTCCGGTGTTGGCAGTTGTCTGGTCTGGGACTCTCAATATACCATCACTAACATACGCAGCGCCAGCGTCTAGCCCCATCGTAAATGTTGTATGATTACCACTAGTCGCAAACTTATGATGAGGAGATCCTACAGCAAATATGTAATCACTATCTGATGTCTTATCTCTAGAGACAGACAAAGCTTTACCAAAGTAATCATTTTCAGATCCAGATGCAGATACTGTCTTTTGCAATCTAGAATTGTAACCCTGTGGTACGAGTTTCTGTACCAGCTGCCAATCTTTAGTTCTGCTATCCCAATCACTTACTGCGTCTTCATAGACAAAAACTGCTCCATTATTAAGAACAGCTGTTACTCCACTGCCACCTAGAGCATACTCATGCCTTACGCCCGACTCACCCATGTCATATATATTTCTTTCAGGTATATCAATAGAAGCAGAGAACGCTTTATGATTAAATGCTCCACTTGCTTCACCTCCCCTAGAGAATATCATTTCCTCAAAATTAGGGAAGTCATGCCCCGGCGCTCCAACAGCAAGTACATCATCACGGAAATCAACTGAATAACCAAATTGATCAGTTACTCTAGTAAGATGATCTAGCTCTCCAGAAGTGTAAGCGTGATTACCCAAATGCAAAGAACCAGATGCAAGCTCTACATCAAATATATCTTGACCAACATTAATACTCGTAGGTCTAAACTTACGAACTACGTTCCAACTCTTACTACTTCCACCAACTACACCGTAATCACTCAAGGTTCTAGTTCCACGCTCGTACAAGAATGCAGAACCAGCACCACCTCCATAGCTAGTAATCGTTCCAGATATTGCTTCGTATCTAGGCGTGTTACCAGAAACAGCAGTCCAAGTAGTTGGAGTTTCTGAAGAGAAAGCAGCAAAAGGTGAACCAACAACAAGTTTATTATCACGTATAGCTACAGAGTATCCAAACAAATCACCCGGATATCCAGAAGGTAATTTGTCAAAATCAAGATAATCATAACCTTTATCTTTGAGTAGTTGTGGCATCTGCCCATAGAATGCATCAGCATACATAGTGCCATCTATAATTCCACTAAACTTAGCAGTTCCCCCGTAGATATATTGTTCTTGATCAAATGATGCAATTTGTGCTTTTTTAAGAGCAGGTACTTGTTCGGGGCGAGGAGGAAGATCTGTTGGCAATATATACAATGGACTTTCACCAATATCAATATCTAAAATAGTAATAACATTTCCATTTCTTTCTGCTGCTGGATCAACATCATCCATGAAATTATTCATCTGTAATCCTGAAGTTGGAGTAGTTCCATCTCCAGCGAACCTAATCATTAACCCAGAATTACCAGTGGAGTTAAAGAGTTTTTGAGGACTAGATTGAACAGGGGCTTTGATTCTTGATATCACATTGTAGGAATTGCCCTGATTTTCATCTGGGAAAACAGTGTCTGGATATAAACTATTTAGAAAATCAGCAACAGTGTCATGTATAACTCCATTTTCATTAGCAATCCTACTACCCTGAATTAGACTAGCATCAGTCAAAACAGTAATCCTAGACTTATCAACGCCAACATCAAAAGGTCTTTGGTGATATACTTCTTGGGCTGCTACAACTGGACCGTCATCAATTAAACCATCAGGATTTCTTTCAATAAATATTCCAGAACACTCAGTAGATGGACAGTATTTCATGCTATTTGTGCTGACAGGTCTTGATTCAGTGACTGTCGTAACTACTTCTGGAGTTCCCGGTATAATAATTTCTCTTTCACCAACCTTAACTGGAACTGGTGTAAGTTTTACATCAGAAGGTAGTAAAGCTCCAGAAATTCCAACAATACGTGTTGTAGATGGATTGAAGCTTAATGATTGAGCCTGTTCTAAAGTATAGTTAATCTTATTTGCATCCATGTAAATGGTAATTTCATTAACATCAATAGCAGTAGTACCATCTCCACTTGGGATATAAATATTTATTGATTCATGATTTACTGACCCATCAAACTGAAACTCTCTTTGTCTTGGAGTAAATGCGTTAATATCATACTTTTGCTGCTCAGATCTAGTCTTATGTATACGAGCGCCAATAAAGTCATTAGCAACAGTTCTAAATTCATTGTGTTGAGGATTGCCCGGAATATGAATAACGTCTTTTATTTCTACATTTGAACCACTTGCTTGTGCGCCATATCTTCTATCGCAATTACTAATTAAGAAATTGGTTTGTAATTTTTCATTAAAGTTTGCAGATATAGTATCAACGAATACTCTATAACCAGAACCAGCTAGAACAGGGAATGTTACGGAGGCAACACCTGTCTTCAAATATGGCACATCAATTATTTCAATGAAGTCATCAGTTATATTATGTATATCATTACTGTTTCTATTTTGTGAACTAAGTAAAGCAGTGCCTCCAGATCTTATATCAACGCAAACTAAAGAACCTAAAGGAATATCTCGAATCTCAGCAATAGTATTATTGCTAATCCTTCCATATGCATTTTTTAATTCAATAGAACCTTTCAAATCTGAGTATGCAAACATTTCAGTAGACGGAGTGGTGCTTCCCTGTAGCGTAACTCCATTTGGAAGTCTAAAGTCTGTTACATCTGCGTACTTACCTCTAGCTTCTAATAATAAAGGTTTAATATTTATACCTAAACTATTTGCAATTTTCTCAACAGCTCGTATCCTATCAATACTAACTGATGATTCATTGCTACTACTACGACCTAAAGTAATATATAATTTTTTATTATTTGTTGAAAGCCATTCTTTAATAAATCCCATCTCTCTGTTAAACACTGTATCACTTATGGGATCACCATTATCGTCTAGCAGTGTCGGATTAGCAATCCAAGCAGCTTGATAATGATCGTTGTCTACATAAAATTTAAATGTTGTAATAGTATCTAATTTTCCGTCAGAAGGTATAGAGGCTTCAAGTAAAGCATCTAAGATAGACTCTTCTCTAGCTTCAAAGAATGAGTCAGTTCCTGTCCAATCAGCAATGAAAGCGAAGTCTTTTAGTCTCTCTGTTTCACTTCCAACCTCGTAAAGAAGATTGTCATAGAATAAAACATGTCTATCGTCACGACCACTAAATATAAATGATCTTAGCTCTGTCTCAGTAGTGCCAATTAATATTACCTCTGACGAGCTTTCTGCATATTTTTCTTTAGCAGTTATTACCAAAGGCTGGATATTAACAGATGACCTCTTCTGTTCTTTTTCTGGATTGGATTCCCCTCTTAGAATATTAGTTTTATTAAACGATTGATCTGGAGTAGTTATAAATTTACTAGGACTTGAAGTAGGCTGTATATTTAAATTAATACGCTTGTAATTATTTGAGTCAGCTGACCAGTAAAAAGCAGCCTCTTCAAAGGGATCATCTCCAAACACATCTTCAGATATAATTTCAGTACCCATTATATCTTCAATAATTATTTCATCTGGTGTAGCTGGTGTCACCTTCTCAAAACTAACATGTTCTGAAGCCACCATCAGAGGAATTGGCTCATAATTTATTAAAGTAGGAAATACTGGACAATCACCTTCACCAAGGCAACATCCATAATCAAGTTCATTAACAGTTCCAAACGCAAAAGCTAGATTAACTGGATATATGATAACTCCAAGACCTCTTGGGTCTTCACAAAAGTCATTCCATTCTGCTCTAAGGTCTCCACCGTGTTGAGGTATCATATTACATCTACTGTTTAGATCTGCATAACTTGGAAAATCTCCTATTTCTGGAATGCCAAGAATATTCTTTCTTTCTTCACAAGTATATGCTTCGTATATACCGGGGTAATTTAGTTTTATATCACCCACGCCTGATGCGTAAAGATCAGTACTAAGAACATAAGTTGATGTAGTATTTCTAGGAACAAAGGATGGTATTACATTTGGTTCATTTTCATTGAATTCTTGGTCATCAAGTCTATTCGACCCAATCATAGATTCAAACGAATTTCTAGCAGGAACAATCGTCATTCTAGAATCTAATCGTTGAAGAATCTTATTTATTATTGCAGTGCCTTCTGCGTAAATCCCATTACCTTCAAATCTAGGATCATCAGCGACAAGAACTAAATGTCTATCACCAAGACCCAACCAATCTTGTATGTTGTCTAAAACTTCATCACTTAGTGCATCTATTTCTGGAGTTATTATAAATGCTAATCCTGCGTCATTAGGAATGTCAACTTCACTCTCTGGCAGTCTAGTAAATGTTTTGGAATTTGAAGCAAAAATCTGCGACATGTGATCAAACAGATTAGCACCTTGTGATTCAATATTTACAGATCTATGTTTGTTACCAAACAAAGTAAACTCTACAGCTTTATTGTTGTGCGGATAGTATCTTCTAGATTCAAAAACAGTTACAGAACCAGCATTAACACTATTGTACCATTGACTTTTAATATGTGTTACGTGATTGTAGTTAGTTTGTGGCCTCCACCATAGATCAATTAATCTAAGTGGATCGCCAGTACCTATGTCGTCATGTAAAACGCTATCAGTTGGCGCACCAGCTGCTACTATACTACCATCCTCGTTAACTGCAACACTGTAGCCTAGCCTTGGAGTAGGAGCAAACTTATTAAACAACCAGCTCCATTCACCTCCCGGTTTTATTTCTGAATACTTATATTCTTTTATTAAATCATAACAATGTATATTATTATCTCTACGTAACTGCAATTTACCACTTGGTGTTAATTCATCATACACAGCATTGTCAGCAACACTATTACTACCTGCCTCGCTTTGAAGACTTTGCCACCTTCTAAGCATGGTTCTCAAGTATCCCGTTGGATTGTCATTAGACCCAACATCAGAAAGCCAACTACCCACATAAGGTCTTGGATCTACGTAATTTTTTTGCCATATTTGAACTGCTTCATTAATATAAGGAGAGCCAATAGCAATAACATTTGCATCATCACTAATTGCAACAGCGTGTCCAAATCTATCTACCGTATTATTATTTAATGTTGTTGGAGAATAAATCTCATCTATGATATTCCATCCAGAAACTCCATCATTATTTTCTTCTTCAAAAACAACAACTACACCACCACTAGGTGGAGCTACATTGAATGTAGCAGCATCAACGTCGAAGTTACCTATAAAGTTAGCAAACAATTCAAAATCTCTAGAATTTTTCATTCTATCTAAATCTAAAGTTTGACGCAACAATTCATTGGAAAGATCTATCCACCTTTCTCCTCCAAGCTCTCTATTTGTAAACTCAGTTGTAGCTCCAGATCTAGGAGTTCCACCTATGTCTGTCACACCACTAGCAAGAGAGTATTCTGCATACCAATCTTTAAATCTATCGAATGAAGCACCTAGTTTTCCTGCTCCCATAGAAAAGCTATCATCAATAATAGCAGAAACAATTACAGGTATATTATTGTTTGGTTTTGTTGCATCATACTTGAATACGCCACTCTCTGCACCGTGGAAGATTTGTTTTAGTTGTTCAAGCATTTTGTCATCTGTAGCTTGCCATCCACCAGTTTGATTGTTATCAGTTCGTTTGTGATTATTAATCTCAAACTTGAACACTGTTCCATCTGCTTCTGGATCTATAAATTCGTTAGGATCTGCATTAGCGTCATCCAAAACAGGCTCAACTACAATAATCTTAGGATCTATTTTAACAGCAGGATCACAATAGAACTTATATAGTAAATCATGTTCTTCAATGACAGATAGAACATCACGCCATGTTTGCGTAATAGGATGTCCACCCGGACCACGGAATGTGCGCTCTTGCACAAATGGAGATGTAAAGACAAACAGGGCTACTTGTAAAGAATCTGGAACTGGGTCATCAAATCTTCTAGACCACTTACCGTTTGGCGCACCTGCAACAATAATAGGACTGTTTCCAGAGCTAGACATGTCTAATGAATATCCTAGATTTCTACCTTCTTGGTTAAGCGTCCAGTTAGTCTGTATAGCAGCGAATGGAAGATCCCTCTGATTGGCTGTCCCTTCATTCAATCTAGTAATGACGGATCTTGTCTTGCTATCTCTTCTCATTCCCTCTGGATAAGCCAGTTCTGTTACTAGAGAGAATCCAGATTTATCATCTTGCTCAGACCAATCAAAGCCGGTAGGTGCAGGATTTCTTTTGTACACAAATACTGAACCAGCTTCTCCAAGAGAATACGATCCAGTGAAATCGTGTACTTCACGATATGGCGCACCCACAAGTAAGTAGTTGCCCTTTGCTTTAACGGATGCTCCATATTCGTCACTGTAATCTCGACCAGAAGCTTCAGGAGTACTAACAACGCCAGAAGCTCCAGATATACCATCAGCAATTAACTTGATACCAGAGAAATTAACTTCATCATTAAACCCATACTCTATGCTCATTGATGCTGGAACACTTTTTCTGTCAGTGCCTCCAGACTTACCAAATATAGTCATTTCATAAGGAGAGTCAGGCACAAGTCCAGTATATTTTCTGATTCCATAGAAGTGACCACTGTATCCTACATCTGTTTTAAAGCCACTAGTAGCTAGATTAGTATACAATCGTTTAGGTCTAAATATTCCAGCTTCTACACAATCATCACCAAATGTTTCTCCGTGGATAGTAATTGGAGTCTCAGTTGCTCTTTCAAAATTGAAGTCACAGCTGCCAAATGCTGTCAAATCAACACCACGTATTTCATCATTGGCTTCTAAATATGAATAATCAGTTTCATTTGCTAGAATACCTGTTCCAACATTTTCATTAGTCCAGTTGATGAAGTTGGAAGCATTGTCTGTATTCGCCAAGAATGCGTAACTCATAGTTACAAGGTTTAGATTAGAAACTCCAGAAGGCACAACTCTAGAACCAATTACAAACAGAGGCATTTGATCTATATTTGTATCTTGTGCTGGCTGTACTGTATTCTCAGTATACAGATTCATTAACTGTGTATCTGTAGTAGGATCTGGAATTGTACCATGTACGAATAAAGATTGTTGTTGATCTGTTTCGATCACGCCATCAGAGAATGAAAATAAACCTATACTACCAGATGGTGGCAGTGGTGTGATGTCCGTAGTGACAAATAAATTCATCTCAGAACGAGCATCCAACTCTATCTTACCACCAACAAAAAGACTAATAGCAGGATTATGAGTTTGTATATGTGGCTCATGACCAAATAATTCACCAATAGAACCAAAAGAATTTAGACTTGGATCAAATGTTATACTTCCCTCGATGGTGCTAGTCACTAATGTCAAAGGTGGAATACTACCATTTATAGGATCGAGCGATACAATATTTGTACCAGAAGTGTAAAGATTAGCACTTCCACTAGCTACAGGAACAGCTTCACCGCTTGTGTATAGATTAAAGTTTCCAGAGTCTATGACATGACTATTTACAAAGAACTCTATAGCTTGATTACGAATAGTGCGACCGTCAACATAGAAAGTAAATCCAGATTCAGGGATTATTATTCCAGAAGCCAAAGCCTCTTCAGCTCTAAGATTTACAGCATGTAATTTAAGATTAGATCTAAATGATGTGCCAGATGGATATGCTAAGTCATACTGAACAAACATTTCATCTAAATCAAAATTGTAATATGCTTCAGTCTTTTCTCTATCAATTACATCGCTGTTGAAGTCAGCCCAAGGTTCTGAGTTGTCAATAAAATCTTCATAAGTGAAAGTACTGCTCAACTTTTGCCAGCAACCACTCTGCTCTAAGTAGTGTGCCTTACGATTTACTAAGCCATAATTACTTCTTTCAAGCTCACTGGTGTCGTTATATTGTGGCGCATAAAGGCTAACAATTAACTTAGGACCAGTTGTTCCATCTGACCATGTAACATTATTATCAATGTCATGTTCCATTATGGTGTCAACAACTAATCCTCTTTGTGTAAAATCGTAACCTCTCGGTAAAGATTTAGATATTCTAGGTGTGACTGCGTAAAATCTATCACTATTGTCATCTCTTGGCACACTAAGATTAAATCTTAACATGTCATTTTCTATCTGAGAATGATAAGCTAAACCTGATACATTTATAGAGCCACTTGGTAAAGCAGTATCAGTCCTTTGAGTATAACCACTACCATCATGAGATAGGTTAAAGATAACAAAATCCTTGCCTACTCTTGTTGTAAATCTATCAAACTCATGATTAAATTGACAAATCTTAAAGTCACCCAAGTGCCACTTTTCAGTTTCATCGTTTACATATTCCCAGAAATTGTATTGTCGTTTATCGTAAGTAAGACTGCCACTATCAAATGGTACTTTAAGAGTCCTGAAGTAACCAGAGGCAGAGGTTTGCTGCATTACTCTAGATTGCTCAGACGGAATCAATCCTTGAACAATATTAGCACCACTAGCATTAAATCCACCTAAACCTATGTCTGTTATAAATGCGTTAATACCTATACCAGAACCATAAGAGTGACCAGCAATGATGTCGCTATTGCCTGATTGCATGACAAAGGTATTAGATCTTGCTCTAAATATATTATCTCTAGAGGAATCATCATCAGTATATAATTTAAGATAACGACTATCATTATCATTATAAGTTAGTAGTACGCTAAGTGGATAACTATACTTACTATACAATTTTGTATCAAAGACAGAGTTAATACTACCATCAGTGGCTCTAGCATATCCAGCAAGATATCCACCACTGTAACCAAGAGCAAATTCAAGTTCTTCTCCACTATCCCATTTGGATAACAGCACCCCAGAATCCCAAAGGTTGTAAGAGCTTCCACTAATACTTATGTCAGGAGAAAATCTAACATAGGCCGAGAAACCTCCAGAAACTGGGATGCCGCTTCCAAAATTAATATTACCATCTACTCCAGATACTCTAATAGCTTTATTGAATGAATCAGAGATTCTACCTTTAAGTTCATGGTCTGATTGCACCCAATCAAGAGTTTTATATGATCGTTGCGAAGTATCAAAAATGCCACTACTGTTAAATCTAAGACCAATGTTTTCTACTATACTGGCGTTTGCGTCAGAGTTAAAGAAACCACTAGCTGCCGCAGCAGCAAAAGCACCTATTGGGTTAGACAAAACAAAATTATCTTGAACGCGAGTGAAATCATAGAAGCCACTCATGAACGGAGTTTCTAGTTCTGGATTATAAAATCCATAGCCAAACTGAACTGGGTTGAATGGACCATTTACAATCTCACCATCAACGCCTCTCCATCTTCTTGAATAATTTGTTTTAAGTGTTGATTCTTTATCTAATTCTTTATATCCATGAGGTATATTTTCTATCAAAGATGAATCTACAACTGTGATGTCTGAATTAATGTTTGTTGGAAAATCAGAAGAACCTGAAGGTAGAGCAAAGAACTCTGATCTGTGGAATGGCCTATTGTTATCTTGATGACCAACAACATGGAGAGGGAAAGCGTTGGAAGGCTTATAAGTAAATGATAAATATGCATGTGCAATTGCAGCGCCGCTGGGGAATGGGAATATATCAAGATATAAATGTTCAAAGTAACTACTATCATTGTATGTAGTACTAGCACCTAGATCAACATCATCTTCATATATTTTTAGAGGTATTGTATACTCTGCAAATTCTGTGCTATTTATAACAGGGCTTGTTGGAAGAGAATAATGATCACCACCTTCATTGTTAGTTCCAGATGTTGCGAAGTAACTAAACTTATCAGAGAAAGTTTCTGTAGATATTCCAAGATCGTCAATCCCACCAAACCCAGACTCAACTGGCATTACACCAATGCCAGAAGGATGCTCACCAGAAGCATTCTGTAGGAATCCACCTATCTTTGGAGTTATGTGGAAAAGTTTGTCATCGCTATATCCCACAACGTCTACAACAAAATCTCTAGTTCCAATTGCTTTTTTAGCTATTATCTTAAGTTCTATATCTTCTATTTGGAAGAAAGAATCTACTTCAGCAAAGTTTTTGCTTTGAGCTGTTTTCAACCCAAATCCAAACTGTCTGTCAAATTCACCATCTCTCAAGCCAAAGACAGAAGTTGGTGGTTCATGACCAAACTTTAATTTAAGTTTACCTGAGTCAGCAACGTCAGATGTCGATACTAACTCAATAAATCTACCTTGATCGCTTGACCTTAAGGATTGAGTAATTTCATTCTCAACCTCATAATTAAATACATTACTATCATTCTTCCAAACTGAATTTTCACCAGATGGGTAAATAGTAGTATCATAATTGTAAGCTAATACTTGAGATGGTAATATCTCTCTTACTGAACGTAATCCTGTTTCTTGTGATTTTATGTATACTCCAAGATCGCCATTATCTATAATTCCAGACACACCTAAAGCACCACCGCTTGCCATGATTTCTATGGCTGCTATATTCAAAGTATCATGAACATTTACGCCAGTTGGAATGCAGCTCTGGTCGTAGCCAATACTAAAGCCTTCAGTGAATGAGTCGTCATCTGGTCTGCATTGTACATCTATATCTAAATTTAATGTATAACCATTACTCATATTGAGTATGGGATAATTAGCGTTAGATGTTAGCAACTTTGCATTATTAGTTTCAGCTTCAGATATATATGTTACATAATTTTTGTAATCACTATTGTCAGTATCAGCGTCACCTATGATATCAAAATCTTTATACTTAGTAATGAGATTGCCAGAGGGATCTTCTAATCTAAGATTTGAAAGTGTGTACTTTGGTGGCACATTAGAAGAAGATGAATTGAGTGGCGCTATAGCTCTAATAATTAAGAAGCTATCACGCATAGCAGGATATGGAGGATCTACAAAACATTTGAATTTAAATGTTGTTTGTTCAGAAAGATCTCCACTTATAGCGATATTTTGGTTTTCATTTGCTACCAAGAAACTTTGTTTGAAATTGCCGGTAAATACACCTTCGTCAATATAATCTATTTTACTATCAGTATCTGTAATATCGGTGTGATTAAGAGTTTTAATAATAGTATTATTACCACTATCAAGAATTAAATCACCACTGGGATATATCTTTTTAGTAGATATAAAATCATCTAAGCTTAATAGAGAACTATAATTACCTGCAAGTTTATCGACCGTGCCAGTTTTAATACTACCTGTACCAATAGTACGAGCTATAATGTTTCCTTCAATTAAATCAATAGTAGCATTAACAAATGCGTTTTTAGATGTATTGTCTGTTGGTTGTGCGCTTATTGATAGAGATGGCTTTTTTATACTTGATATGCTTTCAAATCTATGTATAAAACTATGAAAAGTTGTAGAACCTAATAAGGATGTTTCTGTATTCAAATTTGTTAGCGCATTACCTTGAACAGATATCCCAGACAATAGCTTACTAGAGCCAGAAGGTCTACCTGTCATTTTAGCGCTGCAAAAAAAATCACTCATTTTTATACTACCATACCGTCCCGTGTTAGTGATCCATCAGGACCAACGCTGTATTCACCAATAGCGTCTGAAACGTATTGCATAATATCGTTCTTAAGATTAGCAGTTAGATTATTTATAAATGAAGTGCCAGTTAGATTGACATTAATATTAGTTGTATCTAGTTTAATTTGGAATTGTGTATTTTGTAGGTTAGAAATATTATTAGCAAGTTGTGTGTTAAAATCTCTAAGTGAAGCGCTGAATGAATTTAGGACTTCTGGGCTTACGCCCATTCCACCACCTCCACCAGCTACTGGATTTTTACTGCCCTCATGTAGATATTGAACTTGTCCTCCTCTAGACATACCCTTGGCTGTGCTTCCTCCGCTATTCATAGATTGTAATATTGAAAGGTTATTACCACGTTGCACAGCAGATCTACGAACAACAAACTCGCCCGGAGTCAACATGGCAGGAACAGTATCAGTACCCTTTGGTACAAACATTCCTTTGCTAGCATAAACCATTCCACCTTTTGCAAAACCTGCTGCTGCTAATCTTTCTTTAACAGCTTCTAATTGTGTTTCAGCTGCTTGCATTTGAAGGTTGGCAGCATCAAGCATCCTTGCCGCAGAATCAGCTTCAAGTTGAGCTGTTTCTGGTAGAGTTTGAGCTAATGCAATAATTTCTTGATTTATTGCATTTTCTTCGTCTGTTGTTCCAGCTATGACTCCAGCTTGATCAGCCATTCCAAAGCGAGATAAAGCACCAGCAGCAGCATTTTCAAGCACTCCACCACTACCGCCGATCTGTTGACCAAATACAGTCTGTACTCCAGCATTCTGCATGTTTTGTAAGTTTTGCACAGCGCCACCCATGCCAGCCATTCCGAAAGATGACATCAAATTTTGATCACCAAGGGCAGCTGCGGCAGTAGCTCCTTGAGTTGCACGACTCTTAAAGAATTCTTCAAAATCACCAGATATTAAAGATTCTAGACCTTTCTTTTCTTCAGCATTTCTAGCTTTAATTAATTCAAGTTCTCTCTGTTTTTCACTAATAAGTGCGCGGGTAAGATCAGCCTGTTCTTTTATAGCTGCGTTGAGACGATCTTGTTCGCCTTGCATCGCAGTGCCTTCCATTCTACCAATATCACCACCGCCAGCAACATTAAGTCTTGTTCCTTGTATTCTATTTGCTCTTGCTGTAATTTCATTATTTCTTTGACGTATTTCACCGGCACTACCAGTTCTCAACTGAGTTAAACCAAGGTTGGAAGTACGGGCATTAGATTGTGCTATCAAACTTTGTTGACGCTGTTGTGAGGTTACAGCTGGCCCACCAGCTTTAGCAATAATTTCAGCAGCTTCCAATTGTACCGCAATAACCTTAGCATTAGCATCAGCTAACTGATTCTCCAAAGCAATTCTCTTCTTGAGAATGCTAGCCATCTTTTGTTCAATTTCAGCAGATTTTTTTATAGCCTCTTGAAATTCTTTTAAAGACTCTTCTCCAAATTGATCAACAAGTTTCTGTAAAACACTGAAATCACCCCTATTCAATGCGTCTATATCACCTTGCTCTAGGTCAGCAGTAGATATCAAGGATTTTAGATTGTCAATCTGTGTATCAGACATTATACCTTGCATCTGCTGTCCTATTTGATCAGCAAAGGCTTGTTTTAATTCTTGTGGATTCAGAGGGCCGTCTTTTGCAGGATCAAAACTTTTCTTTAAGTTTTCAATCACACTCGGAACTGCTGCTTGTGCTGCGTTAATTCCTGTAGTAGATTCTTTAAACTTATCAATTTGATCAGCACTAGCTCCAAGATTTTCTAAGGCTCTAGCACCTGTCTGGACAGCGCCAGCAAAAACGGCAGGGTCTAAGGCTGCACCCGCAGCAGTTAGACCAGCTTGTAAAGTACCCAAAGCATTCTCAATACTACTATTATCACCTAAATCTTCAAAATTACCTAAATTGTTTAGTGCGACGATAGAAGCGTCAGCAGCGGCATTTACATTTGTAAGTCCAAGATTTAATAATTCAAATTGTTTTCTAGCTCTTTCTACATCTTTTTGTATACTATCAAAAATATCTTCTAAACTAACGCCAGCTCTATCAAACGCTGCACGTAATGCTGGATCTAAACTAGCAAAAAATCCTTGAAAGTCACCACCAGAAGCTGCCATAGCTCTTGCTTGAGCTTGAACAGCAGGCATTGCTATCTTAGTTACATCTTGATCTCTAGCTTCTTGAGCTTTTCTCTCTTCTCTTCTGACTGTGGCGGTGGTTTTTTCCATTCCAAGCATCTGTCTTATTTGACCCGGAACACCACCAAGAAAACCAAACATAGAGTCACCACCACTTGAACTTCTCTCTGATGCCGTTACTGCCTCTTTTCCTCTTCTATTAGCTTCACTAGCAGATTCAGCAGCTGCGATGGCTGGTTCCAAAAATTCTGCTATAGAAATATTACCTTTGGTATATTCTTGGGCTGCTTTAGCTGCGTCTTCATGAGCCTGAGCTAGTGCTTTTGCAGTAGCAGCTGCCTGTGCCTGAGCAGCAGCTTGAGTTTTAGCAACTTCAATACTAGGCTTTAAGACTTGAGCTATCAATAATCCAAAAGCAGCGCCTATAGCAGCGCCAATTGGACCACCAAGTAAAAAGCCAAGAACAGCGCCGCCGCCTGCACCAGCTGCCTGAATACCCACTGAATCAAATCCAGCACCCTCCACAGCGGCTCGCTCTGCCGCTGCAACATTACCGTCTTCTATGGCATATGTTAGCCTTTCAGTGACTCCATTTAATTTTTTCAATAATCCAACAAAAAGATACATACCAGCGGCAGCAATCGCTGCTGCGCCAAATGCTTGTGTAACACTGCCAACAGCTGCACCAAGCTTTCCAAACTTGTCGCCTAATACGGTAAAACCTTGTCCCTGCTTCAATGGACCCATTCTTTCCTGAATGCCAGCCATTTTTCCGAATTTAGATGTGCCTAATCTATCACCAAAATTTATACCCATTTGTTGACCGATATTAGTAAATGCCGATTTGCCTTCTCCCCCAAACAAGGCAAACATGCTGGAAACATTTGCTGCCTTAGCAAGTTCAGTAAGTCCTGTAGCAGCTGCTGTAATTGTAGTTCCAAATTCTAGAATCGAACTAGTATTTCTCATGAAAGCGCTGGTATTCTCATCAATAACTGGCATCAAAGCTTGTATAGAACCCAAAGCTAGAGTAAGACCTAAAGCACCGCTGATTCCTCCTTCTGCTTCACCACCATTCTTAAATCTTTGTACCTTACCGCCTGTAGCATATCTATTGATTTTTTTAAGATTACCATAACCAAAAGCTTCAGCAGATTTTCTATTTACAACAAATTCACCGGGAGTAAGAAGTGCTGGAACTGTGTCCGTACCAGCGCCACTAATGCCTCCACCTTTATTTCTTCTTGCGTATCTACCAGTAACGTTTGAGGGGCTAAGAGGAGATTTACCATGATCAATTAGATATCTACCAAAACCCCCAGATGTACCAGTAATTTGATCTAACAACATCTCTTCTGTTGTTTTGTTAGATGTAAGATATTGCTTATACTGATACGTACCCCTATTAGCAGCGTTACGAGCTGTTTTAGACGATGTTACTAGCGTGCTAGAAGGAATCTTAACTCCTCTACCAGCACCAGAACCTTTAGCCTTGGGAAATTCTTGTTCAGGGTTCAATGACTGTAATGCTGATAGTCTGGACTCAGCTACCCGACTAGGCTTTCCTTTGGTTTCATAAGCGTCATAACCTGCGGGTCTAAATGTTGCTCTGAATTTTTTCCCAGTAGGCGCGACCATTGCGCTAAACGTATCTCCATCATCCATTTTTATGCTTCGTTTATCTAGGCTAGCTAATTCTGCCATGCCGCCTGCTTTATATTTATTAATACTAGATAAATTTTTAGCACCAAAAGCTTGTACAGCGCTTTTACGAATTACAAACTCTCCCGGCGTAAGCATAGCTGGCACAGTATCAGAGTTTCCAGTACCGGGAACTGTACCTCCTCTATTCATACCTAAAGCTCCCTTAATACCACCAAATGCGCCTCCAAGACCCTTAGCGATCTTAATAGTAGCGAAAGCTGCGATAAGTGGAATTAATGGCTTGATAGCATCAGCGACTTTCAAAAATGCACTAGCAATGTTTAAAGCAGAATTAGCTATAAATTGAAAGCTTTTAGTTCCAGTTATTTCTCTTATTAGAGCAACAAATTCTTCTTTAGTTCTAGAAATTCTTACAGCTAAAGATAGTTGCGCAGTGGCAGCATCGTTAGCCAATGAATCAGATCCAGCAATAGCAACATTCAAAGCGTCTTGCGCTGTAGAAAACTGTTGAATTAATGGAATGACTTTACCAATTTGTCTAAACCCACCAAGTTCTTCAGCAATTTTTATAAAACTTAAATCACCAGCCTCAAGCCCAGAAAGAGCTTGACTTAATCTTTTAATAGCTTCAAAAGGTCCAACAAATTTACCATCTAAATCAGTAAGTTCAACACCAAATTGTTTTAAAAATTCTATAGTTTTTGGTCTTTGTATTCTCGTAAAGATAGTACGTAAACCAGTAGCAATACTTTCTGCTGACTCTCGGGTTGTAGCCCTAACACTAGTGAACAGCGCTATAAGTTCATTTAAATCACCACCAGCAGCTTTAAACACACCTCCAGTACGACGAATAACAGCAATCAAGTCACCTGCTTCAACAGCGAACTGACCAGCAACAGCATTTATAGCACCAAGCTGCGCTTCTAACGCTGCTGCTCCTTGCTTAAACTGATTGAAGATAGCAATAGCACCTTCAGCAGTTTGAGCAATATCGTCAAACGTAGGAGCTAAAGTGGTACGAGCTAAAGAATCTAAAGCAACTTTTGTTTCTCTTGCGTCAAGACCTGCCTGAGAAAGAATTCTAGATACATTAATTAAAGAAGTCGAAGATGCACCAAAAGCAGTGGAAAGACGAGTGATCTCACTTGTCAGACCCCTTAGCTCAGTAACAGTCTTTCCAGTAACCTGTACAACTTTAATTAATTCTCTTTCAAAATCAATTGCTTCTTTTATAGCGTTACTAAGAGTACTAGTAAATAACGTGACAGCGCGAGTGGCAATAGCTAATCCAGCATACCTTCTTATGGAGGTCTGCAATGTTTTGCCAAGACCACTAGCAGCTTGAGATGCTTGATTAGTGGCCTTAGTTATATTTTGGATTTGTTTCTGTGTTTGACTGCCACCCTGAACGTTTACATTAACATTCACACCTTTAAGTTGTTGTTGTATTTGATTAACAACTTGTCTGGCGTTTTTTGGCGCTTGTAGTTGTACTTGTGCAGTTAATACAAATTTAGACATATTATCTCTCTATTTCTGCACACTGTCCAAATACTATCCGTCCGTTTTAGTCTTAGTTTTGGTTTTAGTAGAAGTTGTTTTAGGTTCTTCGTCTATATATTTTGCAACGGTAATATACCTACCATTTTCATCTAGTAAATTACCGTCAATATCAATCCTATCTCCATCTTCATTTATATAATAGCCATCAGAATTGATAAGCCTTCCTTGTAAATCTACAGTCTGGCCTTTATCATTAATTAAAGCTCCATCTTCATTTGTAAAATGATGCTTATTTAAGAACTTGTTTTCTGGCAGCGCTTTCTCGAAATCATTGTCCAAAGAATACATCATTTCAGCCATTGCAGAAGCAGCAGCAAATGCAATCTCATCATCAGCTCTTTCCTCGTATTCTTCTAGTGTTTTATACACTTTTTCTCCATTTTCATAGTAAGTGCAACAAGCTACAAGATAGTCAAATCTAGCATTATCAGATAAAGCTTCAGCAGTATTTCCCTCTAGTCCTAACCTTTCAGAGATCAAATCTCTAAGATCTATTCTTTTTTGTCTTATTTTTATGGCGAGATCTTTACCTTGACTAGCCCTGATTTTAGCTGTTTTACCATTTCCAAGGGCTAATTCTTTTTCTAAATCTGCGATCTCTTGCTGAAGATCTGATTCTGTTTTATCTTTTTTGCTAGTCCAAATTCCACGTTTTTCCATGAAAGCTTTTAACTCTTTTTTGGTCATGATGCCATCTTCTATGCATTCTGTCCAAACTTTAGCAGCAACCCTTCCAGCCTTAGTGCTAACTGCTCCGCTGGGTCTTTTAACTAGAACTTTGACTTTTTTACCGTCTACTTCTATCTCAACACTCTTTTCTTTAATTTGTCCCATTTTAATCCTCCTTTTTAGATTTTACCATTGGAATTTTAACAGAATATCTAAGCCATTGAATGTCATACTGAGATAGTTCAGCATCAATGTTCCTAGCTTGATTATTACCCTTATCTAGTATTTCAGATCTAACTTTTTGATATAGATTTTGCATAATCGCTTTATCGTTTTCTGAGACATCATCATTGTCCCACAAAAAACTAAAATTTTCCTCTATGCTGCTCAAAGCGCCAATCATAGTAGTTTGAATTTTTTTCTTTAATATTTTAGATAATCTATCTCTAGAATCTTCTTTGAACTTTTGTTCTCTAGCTGTTTTGTAGTTTATATTACCCTGTTGTATTTTTTTAAAATCATCCATTTTTATTTTTTATCCTTTCCATTGCTTTCTTAGTAGCTTCTAGTTTTAAATCCTTTTGTACGTCAGGCAGGTTAATATGTTCTATCGGAGTACCTTTATCAACTTGAGATAGAGCATTAGATCTAGCCTTTCTTTTTATTACAGCTTCAGTATCATTATATTTTTCTATACTTTCTATTTGTTGTTTATCATTCTTGCCCATCAAAAATACTTCCTGCTTATTAGCATTATTTCCTAGCTTTTTATCAATATCTTCTTTTTCTTTATCGGCTTTAGCCTTTCTGTGTTGAACTATAAACCATCCATCCAATAGATCTTCATCTTCTATAACAAAACTAGGTGGACAATCTGGAGATTCATAAACACTATCATATGTTTGAGACCACATGAGTAATGTTTTTTGGCATATGTTTAATTCATCATTGTAAAACAATTTAACATCACACTTCTTTGAAGAATTCCAAAGAGAAGACCAAGGCTCATTCGTAGCCAGATCTCTAAGTTCTCTTGATGGAGTAGAAGCAGCTTGCCATAAAACCATAGCTCTGTCCAAAGACAAACCATTATCGTTGTCATACTTATAAAGTTTATCATCTTTGTAAGAACAGTTTCTAATCATCCAAGAAACTTTCTCAGTTTGAGCTAAACCTTCACAGCTATTTTCGTAGTAAGAAGTTTTTTTTAGTATCAATTTTTGTGATTCCGATTCTGCTTTCCTTAAATATAATCTAATTTTATTATATTTCTTTTTTTCGTGACGATTCTCATACATCGCTACTTTAAACTTTTCTATTTCCTCAGTAAATAATTTTATTCTTCCCTCTTCCGTTCCAGACCATATATTTTTTTCTATCAACCACTCCATGATTTGATCGTGTGTTTTAAAACCATCTGTAACAGCTTCTTCGTAAGCTTTATTGTACACATAGCATGACTCAACGCATTGATCAATAGTAAGTGGATTAACAATTATGTTTTCTGGTAGAAATACTTTGCCAGTTCTAAGTTTATAAATTAAAAACTCCCGCTCATGGTGCTTCATTACAAAACCTCACTTACGGGAGTTCATAGAGTTGTTTCCTTTATAATCCTGAATTAAACTGTTAATTCAGTTATTCATTCTCAACGTCAAGGAGTCCGAGGTTGAGATTGAGGTCAAACGTAAATGTATACGTTCTGACCAATGTGCTACCACTTAGAGACTGAGTTTTAGCAGTTCTAACTTGAGTAGCATCACCACTATTAACCACTTGGTGAAAATGTTCACAAAGGTTGAACATTACTTCTGAACCGTCTGCTCCACTAATGTCACCACTAGCCATGTTTCCACCGAAAGCAGCTCCACCAGCTACTAGGACATGAGCCAATTGGTGTCCAGAAGCAGCTGACTGAAACAAACCACTAGGGGCTGTAAAAAGATCTATTTTTCTACCCATTGTAAAAATCTCCTATGTTTATATAAGTGTTATGTAGAGGATGCTGTGAAACTATTATAAGCAACCACATTGTAAGTAACAGTGGCATTGCCTCCACCGGCATCGCCCCCACCAAATTGGATTCCAGTAACTCTTGCGTCTGGTATGCTATAGCTATGCGTTAGCAGTCCACCAGCGTTTGCGCTAACAGAATAAGTCGCTCCTGAAGTTACATCTGTTGCCGTTCCATCATTAAAGATAAGGCTATCAGTTACTGTAGCGTCAGTAGCATTATAAACAAACTCAGCGGTTGACTCAACTGGGAAGCTTGCTGCTCTATAATAAGGTGTCTTTTGACCAAGCTGGAGCAAATCTTCTCTACCAAAGTCAATTGAGAATGTACAGCTTTGGAAATGATTTCCAGCGGGAGCCGCGCTTACGGTAACGTCTTTTCTTTGAACTACTGGTCCATCTGTATCAACAGTCATAGCGTGAGTAACTGGAGTACTCCAATCCTTTGCGTTACCAACTAGAGTAATCGACTCTGTACTTGGTCCCTCAAGATTGAAATTTACACTGTAATTACTCAAATACAGGCCGGTGCATTTTACAGAAGCTGTAGCGGAACCAGCTACGCCAATGCTACCACCAGCAGCTGGCTGGAATGCGTCATCATATACGCTGATTTCTGCTGTTTTTCTGGCAGCAGCGATTGTAGCCAAAGAAGAGCCAAACATAGAATACATGTTTCCTGTATTACCATCTAGCACTCTTTCGATTGAAATTTCTACATCTGGAATTCCTTCGAGATTTTCGTAGATCTCGATCTGTCCTAGCTGGAATACCTGATCAAAAGCAAAATTGGTGTTTAGTCCAACTGACTGTACGCCCGTCAGGACGTTACCACCTAAGCTTACAGATTGACAGGCATAGAATATTCTATTACTAGCCATGTTCGTTTACTCCTATCATGATATAAAGGAAACTCTAACTACATATACACAAAAACGCTAGATATTCGTATTTATAGTCTCTAGCGTAGATCTTACAATTCCAGCATAAAACCTAGAATTTATCAATTCCATGCCCTGAACCACAGAATTTGTAAACATGGCATCTTTACCTGAATTATAATCATTAACTATGTCTGGATATCTTAAAGCTCCAGAAACTGGAACGCCCTTATAATCTAGGGGAAAAGCGCCACTTGAAGCTAAAGTATCATTATCAAATAATGCAAAAACCTTGTCATTTTGGAATGACACGATATCCACTAATTTGTTTCTAGTCATCTCATCTTCTGCTATACAGTGAAATAGCACATCTGTTCTAACGTACTGACCTCCACCAAGCTGATATCCTCGAAAAGTCCTGCGTGGAACAACTTCTATTGCTATAGCTGGAAGTTGGACTTTGAGTTCAGCAGGCAACGTAAAATCGCTATTACTAGAGCTATTTACATCTAACGACCTATATTGTATTTCTCTGAGCCAAGGTAAGGAATTAGCATATATAACATTAATATATTTATAACTATGTTCAACTTGTACATTGCTCGTCGTAGGTATAGCGGAATCAAAAACTACTCTGCCATTGAAATAATCTATATAATGAGCGTAAGTACCTTCTCCGCTTGTGGGGTGAAAGGTGTCATCTACATATACTCCAGATATTCCGGGGTGAGCATGATCTGTTCCTACAATTGGGGCTGTCATGCCAGAAGGAGCAATTCCACTCTGCCAAACCCAGTTTTTTCTAAATCCTTCCCAAGCCCTACCAGATGCAAAACTTTGACTTTTTGAAAGAGTAAGTTTGCTGTAATCTGTGCCAGCGTTTGAAGTTTCACCCTTGGTTGTATTAAAATAATTACCTTTTTCTAACAAGCCCCAATCAAAGAACTCAATTAGATTATCTTGTAATTCATTATTTAGTGTAGTTTCAAATACTGTGCTGAAACCTTTTAAATAGCTCACCGTAATATATCCTCTATTATCTTGGTTAGAAAAATATCTGTCTGACGAGTTACAATAGATCTAGTTATAAAATTGTCATCTGGAACTCCAGCAAATGCTGGGGGAACTCTAAAAGATCCACCCTTCTCCATAGTCCCTAATCCAGTTCTACCGAGACCACTTTCTGGTGAATAATCGTAACCTACCACAATAATTCTATCCCCAAACTCTAACAGCCATCTCAGCCAGTGTAAAACGCCACCATCTATAACCGTATTCCCAGTGGATAGAGAAAGAAGATTCGCAAAGTTAGAAGGTTGAACATATATTTCTATGTCGCCTTTTAATTTAGCATTGTATTTTGTTACATTAACTTTTACAGAACTTTCTACTGCGCTAACTATATCTTCTACAGCAGAAACAGGATCAAGTACACCTAAAGCTCCCTGAAGATATCCACCTCTTAATTCTATCATTTCATAACTATTATTTATTTGTATTCCTACATATTCCTTAATCTTCCTTTCTAATGTAGCTTTTGCGTTTGATAGCTTCTTATTTAAATGTTCTGCTATGGCAGCATTGATGTCTGCTTCTATATCTTTTACGCTGTCTACTAACTTTAAAGTAATCATTATGCTCGTTTCCACATGATAGCAAAATAACGGTCTTGTTTAAGTCCCAAAGGTATGTGTTCGCCATTTCTGACAAACCTTTGTTCTTTGACATCTTTAATTCCTGAATGTACTATCAACTCTTTAGCTCTCAAAACATTTGCAAGATTTGACATTAAGCCTATGGTTTGAATTGATCCGTCAGGTATTTGTATGGCATCAGTAATTCCTGTCCATTGTTTTTTGTCCCAATAAACTTTTAGTTTTATATCGGTTAATACTTCAGTTTCTACAATTGTGACAGTGCCTCTATCTCTGTCTCCACCGCCTCTTCTGTGATCATTGATAGTGTTCACATCGGGCAAGTTGTTATCTGGATTATATACTATTTTTTCTTTTTTCTCAATAGAAACTAATTGACATGTGACACCAAAGATGTCAAACGTAGAATCTATAACTTCAAAGTATTTATCAAATACAGATTGTGGTACATTAATTGCCATAAATCACCATACAGTTAGTGCCGCTCTTTTCCACATATATCCAGATGGTGCAGAGCCGCTAGGTACAAAAGCATAAATATAATTTGAGTCAAAGACAAGATCACCAGAGTTTCCGGGTGTGTAAGAACTAGTTGCTGGTGTTTTATTGTATGGAATTGTTTGAACTTGTATTTGACCAGACATTGCCGCATGATTCTGACAGTTATACCATAAAACACTTGGTGCATTTTGAGGTACGGTAAATCTAAGTATACCATTACCTATACCATTATTATAGACACCGCTATCTTCAGTTAGTGCTACGCCAGAAACGCCTTCATAATCCCCAGCTTTAGGCTCTGTAGTAATGAAGAATGTATGAGTGCCTACATTTAAATTAAAATCATAAGTCATACCTCTATATAATTTTAATGCAGGATCGTCTACATTTTGAAAACCCATACCATTGAAACGGTAAGCTGAAGATCCATTGTTAGTAACGTTAAATGTATTGATAGCTGGAAGACCGCCACTTCCTAAAATTTCTACACCTTGTATAGTACCTGAAGAATTGAGATTTTGAGTATTCAACGTATCGCTAGTATTATCAAACACAAAAGAAAAATTTGTATCAATCCCAACTGCACCACTATCTGCAATACTAGCTACAAATGGAACACCACTTAGATTTGGTTCAAGATTAAATCCTTTAACGTCAGGACCGGCGATTTTATGCTTACCAAGTTGAACCAAGATAGAACCGTTGCTGGAATGTGACCGGATGACAAAACCAATCGGTACTCTGTAATCTGGAAGTGATGGCATAGCATTTCCAGAACTTGTCACCAAAGCGCCAGAGGTTGATGGTGATAAAAATAGCTCATCAGCCGTATTAAAGTTTGAAGTGTCTAAATTTCTAATTACGCCATCAGTATTAACATAACCGAAAGAATTATGTGAAATATCATGAGCTGTTAATCCAATAACATTTGAAAGAAATTCACCACTTCCTATTGCTTCGTCTATTTCAGGAGCCTCGTTATTATGAGAACCTATTATTCTTACTGCATTACCTTTAGATATAGTAAATCCAGTATTATTTCTAACTCTCATCAATAAATCTCTACCAATGTGCTGCCTAATAGAAGACTCATCATTGTAGACAACTAGAGAGTGAAGATCTGCATCATACCATACTAAACCCTCACCATGAGAAGGATAATCTGCTTCAGCTTTTAATGTCATGTGCATAACGTCAGGATCGCAAATGCCACTAACAACATTAATCTTATTATTCAGTATACCAGACGCTTGATCTAAGAACGGATAATCATCTTTAGCTAAGGCTCTAAAATTTGGATAATCAGTACAGTCTCCACAACCACTTGGTGGACCAGCAAAAACAGTTCCTTCGTTTTGTTGTTTTAGCCAGAAATATTGATTAACCACCCCACTAAGTTCTATGACCGCTTCAATGTTAGAGTCACCTAAAAGATTTTTATTAAAAGGATCTGTTTGAGAGCCACTAGGAAAGAGAACTCCAGAAGTTCCAACAATTATACCAGAGCTTCTAATTGAAGATTCAAACTCGCTACCTCCAACATCTATTGCATACTGAGGAGTTGATGTATTTATACCGAGTCTATTATTAGATCTATCCCATATAAAATTGCTATTGTAATCTAAAGTATGAGCAGATCCCCAAATAGCCACACCGCTGTCTTGCGCAACATTAAGATCATCTAACCCAGAACCGCTTAGTATAGCATGAGTAGCAGGATATGTGGAGTAAATTTCTTTTATTCCAGCGCTAAAGCTAACTTTATTATCACTGTTTGAACTTCTTAACGGATGTCTGACGATGCCAGTATGGTAAGTGCCAGACCCAACCTCATAGTCAACACCATCGGTCACTGCATAGAATAACCTATCTCCACTAGTGTAGATGGAGCTAAAACTAGAGAATCCATTAGGAGGCCCAGACAGAGTAAAGTCATTAGTACCTTCAGTATACGTAAGTTCCTTTACTCTATCATATAAATTAATACGAGAGTCTGGCATGTTATACCCTTATTATGTAAAGTTCGTAATAGTAACAGAAGCTTCTGGTACAACTCCACTTTGATGTCCAAATATGACGACATCATTAACTCTTGAATTAACGAATTCACCATTGTCATTTCTAACAGCTAAAGTAAAGAAGTCAGAATTTCTAACGACTACAGCTGGTGTAACCAAGTCCATACTTTGTGGTCCAGAATTAGAAGTAGTACCATTTGCATGAGCAACTACCGTGTAATCGGTAGATCCATCTGCTACTAGTCCAGACTTAAAGTATATCTTATAAGTTCCAGCACCACTAGCCTCAATTGCTGACACATTGTAAGCACTATTAACAGTGATACCGCTAAGACCACTATCACTCAAAGAACCATTGAGGTAAGCTGCTCCGTTGAAACTAATCCAAGCCAACGCAGTACTTTTAGCAGTGTGTAGAGTTGATTTGTCATAGTCAAACTCAAACTGAGAGTAAGTAGTATCAGTTCCACCGTAATTTCCACTACCAACATGAATTATTTCGCCATACTTGCCAGTGTCTGGGTTCGTTGTTTCAAAACCCAAACCGTGATTATTAAATGTGATTCCAAGATCTACTAAACCTTTGTTACCACTGCAATTAATCCAACCTTGATTATTACCAATCAAAGTATTGTCGATATTATTATAGATATCACCTAGACCTATATTGCCAAGAAATGTTCTCACGCCGCTAGTTGGAACATAAGCGTCATGATCATCCCCAGTTAGACCAGCTAAACCGCTATGCTGAATCTCTCCAACACCTCTAAACGGTATAGTTTGTATCTTGTTAGCTTCTGAATATCCAGATGTATCAGAGGTGTCAAATTTGACTCCACTTTCTGCGACTATTCGTGCAGCAAAGATAACAGATTGATTATTACCATTAATCTTATGAGTCTGGAAGTCTCCACTAGCTACTATTGGAACAATAGAGTCAACTGTATCAACCATATTGTTTCTAATATCAGCAGCAGAGATTGATCCAGCGTTATTGTCAGCTATGTCAGTATTTATGCTACTAACTAGATCGCTAGCGTTTTGAATTGCCATTTTCTATTCTCCCTTTAGTAACCGAAGTATCCACCTCTAAAATCGTAATTATTATGAGTCCTAGTAACGAAATCACTACCCGGACTGTAAGGACCAAGTATAGCTTGACCCGCTAGACTTCCACCAGCAACATAATCGTATGTGAGCTGATCGTATTTTTCGCACAAATCTTTGTATAATACATTTAACGTATTTGCGACACCTCTCAAGTCTATTGCAGAAGGTCCGTCCTTAATTGATATCGCATTGGAAGCCTCTGATCTAACTTCACTGCCAATTATTACACAGGCAGTTTTTAGCGTAGTTAAATTTATAAAAGCATTATCTTTTGTGTCAGTATCTGTAGGATCAGGTGTCAATGTAGATTGTTCGACATTAACAACGTAATCATTGTCAAAATCCATGTCTTGAGAAACAAGTTGTGCAGCCACTAGTATTGTTGTCTCTAATCTAGAAACAGAGTACTTATAATTAGTTTGGTCTACGTCATTTATCATATGACGAACCATAGTTGAAATTTGACCTTGCCAAGACATATTTGCACCTACAGATTATAGTTTGTTTTAAAATTGTAAATATCAGTATAGAAAGTTCCGCTAGTAGGGATTACTATTTTAGCTTGAAGTTTGTAGTGTCCAGCTTCGTCCAAATCTCCAGAAACAGTGTCGTAATACATTTTGCCATCAGTGCCATCTCCAGTGAGAACGCCACTACGAACGATAACTTCATCGTCTGGTTTTCTGAAAATAACGTCTTTTGTAGTAGCTCCAGATATATTGATACCACTACCGCCCTCTTGTATGGTAATGGAAAATCTAGTGCCAATATTGCCAACATGTATTTCGCTAGGCATATTTTACCTCAATAAAGTTACTTCTTGAGTCTTGACTATTATTAATGTTATTTCTACAGTTTTCATGTAATTCTCTCATTTTAAGGCATTTATACAATAATATATACACCGATTAATCGCAGGAACAAGGTCTAACCGTGAAAGTGAAAAGTGCCGATGCTGCATCTTGTCTCCCGTACTTATCTTTTGCTAGCACTCTAGCGCGAATACGACCACCATTAGAAGGTAGCGACGAAAATCCATTATAGTAAATACCACTACCATCTAACACAAAACTTTGATTATTAGAATACGCTGGATCAAGCTCAAAAACTACATGGTCATCCCGAGTGCCTTCACAAAAAGTTGTTAAATCTACGTAAAGATAACCTAGAAGTTGTTGTTGACCATAATTAGGACAGCTCATATTATACTCCTACTTTTTTAGCTCTGCTAATTGCTAACTTTAATATTTTTTTAGCTCCAAATCTTAAGAATGGTAAACGTCTTTTTTTAGCCTCTTCCTCAAGCCAATCTAGTATAATTTTTTGATTTTCTTCACACCACTCAATTCCCTTTTTATCCATAACTTTCGCTTTTTGATTACAACTGCAATTGGGAGTTGCCCTAATTCCTATGTAAGACAGTAGTTTTTTAAGCTCAGTCCCAACGCCGCTAGAAGACTCGTCTTCTTTAGGAAGATTTGGAGGTTTTGCTGGAAATTCTACATGAGAATCTTTTATTTTATTATCTACATCAGCATATTCTTGAGAATTCTCTCCATACTTATCAGCTATAAAATTTCTTTGGAAAATATTGACAGCTTCCTCATTTCCCACAATTGACATATCATTTGGTATACTATCATCTCCATCAAATAATTTTGGAGGATATACCGGATTCTCTGTATCCACTGTCCATACAGGACCGTCCATGTCAACAATACAAGCTGACGAGGACTCAATAGTTACAGCATATTTTCCACACAATTTACAAAATTCCATTCTATCCATTTTTCTATACATGTTAATACCCTTTCTTTTTAAATTAATATCCAACCTTCACCAAACGCTTGTTCGCAATCATAATTACTCAAATACCCCGGTTCGTCTCCACATCCATCAAAATAACCCGGATCACCACTCCCATCGTAATCTCCTTTCATACAACTTGGAGTGCTGCACTGACAACCATCATACGCTGGACCAATATTGTCATCACATGCTTCACACATGGTTTGTCCAGCATCCACTGCATCTTTTACGGATTGAGGCCAGCAACATTCGCGCGGTCCATAATAATCATTGTGAACATCGGTAGCAGTCGTCCACCCCCCACAATCTCTTTCACAATCAAAATCATAATTATAGAAATGTCCCCCGAAGTTGGCATCACATGCTTCATCAGTATCGCCCCCAGAAGCGCTTCCGGGCTGACTGATTGATGGGCAGCCACAATATTCATCACTTGTACTATAACTCAAAGTCCATAAAGGAGGACCAGAAGGGCAAGCTGATGTACTAATAACAGTTCCAAAACTTACGCTAGCGGCAGTGCAATTTGTGCAGTTTCCACCAATTTGCCAGCCATCACAAGCTACCCCATCATAAGATTGACCACCAGCCTTAGCGTTACATAAAAAGAATTTTTGATAATATGGTGCATCAGGACCATTATTACCAACAACTTTAGTAGCACTCCAGCTACAAGTTTCACTTTCATAAGCCCATTGATGTCTTGCGCTATCAGCTGTACAATTTGCAAAAGGACCAAAGAATCCACTCCCGTCCCAACTTCCCTGTTCGTTATCATCACAGCCACATGAAACACCACTACATTCATCATCAGGTGGATCGAAAGCTGTTGTGGTTGGTCCCGCTGTTGTTGCTGCTGCTGTTGTGGTTGTTGCTGCCGCTGTGGTTGATGTTGTTGGCGCTGCTGTTGTTGATGTTGTTGGTGCTGCTGTTGTTGATGTTGTTGGCGCTGCTGTTGTGGTTGTTGCTGCTCCTGTTGTGGTTGCTGCTCCTGTTGTTGATGTTGTTGGCGCTGCTGTGGTTGTTGTTGGTGTCGGTGTTGTTGATGTTTCTGTTGTTGATGTTCCTGTCGTTGACGTTGACGTTGATGTTGAAGTTGATGTTGAAGTTGATGTTGAAGTTGATGTTGAAGTTGATGTTGAAGTTGATGTTGGTGCTTCCGTTGTAGTTGGCGCTAATGTTGTTGTTGGTGCTTCTGTGCTTGTTGGTGGTGGTGTTCCCATAGTTGAGCAGGGCTTATAACTAGTTAAGCAAGAAATATAAGCTAAAACACCAGTGTTTTCTCCCCTTCTTGTGATGGCAACTTCAATTACCTCATATACAGGTGTAGGAGGATAACTTTCAAAATAGATACCATTCCATTTAAAACACATTCCGGGGAAAGCAGGTTGATCAGGACATTCTGGAGGTGCAGGGCATAATGAACCTGCTGGACAAGACCAATCAATAATGCACCCATTGCTATCTCTTATGGGGTCAGGAGCTATTGCAGATCCAATAACTCCAGTTCTTGGATCGCACTCTTCAAAACAACCGGGTTGATCAGGTACTGGAGGACATGGGGCGCGAGTTGTAACAGGTGGCGGGGTAGTAGGAGGAGAAGGATCAAGACAGGGATCACCGTCTGGACATGTACAATTTTTTGGGCAACCTCTATTATCAAAAGTATATTCCCCTTCATTCCATCTATTTGCTGATTCATCATAACAATATTGCATTGGAACTAAACCGCATGGAACCGTAGGGTCTTGAGGAGGGCTACCATCTGGACAAGTATAACCTATTATACATCTACGTCCTTCATCACCAAAAACTGGACCATATATAGGATCAGCTTGCACTATATCCCCATTTTCGTCAACACAAGTTTCCACTGGTATATCTCGGCAATGTGGAGGTTGTGGCCTTGGAGGTTCTGGATCTTCACCAGTAGGGCAATCTTTAAATCCAATCACACATAGATTTTTATCAAGTATGGGGTCTGCTGGAGTCCATAGACCTGTTAAGGGATCGTAGCAATACTCCCACTCATCTACATCGTCACTGCAAGGATTAGGTGCTGGGTCCGGTGGATCGCCATCTTCACATAGAAATCCAATAATACAGCCTGTCCCCTCATTTATTACAGGTGTAGCTGGAGTCCAACTATTTGTAGTTGGGTCATAGCAATACTGCTGATCTATTGGTCTACATTCTGGAGGAGGTGGTACGGGATCGTTATCTTCATCTATACAATTTTGATCAGTTATACATCCTGTAACTTGATCTATTTCTGGAGTAGCGGGAAAAATTTCACCTGTTTCGGGATCATAACAATACTCTTGCAATACATTGTCTTGACAACCTTCTGGTGGATCTACCGGAGGGCTTCCATCTGGGCATGTGTAACCAGTGACACATCCTTGTTCATCCAGTGTTGGTGTTGCAGGAGTCTTGAAACCATCTTCGTCCACACAGTACTTTGTCTCTATTTCGCAAGGCGATGGAGGCAATGGAGGAAACGGATCTTCTGGATCTCCATCATCATCTCTGTCTTCGCAAATTTGATCAATTATACATCCGTTTGAATCCAAAACTGGAGTTGCAAAATATATCTCGTTTGTTGTTGAGTCCAAACAGTAATGTTGTAAAACAGTAGGACAATCATCTGAAGGATCTCTAGGAGGGCCTCCATCTGTGCAGAAAAAGCCAGTAATACATCCTCTTTCGTCCACTCTCGGTGTTGCAGGAACTTCGTTTCCATTTTCATCTAAACATACTTTCATAGGAAAAGTAGGACATGGAGTAGGTGGAAATGGAGTATCTGGTTCACCATCGCCATCCCTATCTTCACAAGTGGGATCAGTTGGACATCCATCCGGCCCTACTGCTGAATCTGGGATATATATTTCACCTGTTGTTGGGTCTTGGCAGTATGTCTGTAATATAATAGGACAATCACCATCTGGATCTCTAGGAGGGCTTGGTTCAGGACAAGTATATCCAGTAATACAACCTCTATAGTCTGTTATAGGTGTTGCAGGAATTTCTTTTCCATTTATGTCAAAGCATATTTTGACTTCAACATCTTCACACGGACTAGGTGGAAACGGGCCATCAGGATTGCCATCGCCATCCCTGTCTTCACAAGTTCCTTGAACTGGACATCCGTTTTCGTCCAACCTTGAAGTTGGTAGATATATTTCACCAGTTGTTTTGTCGTAACAATACTGCTGTGCCCAGCGCCCATCTGGAGACGGACAGGAATCTGGTGGGTCAATTGGAGTGCCTCCATCCACACATCTATAGTCTACAACACAGCCGGTAACAGAGTCTACTACGGGTAATGCAGGAACTTTAGTTCCATTGCTTAAGATGCATATTTGCTTCTGAATGTCCTGACACGGAATAGGTGGAAACGGGCCATCAGGATTGCCATCGCCATCCCTGTCTTCACAAGTTCCTTGAACTGGACATCCATCTGGACCGATTGCTAAATCTGGAATATATATCTGACCCGTTGTTGGGTCATAACAATATTGTTGTAAAATTACAGGACAGTTATCATCTGGATCTCTAGGAGGGCTTGCGTCTGGACAAAAGTAGCCAACAACGCATCCATTATCTATTATAGGTGTTGCTGGAATTTCATTGCCATCTACATCAAGACATATTTTTATTTCAATGTCATCACATGGAATGGGTGGAATCGGAATTTCTGGATCACCGTCACCGTCTCTATCTTCGCAAATCCCTTCGGTGGGACATCCATCTGGGCCTATTTGTGGAGCAGCAAAATATAATTCACCTGTTACTGGGTCTAAGCAGTATTTTTGAAGAATAATAGGACATTCATCTGGAGGATCTACAGGAGGACCAGCTGGACATGTATAACCAGTAACACAACCATTTGAATCTACTGTGGGTATTGCTGGAATTTCATTTCCATTTTCATCCAAACATATTTTAATTTCAACGTCATCACATGGATGAGGTGGAAACGGATTATCAAGACGACATTCAAAATCAATAACACAACCATCTTCATTAAGAACTGGAATGCCGGGGACTATATTGCCATCATCGTCAAAACAGTATTTAGTATCAATGTCATCACACTCTGGAGGCACAGGATCTGTAGGAGGTGGAAATGGACCAAAATCACCGTCATCACATTCAAAATCAATAGCACAACCAAAGTAAGGTGAGTTGGGATCTGTGTCTCTCACCGGCCTTGCATGATAAAAACTTCCATCTGGACCTTTACAAAGAACATCTATAGGTATATCAGGACAATGTGGAGGTTGGACAGGGCCAGTAGTTCTTGTTGTTGTTGTAACTTCAGAAGTAGTAGTCACAACTGGTGGTTCTTCTGGATCTGGAGGTCTACATGGATCACCAACCAAAGGCACGCGACCAAATAACCTTAATGTATAAGAGTAATCACTATATAGTGCAAAAGTGCGTCCATAAGCAGTTACATTTGCAAAGAAAGCTACTTTTATTATTTCTTCATTAAAATTACTTAATATAAATGTATCCAAATACGGATAGTTATTTAAAGGGGAGGTAGTAGGTATATTTATTGTTTTAAACGCTCGCCATGTACCTTGACCTCTGCCATCCAATCTGTAAAAAGTGATTCCGTCAATCTTACAAGTATCGCAACCGCCGTAATTTGGATTAGTTATTCTTACCCTATTAGAATTACAGTAAGGTGGTACTGGAGTATAACTTAGGTCTTCTGCAATTAAGGGTGTTGAAGGTGGGTTTTTATCATTACAAACCACGCCGTTGCCAACTTTCTGAATCTTTATACTTTCAATCAAAGAAGGGCAACAAGCAAGATGATTATCGTCGCAAATGCTTTCTACTTTTAATATCACAAAAGAATTTTGCAAGTCTATGCTTTTATCTATTATATCACAAGACTGAAATTCTATATTATCTAACCTTCCAAATTCACCATCATAAGAAAAACTCTTAGTGGCTATTACAGATTGATCTGGTGATAAAATACTAAATTGTAAGTTTTTAGCAAGAAGTAGTTTATCAGATACTTCAGTGTCAAATAATTCAGATGCTGTTAACTTAATGTTATTAGGCTTTAGTTCAGAGCCATGAGAAAAATCTACAGATGCAGAGGAGAACAGTTGATTTTTAGAATTAACAGATACTTCATTTTTATGTATGAAATTTCCAGAAGCAACATTATTTATAGTAACTGTTAAATCTGTTCCTGAAGGCAGGGCTATTTCACCACAAGTACATCTAGAGTCATCACTTCTAAGATTGTACCTTATGTTGTTATCTTTTAAAGAGAGATAACCACGATACATGCATTGATCAACAAAATATCTTTCTGGATTTACAACATACTTTCTCTTGCTTGCGTGGGGATCTACAGTGGTTGTAGTTGTAGAAGTTGTTGTAACAGTTTGGTATTTAAGGAAAGGATCTGCTGGTGGATCGCACCTTTTCCGTTGTGGGTGAATTCCCATAAAATATTCCTTTACTTACAACAGCTACCGCAAGCTATATCTTCATTATTAATAAAAATAGGTCTATATTGTGAATTTATATTTAAGGCTACAACAAAGTCCCCAGATGATATGTGTAAATTTTTATCTCTATTGACAATGTATATTCTTTCATTGCTAGGTTCTATTTCTAAAATTCCACTTGTGGGTGAACCATAAGAACTAGGTGTAGCTATACCTGTCTTCATGAAACCTTCTACCGCAAAAGGAACCATTCCAGAAAGTGTTGGTAGAGCATTGGTTTCTACAGAAGTACCATCCCTGAACCTAACAGCACCAAGTAACTTAAGATCTCCAGATAGAGAAGCGAAAGGTCTAGCAATACTAGGAGCTTCAAAACTAGGAGCAAACTCAACCCCAGACATTTCTGGAGCAGAGTGATCAAAAGTCATAAGATCATGAGAGCCGTGAAGACCGCTACCAGTAAATCTAAGATGAAGATCATAAGGAACTCTATAAGAATCTTTAATTTCTGTTTCTATCATGTCATGCGTAAACTTTAGATACTCAGTCCTAGTAGGATCTTCAGCCATCAAAGTCGCACCCTTCGCAGTCATAGCATAGCTACCATGTAATCCACTAACGGTAATATCATTATTATTTCCAATTTGGAAACCATTATCACCTATGGCTGGAAGATTATTACCTATAGAAATTACATTCATGTTGGCAGCATTTGAACTAATATTACTACCAAGGAATATATTACCACTTCCAACTGACAAGGTATTTACATTGTTATTTCCAAGGATTGTATTGCCAGAAGCTAGAGTAAAACCGTTAGCAGAATTGTGTCCAACAACAATATTGCCAGAACCTATTGCGCTAGACTTGGAGGAGCTGCTACCAATCACTGTGTTTCCAGAACCTGTAGCAATCCCTTCTGCTGACCTAAAGCCAACAGCGACATTGTTAGAGCCAGTTAAAATACCACTCAAAGCTCCATAACCATAGGCAGTATTTCTAACACCAGAGATAGCAGATCTATTAAGAGGAGAAAGTATACCAGCAAAGGTATTACCACTGTCCATAGTGTCTGTGAACACTAAGTTATCTTGTGAATCAAATCTACTTCTTGTTACAGTTGCTATGTTTCCACTACTATCTAAGAACTGAAGCTTTTGAGATCTATTAGGTATAAAATCATATTTTACATAAAGTCTACCAAAACCACTATCGTATATTGGATTGATAGTAAGGTTATCATCCATAACTTCATGCATCTTGATCACACCGCTTGGATGACCAGATCCACCAATAGTTAATAATTCACTAAGCTCTCCAACCCCACTAGAGCAAATGCCAACATAGCCACTTTCTGATATAGCTGTAGCCATTACACCGCTAGTAGTTTGATAGATTGTTATACTACCAAGCTTATCGACAGAATCATACTTTACTTCTAGCCCATCCGATACGCAATTGTTTCCTGTAAGTAATTGCAAAGCACTGCTAACGTCACCAGCGTTTTCAGCAGTAATTCTTGCTTCTGCATTAGTGTCAGATCTAACGTTAAATATTGTCGCTGGAGTAAGTGAAAATCCAGCACCCTCATGATCAAAATTATTTATACCAAAAACACCCTTATCACTAGCGCTATTCGGTTTTTTCATTAACATGAAATGATTAGTAGAATATGAATCATTGTCATATGAACTAAATACTAGTCTATCGGTATTCAAACCTTCAGAGTCAAGAGTTTGATCATCAACATAAGTTATTTCAAATCCCTGTAAGAAATCCTTAAGATTTTCTCCAGAATTTAAAACTTTGTTACCAGTTAAAAATCTTTGGATAACATTGATGTCCCCAGACTCTGGAGCGGCGATGGTAAAGATGTAGTCGTTATTAACACCAGAATTTGCTAATAAATTAAAATCACCAAGTCCAGCGTAATCACCACTATTGTCTACAATGTTTTCTTTAGCTATGAATGCTCTGCCACTCTCCAAGAATAAACCTTTACATTCATTGAACAAAGGTCCATATCCATAATGTAATAAAGATACATTTCCGCTATCTAGAACTCTACCAGTTTTAACATGGCATCCACTGCCCATATGCAAGCTAATATTACTATTCCAACTAGACCTAGTATAAAGAGTGTCTTCGTCTAGGCAGTCTGCTAGAAGTGGATCTAAGCTAGTGCTTGGCTTGAAGATAAATTCATATTCTCTAAACTCAGCTGGAGAAGTACCACTTCCTCTAGCTATAAATCCAGCGCCTTCTAGTTCAGCATCTGTAAGATAGCCCTGTGGGTGATTTGTCTCAGGATCGAACAAAACATTAAAATTAATACCACTGACTGTACCGCCATCAATCGTATCGAAAGTGCCACTAGAAGCTAAATGTATAGTTTTAGTGAGGTAATGGCTTTGCTGAGTTGCTACAAAGGATTCTAACTCAGTAATACCGCTAACAGTAAGATTATTACCAATGTGTACATTTGAAGATATATTGGCGTTTTTAGTCCACAGGTCTTTCCATTCGTGATGACCATATCCTAGATCGTATGTTTGAGATGTGCCAAACGGAACGAAGTCTCCAGAAGAAATTAAATATGGATCATAATCAAAAAACTGGGTGATTAAGGATTCGCTAGATATAAGGGCAGAACCACTCATGACTACACCATGAGACAAATATAGTTTATCCCAATAGTAAGATGAGTGACCAAGATTAAAATCACGATCCATAGAAGGAGATATATTACCGCTTGTCTGTAATGTTCCTACTTCCTTGCTATGAAGACCTCTAGTTCCAACACCCAAAATTAAATTATTATTTGTTAGATCGCCATAAACAAGCGGCGTTAAGCCTGTACCTTCAGGATTTGAACAAACGAAACTATGATCGACGGCGTGTGAGCCAATGTACAATTTATAGTCTGTACCTGTTGCAGCATAATATCCAGCTCCTTGCCCTATTGCTATGTTCCAATTGCCATTCTTGTTTCTGCTTAAAGAGTGAGAACCTACGCCTACATTGCCATAACCATTAATATTTCCAGTTAAAGCATGTCTACCAATCGCAGCATTCTCTACGCCATATATATTACAAGATAAAGCACTGGCTCCTAAAGCTGTATTACCACTACCTTGATAACTAGAATACAAAGCTTGGTAGCCAACAGCTGTGTCGTCTGTAGTTGTGTAATTAGGAAGGTCTAGCTTATCTAAAGCCTCTAAGCCTATCTTTACACTTCTTGTGCTAGGTGTAGAGAAATTATTAGAAATTAAATCAGCTATCGTTAAATTTAATTCAGGATCAAGTAGGTTATTGACAGAATCAATAATGTCTATTAAATTATGACGAATATCGTGTGGAGAAATTTGACCAGTAATATTATCATTAATTTCAGAGTTTATATTCTCTGTTATCTGACTCTTGGACAGGTTAGCCATAGTTATTGGTCTCTCTGGTATATTATATTATTTAAGGCTAATTTCTAAAGAATTTGAATCAAACTTTATTGTATCTCCAGTGTATACGAATCTTGGGTTTTCTAAAGTCGCAGACATGAGAATGTTCCCAGCGCCATATGTAGCACTATCCAGCACAGCTATGCCAGAAACCCATCCCCAATCTGTAACAGCAGACTGAAAAACGATTTGATTTTTATTTTTAATAAAACCATTTCCTTCATATTCTCTATAGCTAGGATCTGTTGAGCCATAATCACCAGAAACAACAACGCCATCTGGACCAAAAAACTGTACACCCGGAAAAATAGTTTCAAATGTAAAAGTACTGGCTGATGGTGAACCAGCTGTAGAAGCAGCAACAGCGGTTGGAGAATCTAGATATAATGGATAAAAGTATCCACTATGATTAGGAATATCGCTATTTACTTGGAATGCAGTACTGTTATCAGTACCTACCAAGTTCCATACGCCACTACCACTAGAAGACGAACCAAGGTCTATTCTACTGTAATTGGTAGATACATGGTTTAGACCTCTCATAGCTCCCGAAGGAAGCTCATCAATCGTAGCCCCTGTGTCAGTGTCCTTTGGCGGTGCAGCAGTCAAAGCAACGGATAAAGAGGTGGGAGGGGTAAAAGTTTCTCCAAAAAATATGTGAGAAAGTATTCCTGATTCAAGGTAATCAGATAGTGCAGCCATTTTATTCTCCTAAGAAAAAGAGTCCTGACAGTTCGATCTAATGGTATATACACGAAAAAAGCCACCCCCAGCGAATGAAGGTGGCTTTTCTAGTTTATGGCTATAAACAATTAGAATGAGCCAAGAATCACTCTACGATTGTCTAGAACGCCAAATCCAAGCTCTGCAAAGCCATAGTAGCCAGCTCTTTGCTGACGATGGAGAGTTGGGTCTTCAAAGACCTGCAACTGCTCCTTAACGGGCATTACGAAGCTGTCATTGCTAGACTGATCAAGACCAACAACCAATTCAAGGTCACTAGTCTGAACAGCGCCACTGAGTTCTCCAGTGAAGAATGTTTGATATTCTTGACCTTCACCAAGCTCGTCCAGATCTGTAAGGTTAACACCAAAGATTCTGGTAATTGGAGCGCCACCTTCTGGAGCGGTATAGATCTCACGACGAGTAACTTCGTCAACTTGATCCAATCCCCAGCTACGGACATCTTCCAAAGCTTCTGGAGAGACATAGAGATCAGTAAGGCGACCACGCCCAGCTGAAGCACTATTTCCACCAGAGTTTCGACGCATAACAGTTTGCATGAGAGAAACAAGTCTCTTGCTGAATAGTCCAGCAGTTGCATCACCGTCAAAGACAAGGATGTTACGGTCAACGCCAGCGGCGAGGAGAGTGTGCCATCCATCATCATTCATCTTCTTGGTAAAACCAGCTTCCATGACTTGCATGGCGCGACCAACAACGTCCCAACGAGCGTCACGGGCATATCGGAGAAGATAATCAACCGATGATGCAATGGCGTAAGTTGGAATCATGACGTAATCGCCTTCTACTGAACGCTCTGGTATTCTACCATGACCGGGATTAGTGTAAGCTACATGCTCACCTTCAAGTCCGGGGCTGATAAGATCAAGAGGAAATTCAGTTGTTGAGCCAGCTTCTACATTAATGGTTTCAAAAATGTTACCAAGAATGTTTCCAACAAGGACACCCTTGCGGAGTGGAAGCTCAAGTGCTTTAGCGAATTCTCGCTGTGCAGCTTGGGCTACGTTTACATCTGCATCTCCTGATTTCTTCAGAAGACCGATGAATTCATCACTAGGTCTTTCATTAATAGGCATGTGTTTTTCTCCTTTTTGTATTATATTAGTTAGCGCCAAAGTTAGGCAAGTTGACTTCGACCTTTACATATCCGTCTTCATCCTTACTTGAAAGGAATCGACCGATAGCAAGATTACCAGAAGCAGCAGCTGTTGCAGCGTCAGTTCTGATGTTACCAGCGGTAGCTGAGTCAGCGTAAGCAACCTTGCCAGCAACTGGAGTACCAGTGATGCTGTTGGTTACAACGTAACCCTTACGAAGAACAGTAACCTTACCACCCTTTTGCACTTCATCTTTGTGCTGATTCAAGTGGGTTCTTGTGAGATCCTTATTAACTACATCGTTAAGAAGGATACCAACAGGTACATCTGTAGCAGTTACCTGCTTGTACTTCACAAGGTTAACACCTTGATCCATAGCAGCACCCGATCCAGCCGTATCATGTACAACAACACCACCGCGAGTTGCGGTTCCATCATTGTAGAAAAAACTGATATCTGTCTGGAGTTCTAATCTATCTGATTTTAGAGCCATGTTAAATTCTCCTTTTAATTATTTGCTAAGTACGTTGTTTTCAAGCCATTCAGCGACACTCGCTCTTGTGGCTTCAAGTTCGTCGGTTTCGTCAGAAGCATCGACAAGAGTAGCTTCAGAAGTTTCGACATCTTCCAATGCCTCTTCAGCTGCAACTTCAGCTTCAGCTTCTTCAACTTCAGCTTCTGCTTCTTCTGATCCCATTGAAGGTTTCTTAGGAACAGTAGCTTCTTCTTTATCTTCTGGTTTCACTGCGCCCTTCTTCTTCTTCATTTCCTCTACATCTTTTACAGCTGCGAGGATAGCTTCAAAAGCAGTATCGTCGAAATCTTCGTAAGAAGCGACAGCTTCATCAGCTGCTTCAGCGTCATATCCAATTTCGATGAGAGAAGCCTTTCGTTTTTCTGTGGCTTCCTTCTTCTTCATCTTGCGAAGTTCTTCCATCTTTTCCTTCATATCAGCTTCAACCTTTTCGGCTTCTGCTTGAAGTTCTGCGATGGTAGCATCCTTAGAAGCAATAGAATCTTCAAGAGCTTTAAGTTCTGCTCCTTGTTTTTCCATTCTCTTCTTCATTTCTGCTTCTTCTTCTTCTTTCTTCTTCTTTACTGTAGCCCTTTCAGTTTCAAGGGCTTCATTTGCAGATGCTAGCTCACTACGAACTTCAGCAAGCTGCTGTTCTAAAACACTGGTATCACTCATATCTGAGCCTCCTAAAGTTAATAAATCACTACTAATTGAACTAGCCCTGCTAGCGTCCAAAATTACACTTCTGGGATTAGCGGGTTTGGCAACCAAACCTTTACCCGAAAAAGAAATGTCTCGTAAAGAGCGTCCAACCTTTTTACCCTCATACTCTCCTGTACCACCATACGCTCTTAAATGTTTTGTAAGGAAGGCCGAACCTTCGTTTCTCTCTAGTATAGATGCGGTTCCTTTTGCCTCGTCATAGAGGGAATAATCGAAACCAGCGAAAAGACATTCCATAGATACAAACCATTTGCCTTCTTCGATTTCAGCAATGATTTGATTCATGCGTTGTCTATTCTCTGCTTCAGTCCAACTATTATAAAGAACTGCCTCTGTAATAATGTCGAATTCTTTGGGAGCTTCATCAGCTTCTACCTTGTCACCGTCTCTATTAATAACATAACTACCAGTGATATGACCAATAATATCATTCTCATTATGCATCAAATTGAATTGTTTGTCTTCTGGCGTATTACGTGCTGCCCATGTTGCATCAGCTGTAAAGACATCATCGTTTTTGTTCCAGCCCGTGGACACCAAAACTGCCTTAATATAATATAAATCAACCTGCTTTGGATTAGCACTTTCTGCAAGAACTTTATCCGCAAAAGCTACAGCGTCTTCATCTCCCACTTTGCAGAGAGTTGCAGGCGCACAATAAGCCACACTTGCACTAGCTTGTACAAGATCGGCAATACCATCAGATATTTCTTGTGGATATATTTTCATTATCACTCCTCATCAACATTATACACAAAATACAAAAATTTCCGCTAATAGACCATTTTGTGTTCAATATAAGAACCTATCACATGTTTTCTGTAAGTATCTATGTTCATACTCTCAATGTTAATATTCTTATCTTTTAGGTCTTCTGCAAAAGTTTTTGGCATTTTTACGTTAGAATTTAAGGAGTTAAATATAGTTGTTTCAGATACCTCATCCCCAATATTAAAATTGGTGAATACGTCTAGTTTTAGCTGTTCTAGATCATTAAATTGACCTTTAGTTAATTGACGTAAATTTTTCTTTTTATTAACATTTAGAAAAGCCTTTGTAATCACATCAGAAACTTTGGCCCAAGATTCTTCAGCATACACAAACGCTTCAGCAACAGAGGGTGTAGATTGTGGTTTTTGTGTTCGTTTTTTTCTAGGACCATCATCTTGTTTGAATAAAGGTCTTCCCCCGTCTACGTTGACATCAGTATTCTTGTCATCTGGAGAAGGCGGTAAATCTACAGGCTTAGATGGCTTATTATCCATTTCTGATGGTTTTGGAGGTGGATGGAAAGGACCAGCTTTTTCTGGACCAATAGTGTCTCTCTTACTAAGCTCTCGTTTGATCCTAATGTTTTCAACTTGAGGTATTTCTTTAAATCTTTGCAGAAGTGTCTCATGACTGATAATGTCTCTATCTGCAAGCTGAATAAGCAAATTCTTTTCAGCAGCCTCGTCAGACAAAGACATTTGATCAAATTGTATGTGAGCTTTGTATCGAAAGCCCATAGCCTTTCTTACAATCTCAAGTTCTTTTTCCCAGAACCTTATGAGAATATCTCTACCGTATTGCAATCTTTCAACCAAAGTTTTTAGAGAGATAAAATTATTTGTAAATCCACCACCATTATTAGCCATACCCGTCAGTGTAGGTGGAACGCCAAGACCCGCATATATACTGTTAAGAACAGAAGTATACTTTTCAGAACCAAGAAACTTATGGACATCAGTGCTAGACTCCATGAAAGATAATTCTGGACCCCAAACTAATTCCATTGTTCCACCGCCAACATTGCTAGATAGTATATCTCGTAATTTATTAATTGCGGCTTTGTTGGGAAGTATCTTGTGATCTAAGCTACCTAAAGTCCACAATCTTATGTTTGATATAGCTCCATCGAGAGCAGACAAGTCAGCTAACCTCATCTTTTCTAGCATAATGATATCATCTAGTATGGCGTAAATCATAGGATTTGCCCATTGTCTCCAATCGTCTTTCTTGTAGTGGAACATACAGATACGATCTGGATCTAGAGGAATGTCTTTATCACCTCTTTTTAGGCTCTGCTTGACAGGAACTGGTAGAGTTTCAAGAACATTATTTGGAATATCACCAGCGCTAAACTTATCAAAGAATGAATGTGTGGTAATTGTATAATTTTTAATACCCATAAATAAAGACAGATTTCCATCTTTATTTTTTACAGTCAATGGATTGAAAAAATTATATCTCCAAGGTATTTCATTTTTTTTAGGGTCTGGTACTTCGACTTTAATATCGGAAGACAGAGCTTTCATGTAATTGCTAAGTTGAGGAGTAACATTAGCGTAACTTCTATAAATGATAACATTTCCAGTTTTATAAAGATTATTTAAAAATCTTTCTGATCTTTCCTTACCGTTCACATTGCGAAACCATTGTTGATAGAACTTTTCAACACTCTTGTCTCTGTGAACTATATGAATGCCCTGACTTCCGAAATCTCCCATCAAATCAATGATATTACGAATAATTCCAACTTTTTCATATGCGTCCATGCACATTTTAATAATCCTACGCTGCTGATTAGGCACAGCCTCATCTGGTCTAAATGCATAGTAATCGTTAGCGTTAAATCCGGGCCTAACTGAGCGATTGGGTTCAATATCTATAAAGTGTCTGTAATGACTGCCTTGAGATTTACCAAGACCAGCGTAAGAATCAACAGTGTCTGAGAATTTAGAAAAAGCCTCCGCTTTACCAGCAGAGTCTCCTTCAGACCAAGTAAACATTTCACTATCACTCATAATTTAACCTCAATCGGATTGTAATTGGATTATACTTATCAATACACATTTTTCATGTTATCAGCGAACCAACTAGGTCCATTGTACAGCTTTTCATCGGTTTTTTGTTTATGACCACCAGTTGCGAAACCACCATAAAATTCATATTCAGCTTGTGTAGGAGTTCTCTGTAAAACTCTAGCAGACATGTTAGCCATTAGAAGTGCAGAGTATCTATCTTTACGCATTTTACTCTTTCTGCCAGTTCCCACAACGACCTGTGGGGTATCCCATCTATCTCTGCCTGAAGTTGTTTGTGTCATCTGTATCATAGAAAGTTCATCTTTCAACTCTTCTATGTCTAGAACGCACTCTTCTAGAGTATCAAACATTCTAGCCTTAGTATTATCCTCATGTTCTGATATTGTAAAAGTCAAAGGATCGAAAGCTGGAAACAGTAAAGCTTTATCTTCAAAGTCTTTTCTAAGACCGTGATTCGCTTCTGACAGCCAATCATACTTAGCGAACTGGCACATTTCCAATATGTGTAACCCTCTCTCTCCGTCTGTATCTTTTTCTTTATTGTCGTCTATGACAGGCCAGATTGGTATTTCACCGTCTTTAATTTTATCATTATCATGAAGAGACTCCATTACAGCAACGCCACCACCTTGAGCATCCATAGCTATATGTATACATGGAAATAGTTTCATCAAGTCTCTAATTTTTCTAGCGCAGTAGGAGTAAAAATCAGATTCTGAAGAATAACCTTTCTTAACTTTTTCTTTATGTTCAGACCTAGTTGTAGTCCAGCAGTGAACAATTCTTCTATGGTTTGCATTTACCTCTAGTACTACAATGCTAAAATTATCTACTTCAGATGCTGGGTCAACTCCAAATATATATTTTTTATCTTTATCACCCATAAGCACTGCTTCAAAATTTATGACATCTCCATTAGAATTTTTTATTTCGTCCTCTTGACCAACAACACAAGATTCTATAAGTGATCGTTTAAAAAATCCTTGGCTATCCCGTGTAAAGCAAGCTCCATATTCCATTTGATAAATACCAGTGTGGACGGTTGCTTTTGATCTAGCAACTTGGTCTGCATCCATGAATCCTTTAGGTAAAAGTTCATACGGCACACGTATAATTGAATACTGAGTCCAATCAAAATTTTCTGGAGGGTCTTCGCCAAAAACCTCTCTTAACTTAGATAGCTCACCTCGACTTTTTATAATAGATTTCCATTTTTTCCAATAAGTTGCAAAATGATTAAAATCATAATAAGCTGTTCCTGATAAAACAATCTGATTATCTTTTTTAACTTCTTGTATTTCGCTGTTCAGTTCAATTCCCAGTTCTTTAGCCTTTTCTTCAGCAGCCATACGTTTTACATTTTCTACTGGGTTAGAGCTAACAGCTGCAAAACCAGCTACAACATTTTCAAATATTTCTCTAGGTATAGACGCAAATTCGTCAGCGATAATGTCATTAGCACGTTGACCTCTGATCTTTTGTCCATCACCAAGAGGTAGGCAAGTGACTGTACTATCATTTAATCGTAACGTACATCTATCAGTATCTCTTCTTGGTCCACTATCCCCATCGCATATATCTCTTAACATAGGAGAGTTTCGCCATATTGTTTCCATGTATTCAAACAAAACCTTAGACTGTCTGAATGCAGCACCAACAATTACAATCTTACGTTGTGGCAATATTAAAGCCCTTAATATAGCATATAAAGAAAGCATGAAAGACTTACCAAAACCTCGACTAGCAATTAACATTGGAAATTTACGTTCCCATACTTCTTTAAGAACAAGACTTTGAGATGGCAATAATTGGATATTTAGTATGTGATGACAAAAGAATGATAAATATTCTGGCTTAGTCATCAACCAAGCTAAGTGTAGATTGAAATCATCGCTTTGAATATTTAACACGCTCATTGGATTAAATAAATCTGATTCTACAGAATCTAATCCTAGCCACGCTTCGTCAATTTTTTTTAGTTTAGCTTCTGCCATGAGTCTATAATCCTATCTGCAAAACCATAGTGTACAGCGTCTTCTGCATTTAAATACCAATCTCCAGATTTTAATTTTCTTAACAAGAATGTTTTCACTTTTTCCACATCTGGACTACTACCATATTTTTCTTTAAAGAATTTACCACCTATGCAACTTTGTGCATATATATCTATCATCATATCACATATATATTTTTCGTACTTAACCCAATTTTGAACACTTAGGTATTCTCCGCTAGCTCCTGTAGATCCATAATGAGACATAAAATAAGTGTTTGGTGTTATAAGTCGTCTGTCAGCTGCTTGAAATATTATACTACTCATAGACTCTGCTTGACCATAAGCTATAATTGTAACATGACATCTTGACATTTGTATAGCATCATAAATTGCCATACCATCCGACCATTCTCCACCAACACTCTGCATGTGTATCATTATTGGTTTGTCAGACTTTATTTCTAAAGCCCTAATGTTTTTAAGAAAATTGTTTGACATCTTATATTCTACACCCGGATTGTCTTCATCATTAGTTCCGTAGTAGTTGTGCAAGAATATCTCTCTTGTGTCTATATTTGCTCCGTAGTTATGAAGATCATACAACAGGTCTTTATCTGCGTTGTTCATGTCTTCCTCCCTATAGTATACATTTCATTAATCCTTTTGAAAATACTACTTACAGCTAAAAATGCTGTCCGTTTATCACCACAAAATAAAACATGTACATTATTATACAATTCAAATTCTACTAAACATTTTAACATATATCTTCCCGTTATTTTAACAGAAGCTTTGTTTTTAATTGGTATCCTTGTTTCTTCTGGAAACTTAAGTAAATCATCTAAAGAAAATTCTAACACCAAAAACTTAAATGGAAAACTTTCCATCCTAGCTATCTCATTCATAAAGGTTCGTTTTTTAGAACCTAAGTTTATTGCTAACTCTTCTACACATCCTTTTCTTTCAACACATATCTTGTCTTCTAGTCCTTGAATAGAATAATCACCAGTATCTAGCTTTTGATCAACCATACCAGCGCAGGTATTAAACTTGCTAAAATAATATCCGTCTTGCTCACGGGTATCTTTAATAACTGTAAAGTCAGGAGCCTTTTTGTATTTTGCCATTATTTATTTCTCTGAATAATGTTTCGTAGTGGGTTTCTTTTCCTGTTATATTTTTATGACATTTCTTACACAGTGTTATTCCATTAGACGGTTCATACCTTAGAGAAGAAGCGCCAGCCCAAGTTTGTATATGATGTACGTTTAAGTTCTTTTTCGATTTGCAGTTTGGCATTTGACATTTGAATTTATCTCTTTTTAAAACGTCTATTCTAAATTTTTTATAATTTGGATCATTATAGTCTCTTCTCATAAGCACTCTACTTTGTCTATTCTCATAAGCCTTCTTACTTTTCTACAAAATATTCTAGTTTCTATGTCATTGCTTTGTCTAATTAAAGACCTCATTAATCTTATCATTATCTCATAACATGCTTGATCTGCATTTTCTGATTCTAGTATGTAAAGTAAAAAAGGTGAGTTAAATTCACGCAGACCGTATCTGTCCAGTTTTGGATATAAATCTACTAAGTCTAGTGATACTCTATAGTTTGGCATTGATCATTAATTTTATTAAACCTTGTAGGTCGTGCTTTGGTTTCCATCCAAGAACATTATTTGCCTTACTGCAATCACCTCTTAGATAATCTACTTCACATGGTCTGAAGAATTCAGGGTCTATAACTACATAATCCCTCCAGTTAGGAATGTTTACATAATCAAAAGACATATTTAAAAAATCTTCTATAGTATGTGTAGTGCCAGTGCATATAACGTAATCATCAGCTTGTTCTTGTTGTAACATCATCCACATAGCTTCCACGTAATCTCCAGCATATCCCCAATCTCTAAAAGCTTTTAAATTACCTAATCTTAATTTAGGAAAATCTTTTGATTTTCCACTTTTTAAGAAATCACAAATCCATTTAATTATTTTCTGCGTGACAAAGTTCTCACCCCTTCTTGGTCCTTCGTGATTAAATAGAATACCAGCACTAGCGTGAATGTTGTAAGCGTCCCTAAATAGACGAACGCTGTAATGAGCAGCGCACTTGCTGATTGCATAAGGTGAGTTAGGCATGAATTTAGTTTGTTCATTTTGGTATTTACCTCCATTATCATCAACGTCGTAAGAACTACCAAACATCTCGCTAGAGGATGCTTGGTAAAATTTAATATGGTTCATTTTCAAATCTACCAAGGACTGTAGAAGGTTTAGGCAACCTTTACCAGTTATATCCCATGTTAGTCCCGGCTGCTTAAAAGAACTTGCTACATGCGACTGTGCTGCTAAATTATAGACTTCATCTACATTATCGTTATCTTTAAATACATTCATGACACTACTGGTATCGGTAATGTCTCCCTCGACTAATTTGAATTTATCATTACGAGACAGATGACTAATTCGTTCCGTAGTGTCTACGCTACATCTTCTAGACACTCCAACAACTTCATAATTTTTCTCAAGAAGTAAGTCCGCTAGATGGCTTCCGTCTTGACCAGTAATTCCTGTTATGATTGCTTTCATTTTTAGTCCTTAATAAATACTTGATATATGTAACTTATTTTCCTCATGTAGAATTTTGTGTTTGTAATGCTTACTTTGCTTGCCATGCCAAGATGCCATAGCTATGTGAACACAGATAGTATCTTTAGATTTGTGCTTATTGGTGTTAAAGTAATTATACCCAGAATCTACAAAAGCGCCCTTTGCTTCTAAACATTTTATTAGAGTTGATTGTGGGAAATTTTTTTGCTTATTATCATTACAGCCAGCCCAAGACATTAATCCACCCGTATAAAACTGTGGCGTGGGTCTAAAATTGCCCTTGCAATTAACAAATATAGATTCAGATATTTCTGAGCTGCCCTGCTCCATTCCAAATATACCATTAGTAATCCACTGAGCGCCGGGGACGGGTATTGTGAGGAAAAGCCTCTTCTCGAATATCTCGTCGGGGAATGGCTTGTAGGCAAGTATGTCGCTATCTACATACAGACCGCCAAACTTGCTGACAATGGCTAGTCGATATATATCAGACATAAATACATTAGCTTTATTAGAATTTTCTGGAAATCGTGATTTAAGTATATTTATACCCCGTAGCGCATTTTCGCTGATTACTGCATTTAAATAGTCTATATCGTCATACGTCCATAGTTTATGTTCCATCGAAGGATTCATGGATCTCATCTTCTTGATGCATTCAACAACCGTTTCAGGCATCAGCTTGCTTCTATCAAGCCATATTTGATGTATAATTTTTGGTATCATTGGATGATATCCTTGTATCTGCCTTTTTGATGAAATCTTTTCACCTTATGATTTCTTATAGTAGAAAAATCGTCTAGTTGAAAAGTATATTCCCTTGATGTAACATATGGTTTACTCTTATCGCCAAAGTGTGTTAATGTGTGATCTAGGCTTCTGTATAGGTGATCTTTTCTTGTAAGAGTCCAAATAAGTTGATGTCTCCACAGTGTTAGATTTTTAAGTATAAGAAATTGATTACAGTATGGCTTTTGTTTTACTCTTATCAAGTTTATAGTTTTATCATCTTCTTTATTCATATCTTCTGCGCTTCTTTTCTTCTCTGAACAATAATGATGGAAAGATAAAATGTCAAAATCAGTTTCATCTATCTGAGGTTTTAATGTAGGTAGATCTGTTAGCAGCTGCCTTCTAAAAACCACATCGTCCTCACATATTGCCACAGTCTCTTGTTTTTTCTTGATAGCTGTATAAATTACATTCAGCCAACTTAATTTATTACCATCAGTTCCTTTACTTCTTTTGATTGCTGGGTATCTCTTAAACTCAGAGTTCATTCCTTTAAATTGTTTTGTGACACTCTCTAGCCTGTCTTCTCTCTCGTCTAAATTAACCACATATATCTCATCTACTAAATCATTGAGATTCATCTTTCGTACCCAAACAATTCAAAATCTTCTTTGTATAGATTATAAACTATATCTTTAGTTTTCTGATTATACATGTCCATAGGATTTATATTTTTGGTGCTAATTGTTTTTGAATATTTATACTTTACTTTTATTCCAATCTCTTCCGCTTCATTGTTGAGATTCTCTTGTCTTAGTATATGATCTACTTTATAACTCTCTAAGTTTGTGTAAAAATGTTGTGGAGAGAAATGACTGACAGAATACCCTCTCCTTAGATTGTGGTTTATACTTGATTCTAAATGTCCAGCAACAAAATCCTCGAATGTGTGTTTTTTAGATTTCCCATTATAATAGTAACATGAAAGTATACGTTCGTAAGGTCTTCTGACAGTGGTTATTGTTTGGTACTTATCAAATGGGATATCTAATATTTTATATAAACGTAGATCCGCATGTTGTAGATAAATTTTATACTCTTTATCCAATCCGAACATTATGTCTCTATCTGCTACTTTTGCTATTAATTTTTTATCAGGTAAATAAGTATCTCTTAACGTATGTTCTAAAGAAGTTCCTCCTGTCTTGCCGGGATGTAATAATATTATTTTTTTATTTTCTATTTTCATTCTTGTTTACTAACCTATAGAATAGATAACAAACGCTTAAATCTACTAAAAGAACAACAGACCAACAAATAAGTATGCTAGGCAATTGCTGCATTTATACCCTCCTCCTTGCATATGTTGTAGTAGTCATCAGTAAAAGCCCCTTTCCTACAAGCTTCAAGATACCAAGGTGGTTCTTGTGCTGCGTAAAATATTCTATGTTGTACAGATTGATTTAATCTTTCTGATCCATTAACTTCAAACTCCCACGGTGTTTCATTTTCTTTAAAACATTTATACATAAAGTTCACATTCCACAAAGACGCTTGCATAGATAGTGTGTATAGACTATACTGTTGTAATCGGAATATATTATTGACAACGTGTGCAGGACTATACAGTTGACTATCTTCATGTATGCCAAATCTATCTGCTTGCCATTCCTCAAATAAATTATAGTATTTTTGAAATGTGTTGTAATCAATTTTATTTCTAAAAAAGTAATCATCTTGCAACCATAGTATATTGTCTGCATTTATTAAGTCTAATGCCCTTTTCACTCCATAGGTAAAATCTGGATTACCTACCTTAATAGTTTCTATGCCATTAAGCATTGGGTCAGCTTCTTGTGTAATTATATATTTCTTTACGTCAATTTCTCTGTCCCAGTATTTATGAAACAAGTAACTAAACCTATTCCATAGATAATGATATTTATCACAAGATCCAATTAATATTGCAAAGTCCATTAGTCCACCACAGTGTCTGGGGTTAAGAAAGGTTGGTCAACAGTCCCGTCTTCATATTGATGTAGGGTAGATAGCCTCTCGCCTTCTTTAATCATTGCCAATCTCATTTTTTCCATCTCTATTCCATATTGTTTCATGAGGTCTGGATCTTGCATCATAGAAGCAACCCAGCTGGTAAAACTTTGTTTACTATCCTCAAGCCTCTTAATTCGCTGCTCACGGGTTCCTTTCATTTCCTTGAGCATAGAACTCTTCTTGGCCTGTAACTCCCTGTAATCACGATTTAGGCTCTCCTGCGCTGCCCTGAGTGAAGCGACCTGTCTTTCTAAGTTAATAATGTTATCATGGTCTTGTTGATCTTTGTCAAGACTTCTTTCTTCTCGTATCAAAGCATCATAACTATTAATCTGTTCAATGTTTTCTTTGTTGCCTTTTAAACATCTATTCATAAGTATTTCTAATTTAATAACATCTACTACTTGTATTTCTTCTGTGGGAAATACATCATCCTTAAACTGGGAAATAATCTTAGACCAATGATATTTAAATAGTTGTAATTCATCAAAAGTAAATTGGGCTTCTAGCTCTATCCAATAAGGGCGATCTTCAAGGGAGTACGCTGCTACCTCAACTTTAGATAAGCCAACCTTTAGTTCGTTCTTAACAAAGTCATTTATAGCATCAAAACTTCTGTCAAGCTTTTTAGCTATATCTTCAACGGTCATACTTTGTATGAGATTTGTAATAGTGCGTTTTTCTTGCTTAGAGAGTCTACCCGTTTTCATCTATGATTCCTTTTATAACTTCAATAATATGTTCACGGCGTTTTTTAGATATATATACGTCACTTAATATTTTTAAGTAATCAGCCCTATATTCAGAAGGTAAGTGTTCATCTATTAATGATTGTAAAGTATTAAAATCAATTTTACGATCTAAGTTATCATCACATTCTTCAGCTATGGAAGATTCAAAGGTAAGTTGTTTGGGGCATAATACATTACGTTTATTTTCATCTTGTCCAACAAAGAAATTATCTCTAACAAAATTTTTAAGTCTATTAGATAGATTGACAGATAGGAAGTTCTCTAAGGGGCGTTTTTGGTCATAACGATCAAGTGCGTCCATACATATAATAAAAGCCTCCTGTTTTATGTCATCCACATCATATCCGTGGAAAGCATATTTAGGGGCTATCCTTCCGACAACAAGTTCTATTTTTTCTATGACCTCTTCTCTGGTCATATTCTTAGGTATATTCATTAAGCCTTTCCGCAAGTTGCTCGAAAGTTAAAGAACGTATTTCACCATTTACACAGGCTAATATAGAATCATTCTCAAGCTGAACTACTTGGGGAAAACCGTTAGAATTAGAATACACAATAGAATGAGGTTCTACAACTAAGTATTCAAATATATTTTGTGGGACATAGTTATTTGCAATGTATGTATTATCTACTTCAAAAAATTCAAGTGGGCCATCGTGGAAAATAGGTTTATAATTTTCTTCCCAATAAAAAGGTTCATCTCTAACTAAAATGAAACCATCTTTATCTTTAACTAAATGACCAATACCTCTTTCTGCTCTCTCTAATCCGTCTCTTTTGCATATAGAAGATAGTTGGTAAAAGAATTTATCTTTAAGAGTTACCACATCAATAAAATCTAGGTATTGATCTTTATCACTTACCTTGATCGCATCACCGCCTAATAGTCGCACATTAGAAGTTTGAGGTATAGTCTGAAAGGTCTCAGTTGCGACTTGGCTTGGTATCTTCAGTTTCCTGTTCATCTAATAGTTCCTGTAGTGGGCGATCCTTTTGGGCCAAATCTTTCATGAGCTGTTCACGCAATCCGGCTGTAGCTCTACAATCTAATTGGCAATCTAATTGTTCTTTATCATTCATATTGTTTCTCCTATCATCATTATACACGCTTTATAACAAAAATACCAACCTGATGCAGCAACAAGGGGCGATGTTGGAGGATTGGGTAATACATATTATTTGGATATTTAAATCGTGAATGAACCACCGCCCCCTTTTTGGGGGGGGAGCGGCAAAGCAGCTGCGAAGATAAAACCCCCCTATAGAGGTATAGAAGCATGTATTGTCTTATAATGAGACAGAATAGCGCTATAGCTGCAAAATATACTGTACAGACTTACACTGTGTAGCAAAATGCAATGCAAAATGCTACACTATGTAGCAAAATGCAAACCGTGTTTTATAATGAGAATACAAAAAAGCCTATAAAACAAGTATAAAAAGTTTTTTTAGTTTTGGCACGCCGATTGCATATATATATAGCTATAAGAAAGAAAGTTTTTAACCCTTAAAGAAAGTTTTTATCATGTCAAACAATTTTGAAATCTATTACGTTACCGATTGCTGTGGATCATACGTTCACTCGGATGCTCAGATCTGCCCTGATTGCCTTGAGCATTGCGAAGTTATTGAGGAGCGTGTCGATTTTGACGATTCAGAATCGGTACACTTTCAGGCATCGCTTGATTTTTACGGGGCAGGCTAATGCTGCTCTTTCAATCTGTCGATATATATATTAGACTCAGGTATTCACTCACTAGGAAACAATACAATGCGACGCAAAAAAGCACTTTCCTCAAAATTCCGTCAAATGGTAATTACCCGCGACAATGGCAGATGCCGTGCTTGTGGTATCGGTGACGTTGATAGTCTCGAATGCGATCATATCGTGCCAGAGTCGCAAGGCGGGCAAGATACACTAGGAAACATGCAAATCCTGTGCCATACGTGCAACAATCGCAAGGGTAAAACGAACATCGGAGAATTGCCAGTACGCCCCCCTGTGGAGGGGTTCGGTGATTACAGTGAGGTTATGCAAGCTAGGCAAGATTTCCTGATTATGGTAAATGACGCAAGGCAGGCAGAGATCGACGATCTGGCAAAACAGGTAAAACAGTGGAGACAGGCAGGCACGAAGGGTTGGGTAATTCGCAACCGACTAGGCAAGATAACCACAGCAGGCAAAGCAGAGAAGATACTGAAGATGAGCAACTAGGGCAAGCGGGGTGTCCTACGCGATCCCCTCCCATACAGGTAGTATAGGGGGTCTGCGTAGGATGGGGTGTGTATCACCCCATCCGGCAGGATCATAGGTAAATAGTCAGTCAGCAGCGGTCAGCGGTCAGCGGTCAGCGAAAAAATATACTTGACAGATTAAAGTTTAGATTGTAGAATGTCGATATACTTAATAAGGAGGAAAGTTATGAGAGAATCAGACCAAGAATTGCTATTGATTGTTGTTGTGTTGTGTGTTATAGTTGTATCAGTGTTCAGCAGTTACACCCCGTGCATTTAAGGAGAATAGAATGTACAATTTTGAATACTTTGCAGAGTTGGAATCATACGAAGCACGATCAGAATATGAGGAGTGGTTGGACGAGCAAGAAGATGAAATGGTAAGATTGCACGAACAGGAAATGTCGCCGGAGGTAGTAGAATGAACGAATACAACGAACGATCTTTATATGATGTGCTTGACAAGTTCACCACAGATAAGTTACAATGCTATTTGTTGGCCTGTCAAGAATACAAGTATGATGACGAGGTACGTGTAGCCGCCAACATTTTACGAGTACGATTTATCAACGGAGAATAATCATGAGCATTTTTGACAGTCCAGAATTTGACAGCATCCTAGCAGGTATCGTTTATGACAGTCGGGTACAGTCGCCTGATTGTGACGTTATCGAATCTATCGAAGTAGACGAGTGGGAAGATGACGGACAGCCAACCCACTACGAAGAATGTCAAGACTTATACGGCGGCGATGATTACGATGATCAATGGATTATAGAGGAGTTCTAATATGGGATTAATTGAATTAGATTTTCAGTCTATCGTTATAGGATATATGATAGGCGTGGCGTTGATGTGGTCAATTTGTGAAACGTTCTATGGAGAGAACAATGAACAGAGAACAGAAACGGATTCTAAAAATACTCGGCCTCGCTATGATCGCAGGTATCATATGCTGTACGGTGATCCACCTGAATGAATGTCCACCAAAAACTCCTTGCTTTGATTTACCCCAATCCCCCTCATAGGGGGTGCGGGGCGCGCAAATCGCGTGTAAGTCCTTTGTCAGTATAGACTTACGTTTTTTTCTATAATTATATAAAGTATATCATATGGAATGTCGATATATACTATATAAGGAGAAAAACTATGTTTACAACAATTATGATATTGAGTATGTTCTGTGGTTATGAAGGTTACGATAATGGCAAGTTATACGTTGGTATTTATACCCCTAAATGTGAGTATGGATACGTGATAAAAAATAATGAGATTTATCTTGACAGCGTATATGAGAAAGACTACAATATAAAACATAAGGAGTAAGCAAATGAAAAACCGAGATTATTACAACTGTGTCTTTCCTGAAAAACGTCCACGAAGTGTCTGGGTTGTTTATGACACCCACGGCAGTAAGATCGGAGAAGTTGCCGCCATGTCAGAAACTGAGGCGAGACAAAAGGTAGCACAACATGTTATAGTACCGTTCAGACTTTCACACATTGAGGAGTAATCATGCAAGTTAAAACTAAAGTAAATCCACTGAAACTAAATGAAACACGATTTGAACACGAAGCACACAAGCAAGGTCGATATATCAAGCGGTACTATTTCAGCAACGGGCTTGGTGCTAGTGTCGCATGTCACAGTGGTACTTATGGCGGTCACGCTGGATATTTTGAGGTTGCTATTCTTCAGTATCCTATCGGCACAGACGGAGAGATCACGGCTGAACTGATTTACGACACGGAAATCAATAAGCATCTTGGCTGTGTGGATGTGATTGGGTGGCTTGACTTCGGCGGTGTAGACGCTATACTAAAACAGATCAGGAACTACAACACAGGAGAATATTGCTATGACAAATAAAGAATACAACGGATGGTATAACTATGAAACTTGGATGGTAAATCTGTGGATGGACAACGATCAAGGATCGCATGAGATGTGGCGAGAACATGCCAGAGATTCCATTGATGCAGACGAAGGAACCAACTGGTTTTATTTTGAAGATAGACTGAAAGAATATCTTGAAATGATCCATGATGATGTGGATAATGGCATACCGTGTGGGTTGGTTCACGATTTGTTAGGTGCTGCGATCTCTGAAGTAAACACGCGAGAGATTGCCATGTCATGGATTGAAAACGAACTCGAAAATGCGGAGATTACAGAATGAACGG